AGAAGTTGCACCAGAAGTTGCACCAGAAGTTGTGCCTGAAGTTGTGCCAGAACCACTAGAAGAAGTTGCACCAGAAGTTGTGCCAGAAGTTTCAATAGAAGTTGCACCAGAAGTTGCACCAGAAGTTTCAATAGAAGTTGTGCCTGAAGTTGCACCAGAAGTTGTGCCTGAAGTTGTGCCTGAAGTTTCAATAGAAGTTGCACCAGAAGTTGCACCAGAAGTATTAACAGAAGTTGTGCCAGAAGTTGCACCAGAAGTTGCAACAGAAGTATTAACAGAAGTTGTGCCAGAAGTTGTGCCAGAACCACTAGAAGAAGTTTTGACAGAAGTTGCACCAGAAGTTGTATCAGAAGTTGTGCCAGAAGTTGCAACAGAAGTTGTGCAAGAAGTTATACCAGAACCACTAGAAGAAGTTTTGACAGAAGTTGTATCAGAAGTTGCACCAGAAGTTGTGCCAGAAGTTGCAACAGAAGTTGTGCAAGAAGTTATACCAGAACCACTAGAAGAAGTATTAACAGAAGTTGTGCCTGAAGTTGCACCAGAACCACTAGAAGAAGTATTAACAGAAGTTGTGCCAGAACTTGTACCAGAACCAGCAGAAGAAGTATTAACAGAAGTTGCACCAGAAGTTGTATCAGAAGTTGTGCTAGAACCACTAGAAGAAGTTTTGACAGAAGTTGCAACAGAAGTTTTGACAGAAGTTGTATCAGAAGTTGCACCAGAAGTTGCACCAGAAGTTGCACCAGAAGTTGTGCCAGAAGTTGCACCAGAAGTTGCAACAGAAGTTGCACCAAAAGTTGCATCAGAAGTATTAACAGAAGTTGTATCAGAAGTTGTGCCAGAACCACTAGAAGAAGTTTTGACAGAAGTTGCACCAGAAGTTGTATCAGAAGTTGCATCAGAAGTTTTGACAGAAGTTTCAATAGAAGTTGTGCCAGAAATTGTACCAGAAGTTGTGCCAGAAGTTGCATCAGAAGTTGTACCAGAAGTTGTTCCAGAAGTTGCACCAGAAGAAGTATTAACAGAAGTTTCAATAGAAGTTGCACCAGAAGTTGTAGTAAAACCATTATCACAAACCATAATAAACGATTATTTAACTGAACCTAAAAATAACATAGCAATTTATAAAGAATTAGGTGATTCAATAATGACATATGACAATTATATATTATCACAATATGACAATTTACCTATTGTGCTTGCGGCTAAAGTAAAAAATAAAGTAGAAAATAAAGTAGAAAATAAAGTAGAAAATAAATTTGCACCCAATACACAAAAAGCCAAAATTAAGCAATTTAATTTTTTCAAAAATTTAAAAAATATGGGTATGAAATTATTTTAATTTCATATTAATTTAAAAATTCAAAAAACATTAATATTATATTAAAATCTAATATAATATTAATATGTCTGGAAGAAGAAACAGGTTTAGAGGAAATTTATTAAGTGCAGGAAAACCATTAAATACTGGAGATTATGGAACAAGAGTGCAAAAATTTAGATTAGTATCAGCTGGTGTAGCAAATACAATACCTCTTTCTATTCCTGGTGCACCAACAAACGTAGTAGCAACTTTATCAGGCAATAATGCGGCTGTTATAACTTGGGATGCTCCAATAAATAGAAATGGATCAATAAATAATGGTGGTTCTATTATAACTAGCTATATAATAACTTGTAGTTCAGGTTTTACACTAAATGTATCAGGTTCATTAACTTCTGCACTATTTACTGGATTAAGTAATAGTAGAACTTTTACTTTTACTATGGTAGCTATAAATAGGATAGGCACTTCGCCACAATCAGCACGCTCAAATGAAATAACTATTTTGTCTGTTCCAAATGCACCAACAAATGTATTAGCAGAGTTATCTGGAAATAATGCAGCTACTATAACTTGGAATCCCCCGTTTAATGGTGGTTCTGTTATAATCAAGTATACAATAACTTGTAATACAGGTACTCCATTAGATGTATCAGGTTCAGTAACTTCTGCACTATTTACTGGATTAAGTAATGGTTCAACTTTTACTTTTACTATGGTAGCTATAAATAGTATAGGCCCTTCACCTGCATCAGCACCTTCAAATGGAATAACTACTCCGGCATCTGTTCCAGATGCACCAACAAATGTATTCGCAGAGTTATCCGGTAATAATGCAGCTGCTATAACTTGGACCCCCCCATATAATGGTGGTTCTGTTATAATCAAGTATACAATAACTTGTAATACAGGTACTCCATTAGATGTATCAGGTTCATTAACTTCTGCACTATTTACTGGATTAAGTAATGGTTCAACTTTTACTTTTACTATGGTAGCTATAAATATTATAGGCCCTTCACCACCATCAGAACCCTCAAATGGAATAACTACTCCTCCAATATAATTCTTTCATAAATTCTTTTTTAATATTAATAAAAATTCACTATTTATTCCAAGTGTTTTTAATGGTTTTTGATCTTTAACAATAAAACCTTTTGCTTTTGCCATTTCTATTATTTCATCAATTGTAGGAATATATAAATTAATTGTATGTTTTCGCACAGTATTTGTATTTACATTTATAAATTTTTCATTATAACAAGAAAAAGGTGATTCTTCTTCATTATTAATGTCTTCATTATTAGTGTTTAATACATTATACTCTGAAATATATTCTAATGTTTTATTAATTTTAACAATACTTATTAGTGGTGTTTTTTTGTCAATATCATTTTCGCTGTTATATACTACTGTGTTATCATTTTTAGATACAACATATGGTTTAAAACTACTCCTATTTAATATGTGTATTATAAGTATTCCATCAGCATTTAATAATAAGTGACTTTTTTCAAAAAATAGCCTTTTATCAATAAAACAATAAAACGTTTTATTTAAACATATTAAATGTGTAAAACTATTATAATCAAATAAATTGTTTTGTAAAAAATCTCCAACTACGAACGAAGAGTTTTTATACTTCATTTTGGCTTTTTCTATCATAGCCCGTGATTTATCTAAACCAGTAACATCATATTTCATTTTAGTTAACATATGTACGTGATATCCTGTTCCGCAACCTATATCTAACAGTTTCACAAACTTAATATTTTTAGCATAATATACTATTATTTTTAACTGCTCAATAGCACATTCTTTATTACCATGTAAAGCATCATAATATTTAGCATAAAAAGCATCGTAAATAGCATCATCATATTTACTTTCAAATTTATTTCCAGATGTCATGTCTTCATAATTCTCATAAATATTTGTATGATTATTTAGCAAAAGATAAAATACTATTATTAGTAAAATTAAAAATAGTTTATGTAATAAACTCAATCTTATAAAATCATTATAAGATTCATTAATTAGTTTAACTATTTTAAATTGCTTAATAGTATTCATTATATTATTAATAATATATTATATTTTTAATACATTATTAAAGTTTAAATAGTATGTATTATGTTTTTTTTATAAAAATATTAACGTTACTTTAATTAAATAGTCTATTTAGTTAAAGTGCTATGGAAAATTGCTTAATAAACGATGTACGCACAAGTTTTAGAAATATTACATTTTCAAAATTTCAAAAATCAAAAGCACGCTATGAGCTAATACAAAGTTTATGTGATGAAAAAATAGAAAATGCGTGCTATTGGAGCGCGGAGTTTATATGTAGTGGACATTTTTTAGAATTATGGGATATTATTTTATATTATGTATACAAATATATACATAATGGTAATCCTAAACTCGCATTATATTTAAATATGCGTTATAATAATTTTGAAACACTAATAAATAATGGTTATGGTCAAAACATATATGCTTTGAGAAATAATGAGAAAATAAGAAAATTATTTTGCGAAATAATGTGTGTATTATGTTTTTCATTAAAGAAAAATGTTATATGTGATATTAAACTAAATAAGCACGAATCTTTTGATATTGCATCTATGAGTGAAAAATTTAAAGCACCTAACGTAAGTTATATAGAATATGTATTAAAAGATGATGACCCAAAAGAGTTAATAATTCCTATTAATGAATTAGTGTATAATTTAATAAATAAAAATATGATTAATGTGTATTATTGGTTTGAATGGATAATAGAATATGAAAATATTTGCAAAAAAAAGAAGAAAAAATGTGCTTGTGAAAATAGGAGTTTTGCACCACAAGGACATACTCACGACATTATATGGATAATATGGGATGTATTACTATATTATAGTGATCCATCAATTAATACTAGAAAACATAATATTAATGAATCCACAGAAAATAATAGTAATACAAATGCTAATGAGTGTGAAATTAAATATAAAATAATAAAATGTTTATTGGAATTATTTACTATAAAATATAATAATAACGTTAAAAAAAAGAGAAAGTATATTATATATTTTGCATTTGCACTATTAATAGAAAACAACCCTACAAATAGCGCTATTATAAAATATCCTGAAAAAATAGAAGCGATTGTATCAAAAATAGACAATATTTATAAAGAAATAAAAAAAAATGAAGTCTCTCCAAAAACTGATTATTTATTTACAAATTTAAATAAAACAAATTTAGAAAAAACTATAGAAAAAATAGAATTAATAAACAGTTTTTAATATTAAATAAATTACCAATTAGCTTCTATAGTAAAACATTATTTTGTAGCCTTTTGTAAAATTATATAACTCTTCTTCATATATTGATTTTTCCTTGAAACTCCAGTCTTTATTGCTATTTATTAATTTTGTCCAATTAAAAGGCTCTAATTTAGATGTACTGCTTCCATCATATTTATAACTTTTTTTATTAATAGTTAACACACTTACAAAATGACTATTTGCTTTTGGGTCAAAATGGTCTTTATTTGTTAATATTATAGAATCTAATATATAATTGTAGCTTTTATTATTTGTGTCCAACAAATTATAATTTGTTTCAAATAAAGTACCACTTTCAAAATCTTCAATAATAATAATATCGGGAATAGTAGCACTAGACAAACTATTAAAGCTTTCTTGAATCACGTTAGCAATTATTTTTTTACTAACTAGCTTGTGTTTCATTAGCTTTAAAATATTATAGTTTAAATAATTTAATATTTCTTCATAATAATTGAGAGGATTACCTGCATCATTTATATTAGGTATATCATATATTTTATTGCTATTACTAAGTAATATATTTGGATTAATAGATGAAGGGTCTTTTTTTATTATTTTATAAATATGAAATATAAAGAAGTTGGTGTTTAATTTATTAGATAAACTATTAATTTTATTGTAAAATGTGTGTGATTTTGATGTTTGATTATAAGATGCTTCAATAAATAAATTTAATATGAAAAATAATTTTGCGATTGTTTTTGGTAAGGGACTATTGTCTAATTTTTTTCCTACTATCATTAGCTCTCTAAAAAATCTAAAAAACTTTCTGCCTTTATCACTAAAAAAAAATGCAACATACATCGTATTAAACCAACAGTTAGATAATAATTGAATAGGTGGAATAAATCTTGATACATCCAAATGTTTAGATGCTCTTAAATTATGTAATAATATTTTTTTTACTTCATTATCATTATAATTCTTACATACATATTTATCTTTTATTTTAATATTTACTTTAAGTAAACTATCGCATAATTTAATACTTTGTACTTCTAATGTTTTTAATGAGTGAATAAGTAATTTTTTATTAATTAGTGGACTAAATGATTTTGCTTTTAGCGACTTATTTTTATTATTTTTTTTGGTTCTAGAACCTTTTATAGTTTTATAAGTAATACTATTTATGTTTATCATATATATAGACAAAATAATATTATTTTATATACAATATTATTTTATGTATTAATTATTTTATGTATTATTATATATAATGTATAATTCAAATATAAATTCAAGAATAGAGAGGATTGTAAAAACACCAATTAAAGTGGCCTCAAATATTAACCCAAATATTAATAATAACTTTGAAAAATTAGTAAATACACCAATAAAAGAAATAGGTTCAAGAATAAATAATAATGTTTTATATAATAATGCTCCGGATTATGAATCCACTAGTTCAAGCAGTTCTATATTTAAAAAAGTCTTATTTTGGTTAGCTATTGTTTTAGTATTAGCATTTTTTGGGTTCAATATATTTGCATATTTAGCATATGGAACAGACACACTTACTACACTTGCATATCCTTTTACTTATACATTTGCTCTAATATCCGGGGATACCGCAAAAACAACATTAAAACATACATCGGAAGGTTCACAAGCAATCGTAAGCGAATCATCGGCATTTTTACAAATAGTTCTAAAATTTATTACAGACCTATTTAATAATACGGTTTCATTAGTAGCAAATAGTACTACTGCTGGTATTGATTATTTACAATCAAATATGCAAAAGGATAAAATAGCAAATGTTAAACCCGAAAAGCAAATTATAGAACCAAAACCAAAATCCGAACCAAAAGCAGAAACAGAAACAGAAACAGAAGCTGAAGATGAAGATGAAGATGATGTTAGCATGTTAAAGGAAGATAGAATGGTGGAAAACAGAGTTCAAAATGTAGATAATAGTGTTAAAAAATTTATTGTGCAAAAAGAAAAAAGTGAACCACAACCTGTTCATACCGATAGTCAACAACAAGGATATTGCTATATTGGTAAAATTAATAATTCTAGATATTGTGCAAAAGTGTCATCAAGAAATAGCTGTATGTCTGGAGACATATTTCCTACGATGGCTGTATGTGTAAATCCCAATCTAAGAACATAATAAATTATATTTTTCTAATCAAAAGATTTAGGGTTATAATTTTGATTTTTGTTTTGTAGATTTTTTGGATTTAGATTTAGATTTTTGTTTTGTAGATTTTTTGGATTTAGATTTAGATTTAGCTTTAGATTTAGATTTAGATTTAGCTTTAGATTTAGCTATATGTGATTTAAAACACTTCATAAACTCTAACGCGGTTCTCTCATTATTATATTTAATAATCTTGTTATTTTTAATAATAAATAAACTAGGAAAGCCATTAACATTATTTGCTATTAGTGGATTAGTTAATGATGACACAATAGACGAATCTATTTCTAAAATCGCACCCTGTAAACTTGAGTTAGAAAGTGCCATTTTCTTAAATTTTATCCATTCTGGTTTCATTTCTATACAATAATGACACGAATCGCTAAATATTCCAACAAATAGGGTATAGTTGTTAATTAATTTATTTATTTCATCATTATTTATGTTATTTTTCAATATTTTTACTAACATTTATTACTTATATATAAATATTATTTTAAAAAGTTTATTTATTAAGAATTAAGAATAATAGTGTTATATATTTTTATATATATATATTAATATGACAGTTAAATTGTTTCAAATTAACAGCGCATCACTAGTCTCTATGGGTAAGCTATTTATAATAGCTTGTTTTATGCTATTAGGTTTGTATTATTATATTAATTCATATAAATATTATGAAGCTATGGAAAATAACAGTTCTACATCAAATCATAGATGTCCCAATATGTTAATTGAAAAAGATGGCGGCTATTATTTATACAACTCTAACTTGGCGATTGTTCCTGGCGTAAATCCAATTATGTTTAAAAGTCTGGATGAATATAGTGAATTTATAGAGTGGCAAAATAGTCAAAATATTAGCTGTCCTGTTCTGTATTTACAATATACTACAGATACTCAAAATAATCAACTAATACAAGTTAAGTCATCTATTTTTGAAAATCAAGGTGGATTGCCTTCCATTCATAGAGATCCACTAGTTACTGATAATGAACAATATTTTGAAGATAATAAAATATTAGATGCTACAAAAGATAATAATTCAAACTTTAATACAGGTAATTATCAGGGCATAGATATTCAAAACCAAGATATAGGATTAGATAATCCTATTGATAAAATGTTTAATAGCACAGAAAACACCAGCGTAAATCCCATGGATCCTAATTGGGGAGGAAAACAATACACAGAAAAAGCAGTTGACAATTGCGAATTTAAAGACCGCTATGTATCTAAACATCCTCAAAACACTATTTAAATAATACTAAAATCTGGTTTTTTTAAGTTTTATCTTTTTTCCACCATAACCTTCATTTTCTAAACTAGCACATTTCTGTCCACCAAGAATAAAATAAAACCAACTAAATCTATCACCATATTGTATTTTTTGATAATTTATATAATTTATAAATCCGTAAAATAGTGTTACCATAGATGATGCTCCTAATATATAGGTACTATACAACATAAATGCATCTGTATTTTCACTAATCATATTACGAGCTTTCCAAAAATTGCGCTGTGTATTTATTAAATATAATAGAAATAATAATCCAAAAAATATTAGATTTGGAACCAACTGACTTTTACTGCTTATTAAAAACGTTATATAAATAATTATAGACATAATAATTGTTTCTATTACATTTCCACTCGTCCAGTCATTTGCGGCCATTTCATCTAATTTAGAATCAATACTCCACCCACCAAGACCCATTATAAATATAAATATCATTAATATTGCTAAAAAATGTCTAGCATATATATTAGTAGTTAATACATATCTAATTTGGCAAGATAATAGTTCAGTAATAAATCCAGATGTTATAACTGTAAATAATAAAAATAAGAACGCAAGCCGGGGTAAATATACACTATACTTATCTAAACTATTAAGATAGCTATTTTCTTCGTAGCCATTTTCTTGAGACTTATTTTCTTCGTTCTTTTTTGTATCGGCTAGCTCACTTTTATTTTTACTAATAGTACCGCTATTAGTCAATATATTCATATATAATTTATAATATAATAAATTATATATAATTGTATATAATTGCTATATATTATATTAAATTATTATATATAAATTATTGATTATTATAAATTATTGATTATACTATCAATTGCTGACGAGAGCTCTGTGTATTTTTTACATCTTACACAATTATTATTTGTTTCATCGTCCATTAGATTTTCTAAATCTATTATTTTATGAGCCTTTTGGTCATTTATCATTTGCATCATACACTTTGCCGATTCTAAATCACATATTTTTTTTGTAGAAGTTAGCAACTTTTTGGTTTCAGCATTACCTTCTGCGCCCCCCAATTCTTGCATTAACCCTTTTAATTTATTATCAATTATTTTAAACAAACTATCGGTCTCAATTTTTGATGCATTTTCTACCAATTCTGTATCGGTCTTATTAAAAATGAAACCCTCTTTAATATTAGAAGCATTTGAATTCTGGTTTGTTAAAGATCTAAACGATAAATTTTGTGCTGTTCTAAATTTATATTTGAAAGTAAGAGAGAATATAAATATTATTGCTATGCTTAATAATAAATAACTTATAAAGCTATAACTATTGTTATTTTTCATATTATATATTATAAAACATATAATATATATTTTTTTTTAATACTAATTATTTATTTTTAATACTAATTATTTATTATTTCAATTAGTGTGTTTGCATCAATTTATAGTCCTTATAACTAACTTGTTTTATATTAGCTTGTTTAGGTTTATTTTTTATTTTTTTATTACGATCTTGAGAATCTATTTTTGCTTGAGTTCTTAGAGCGCTATCAACATACATTTCTTTTAAGTGTTTTCCAACCATATAGGAGCCTTCGTGCTGATCTAATTCGCCATCTTCTATTTTTTTTAGAATATTTAAGAATCTCTCTAATATTTTTACATCTAAATTATCATTTTTTATTTTATTATATAATTCAGTATAATTATTGAACAAAAAAGCACATTGCTTTACACAAATTGCATCAAACTCATTTGGATTAGATTTACGCAATCTCTCATATTTTTTCTTTAAAAAAACAAGATGATCAACATCAGTTTTTATAATAACACTTTGCTTTTTCTCTCGTATTTCTTGAGTGCAGTCTATTGTGTCATTTGCTTTTATCATGGATGCTAGATCTAGTTTTTGTTGTGGATTCAAAATATTAGAACTAGTCATATTAATTTTATAAGTAATAAACTTTTATATATAAAATAATATAATCTTTATTATTTTATATATTTTATATATTTTTATATATTTTATATATTTATATTATGTTATATAAAATTATTAAAAATCATTCTTATAAATTAGTAATATACGCACTAATAATATTTTTATTATTAATCTTATATTTAGGAAACCATAATTTAATTGAAGGCAATACATGTAATAACTCTGAAGAGTCATTAGCAAATTCCACATTATTAGATATAATAAATTGTAATTATGAAACAATAAGTGACACAGTATTTACAGATATTAGTTCTACTTCTATATGTTCTAATAATTTAGAAGATACAATTAATAATGTTAATAATGCTGGTGGATTAGGTAGTCAAGCGGGAGATTTATATAATTCAACAGGTCAATTATTATCAAATGCAGCTAATGCAGACGGGAGATGTTAATAATTATACTTTATAATTAATGTATAATTATATTATTAATATACTATAATAATTATGGGATTAGGTGACCTTGGAAATGCTTTTTTGATAGTAGTAATTTTTACATTAATTCAATTATTTATAACTCTCATTACATCATTAGCACAATTTAAAAAAATTTGGAATAAGTATAAATGTAATCCAGCAATTATGCCTTTTGCTACTTTAGTAGGACATGACCCGGTAACAGTATTTAGAGAATGTACGGTAGAAACACAAAGATCATTTATGGCAACATTTTTAGATCCAATTTATACATCTCTTAATAGTTTTACTGAAAGTGGAAACATTTTTCTTGGATTATTGGATTCATTACAAATAGGACTAAATACACAACAACTTCAATCTTTAGATGTTGTTCAAAATATCGGTGATCGTGTAAGTGTATTTAGTAATAATTTAAATAAAACATTCATAACAATTGCAGATACAGTTTCTAAAGTAGGAGGCATTATAACTGTTATACATTATTTAGTGCTAACAAGTGTTGAATTAGGTAGGGCTCTAAGTAGAGATGCTCCGGGACAAATATTACGTGTTCTGACAGGCCAAGAAATGAATCCTGATTAAATATTTTAATATTTAATATTTAATATTTAATATTTAATATTTAATATTTCATGTTTAATATTTAATGTTTAATGTTTAATGTTTAATGTTAAATTATTTTTATAATAATATATTATTATTTTTATAATAATATATATTTTTTAAATATAATATGAAAGACCCTATTAAAAATATAAATAATTTTTACGACAATTCTAGTTATTATGAGTTATTTAATAGTGATATATGGCTTACTATATTAGCTTTTGTTGTTGTATTTTTATTAACATTTTATTTTACGATTAAATCTATCATACGCTCATATAAAACTAATTGGGAAATAAATAAATGTAACCCAGCATTAATGCCATTTGCATCAATAATAAATCCAGAATTATCAAATGGTGAACCATTTGAATATACATTAAATAATTTTACAGAATGTTTAGATGCATTAAATGCAGAACTTGCAACAGACATGACAAAACCAATCAATAATATTAGAGACACTTTAAGCGAGTTTTTTGATACTATATTTGGTGTTGCAGATACAACAGCCGGTTATGTTATGGCACTATTTGATTTTTTAATCGAATTATTTAGAATGTTTATTGAAAAAATAACAAATTTTGTTTTGCATACACAATTAATATTTATTACTTTAAATGATTTTTTTGCTAAAATAATATCAATTCTTACAGTTCTTTATTATACTTTAATTTTACTTGTTAGCTCATATAGGCTAATATTTATTATTGCAGTTATGGGATTTTTAATGGTGTTTGTTATACCTACAGGAGTTATTGTGACCACACAATTAATCTTGTTAATTAGGGGAATTGTCCAGTTAGCGGGTTTTAGTTTCGGAATTCCATGGACACTTCCTTTGGTTATAGCATCAATAATTGTGCTTGTGGTTGGTATAGTTACCTTTATAATTGCCTTAATATTATTTATTATTTTGTTAATTTTTTATTCGCTATTCAATAATTTTGTCACACAAATAAACTTGCCAGGTGGATAATTTTATACTTATCAAATTCAAAAATCATCACCAAACTCAAAAGTATTTAATTCCGAATTTTTTGTTGTAAGAGAATATTCGCTTACACGATCTTCAAAAAAATTTGTTTTTGTTTCAATACTTATATTTTCCATCCACTCAAACGGGTTTTTGCTTTCAAAAATTTTATCGCCTCCTAATTGTAAACTTAGACGATCTGCAACAAATTCAATATATTGTTTCATTAAAATTTGGTTCATTCCAATTAATCTGCATGGTAACGCATCATTTATAAATTCTAATTCAATAGTAACTGCTTCGCTGATTATTTCATGAATTTTCTGTTTTTTTAGTGGTTTTTCCAATTTATTATGTAATAATACAGCAAACTCAGTATGTAATGCTTCATCGCGTGATATTAATTCATTTGAAAAAGTAAGACCCGGCATTAGACCACGTTTTTTTAACCAATAAATTGCACAAAATGCTCCTGAAAAAAATATTCCCTCAACACACGCAAAAGCGACTAATCGTGTAGCAAAATTAGATTTTTTATCATTTATCCATTTAATAGCCCAATCACCTTTTTTCTTAATACATTCATACTCATGTAATGCATTAAATAATTTTTCTTTTTGTGCTTTATCTTTTATATATGTATCAATTAGTGTTGAATATGTAATAGAATGGATATTTTCCATAGCTATTTGAAGCCCATAAAATGCTCGTGCTTCACTTAATTGAACTTCATTCATAAAACGAATTCCCAAATTTTCCAATACAATCCCATCACTTGCAGCAAAAAATGCTAAAATCATCGATATAAAATGCTTTTCATCATCATTTAAGGTTTCCCAATCTTTATTATCCTTACTTAAATCAACTTCTTCCGCTCTCCAAAACAAATCTTCTGCTTTTTTATACATTTTCCAAATGTCATTATCTTTAATCGGGAACATAACGTAACGATTAGCGTCTTCTTGTAATAATGGTTCGATTGCTATTTTACTCATCCTATATTATATAAATTATATTATAATATTTATATAATTTTGAAATAACTTTTTAAAATTATTTTTTAATAATGTTAATTTTTACTTTAGTAATATTTTGATTTTATAAGTTATATTATCATTATATAGTATAAAATGTTTAACATTAGCATTTCACAAAATACAAAGCTGAACGTGCTATATTTTATCACACTTGCTTTAATTGTGAGTTATATTATGAATAATCAAACAATAGCAATAGTATCATTATTATTTGTAGGAGGCGTTGCATATATGATAACCAAAAATAGTATTATATCGCTTATATTATCTATTATTATTACCAATTTATTATTAACGATGGATTATTTTACAATTGAAGGCTATATAGAACAACATAAAACTATACTAAGCTAAATTTTTGTAGTAAATATAGTAAGTATAAAGTATAAAGTATAAAATATTAAATAGAAAGTATAAAATATTAAATAGTAAGTATAAAATATTAAATAGTAAGTATAAAATATAAATATTTAATATTACTAAATAGTGATGGCTAGTTTAGGAACTAGTGTTGCAAGTCAAGATATTTTAGTTAAAATGTTATTAAAAAAGGTTATAGAAAAAGAAGAAGAATATATTCTTCAATATATTAAGTTAAAAAAACTATATCCATTATGCAAAAATTTACCTATTAAAACAGAATTTGAAAAATTACTTGAAATTAGACGCCTTAATTTAGAATTCAAGTTACAAACAAAGGAAAAACAACATAGTGCTTTATTTAAAATTTTAGAATACTTAAATAATTTAGAAGAAAAAACAAAAAAATTAGATATACAAGAAATTTTACAAAAAATGTCTTTATTGGAAAATGAAATTGGTAAACTACAAAATATTATTAATTCTTAATATATTCTAATTTGTATTTTAATTAAATTTATTATTTTATAATATTATATAAAGAATGAAAAAAAATAACAACATGCTAACATCCATATTCAATAAACTAGCAAGCAACAAAATTTTAACCAATAAAATAACGTTATATATTGTTATGGCTATAGCATTTTTGTCATTATATAGATACATAATAATATCTGAATTTAGCGCAGTATTATTATTTTTTATTATTGTAGCATTAGCATATAATTTTACAAAGAATATGACTATTGTTTTAGGAAGTGCATTTTTAGTAACATTTTTGGTTAGTATGCTAAAAGGATTTTTGGGATTTAAAGAAGGAATGACCGAGGGTATAGATGGAGAAGGGGATTTAAGCAAAAAATTAACAGATCTAGTAGCAAATATGAAGGAAGATAATAGTAATACAACAACAACAAGACCAACAACACAAACAACACAAACAACACAAACAACACAAGCAACACCAACAACACCAACAAGACCAACAAATTCACAAGATACAAATGACTCAACTAACACATCGCAAAAAGCAAATTATCAAAATCAAATTCCACTAACTCCCGGATTATATAATATGCCCAACAAAGAACAACTTACAAAACAACTAGGAAAAGCTTCAGAAACAGAACAAGCATACGATAATTTAGAAAAAATAATGGGATCAAAAAATATTCAAACCATGTCTAATGATACACAAGACTTAATTAGGCAACAAAATGAATTAATAAAACAATTAAAATCTATGACTCCAGCACTTAATGATGCTATGACTGCCTTAGGTGGACTTGATTTAAGCAAACTAACAAATATGTTTAATAACATTCCTCAAAAAGGCGAATAAGTTGATTTATAGTATTATACTAGACATTATTATTTTATATTACTATAATATAATACATGCTAGTGCAACTACAAAAAATTAATAACAAAATTAAGCATAATAATTATTATTTTTATGGTTTATTATTAGTAGTTGGTTTTAATTATCTTTGTTTATATAATTATTTGCTTGAACATAATTATAATATGGTGTTATTTTTTTTTACATATTTATTTATTTTATACAATTATTTTAACCTGTTTAGTTATATTATTTTACTTTTAACAATTTCTATTTTTCAACAATTAAGTATTGATAACTATATAAAAAATATTTATATTATTGAAAATCATGAACCATTAGGAGTTCAACAATATAGAAGAGAAAGACAGCTTCAAGCTCGGCAACAAGAAAGACAAACTAGACAAGCCGGACAAGCCAGACAAAATTACCAACCAACTTCTAGTTACCAAGCTGCGTATGCCGCAAGTTTTGTAGAACAAGACCAATCTACTGAAGCTAGAGTGCAACGTTCAGCAGATGAACGTGGAGACAGACTTACAGAGGAATCTAGAGCAGTTGTAGCTACCGGTCCACCAGATCCAGCAGTTCAATATATACTCGCACATATGCCAGAATGTGGAAAAGAAATGATTTCCTTAAAATCTTTACCAAAAATACCATAATTATAAATAATTTATAATAGGTTACTATAAATTATGTATATATATATAATATGGCATATAAGAAAAAACAAGGACTAACTATTACAAATAGCTCAATCTTAACTTTTATAGCAGTTGTAGCATTATTATATTTTCTATATTTTATATATTTTAAATTAAATATGCTGGAGCCTATTAATACAAAACAAAACACGTTTTCATTAGTAGGAAATTCTTGTAAAAGAGAGAATGATGTATTATTAAATCCGTATGATCCTCCGGTGCGTGATGAGAGATTATTTAATAATTGTAATTATAATGGTGCAAAAATACCAATTAATATTCCAACTCAGTCAGTTAATACCAATTATAGACAGTTAGGAATATTAACACGCGTAAATAGAGACGATACAATATTACCACTAATGGGGCGGCCTCTATTTGTAAATAGAGATAAATGGAATTATTATACTATGAATGATAAAAATAATATGATAAAATTACCTATTAGTTTTAAAAATAAGAGTTGTACATCTGAAATGGGTTGTGATAGTGTATATAATGGCGACACCGTATATGTAGAAGGTTATTCTGACTTATTTAGAGTAACATTATATGATAATGCTAGTATGGAATATATTCCTCATTTATAATAATGAAAAAGTATTAATTAAAAGTCTGGCTCATTTGTAAAAGCACTTAGCACACCTTTTGGATTATCTAATATATTGAAATCGCCCATTTGTTCTAAAATAAACACAGAAGCTAGTCCTGCTAAAAATACTATTACACTATCTTTCAAAATTGTTTTAAAAGATTGTTCTTCCTTTGATATATATTTCATATCTATTATTTTGTATACCATATAAAGTATGCTTGCAATCAGAGGAGATATAATAAAATTCATTTATTATAATATACTAAATGAATTTTAATAATATAACGAATTCTATTATTTAATTATTTATTATTTATTATTTAATTATTTATTATTTATTATTTATTTTAATTCTTGAATATCTAAACATAACTCATCATCTTCGCTTATATTAGACTTCATATCAACTATATTTAAATCTATTTTATCTGGATCATCAAGAGACTCAATATTTAATTCATCATCTATTTTATTATCTTTGAGTGATTCTATTTTTAATGTGTAATTTGAGTTAGTTTCTTCGGATTCATCTTCTGAGTTATTTGCAGAACTATTATATGTGCTAACTACACTTTGAGTTTCAAAGTCTTCGGTTGCTTCTAAATTATTTTTTATTTCACTATTACTTAAAGATGGTTCTTTAATTGTACTAATAGATGCACTAATATTGGTACTAATAGCAGTACCAGTATTGTCATTATTTAAATCTTTATTTGCATTAATAATTGATTTGGTTAAGTTAGCTTTACTCTCCTTTTTTAATGTTTCTTGTGTTTCTTTCTTAATTTTTTCTAACTCTTTTTTCTCCTTTTCTTTCTTATTTTTTTCAATTGCTTCTTTATCTGGAACAATTTCCTTCTTTTCCTCAATAACAACATCTGTTTCTTGTGTTTCGTCTAAATACATTCGCAATATTTCTTCAATAGGAATACTTTCTCGGATTGTATTCAAAATACACTCTTTTATTATTATTTCTAATTCTCTATTATTTTTTTGTATTTGTAATGGTTTAATATCTCTCTCAAACAAATAAATATTAACATATATTTTTCTTGCTATATTAATGTATGCTTTATGAATAAATTTATTTAAATCGGGTATATCTATATTTATTTTTTTTTGTTGCAATCCAACACGGGAAGTAGTTAAAAATTTTAATCTATTAATATACACACACGATATTAAGTCTTCTAAATAGCTACAAGCGCTCGAAATAATTATGCGCTGTTTTTCATTTTCTACAATTTCTGAACTCCACTTTGGAATATTATTTAAAAAGTTTTGAAATGTCATTAAATACTTGGTTTCTTCATCATTTTCAATACACACACTATATGCTTCATTAAAAATAGAACGTAATCCTTCTATAAAGCAAGGTGTTAATGTATACATTAACCGAGCGCATAGTTCATTTTTTGAATCAATAATATTTGCCAACGTATAATCATCCATTTTATAAAAATAACAATTATTTTTATAAAAATAATTAAACATAATTTAATTATTTTTTATTTAACAATTAACATTTGTTTAATTATTAAATAAATTAAAATTAAATTTATTATTTATTTTATAATAATATAGTATTATAAATATTAAAAATACCTCAATACGTATTTCTTTTTTATAAATATCATAACAAAATATAAATTTATAATATTCAGAATTTTCTTGCTGACTATTTTTAAAATAATCAAGTAAATTATTTGCACTTATTCCTTTATTATAAATTAATATACAATAGTGTAATAATAGTTTATTTTTTTCATAACTAATAATATCATCGGTCAATTGCATATGTGTTAAATTAGTAAACTTGACATCAAGCTCTTTTATAATAATTATAATTTTATTATATTGGCTATTAATATTTGTTATTTTTGTTAATGATTTATATATATTACACATATTTGACTCATTACAATAAATATTACTAAATCTAGATAAAATTGGTTTAATTAATTTATTTCTATTATCAGTAATTATGAAAAATTTACTATGACCACATAATTCTATAGAACGCCGTAAAGCTGATTGCGCATCCAAAGTAAGTTTATCTGCATTTAATAAGACAATTGATTTAAAAGTGCTAACTGTTTTATGTGTAATTGTATTTGCAAAAAATTTGAGATTTTCCCTTATAAATTTGATATTGCCTTTTCCAAGAGAACAATTTAATATTAAAGTATTATTTTCTATATTTTCATATGTTTTATAAATATGTAATAATAACTTTTCTAATAATGTTTTTTTTCCTAATAAATTATTACCATACAATAATAAGTTTGGTAATTTATTAGAATCATATAACTCTTTTAAATAATCTAACATGCTTATTAGAATTATAGATAATTTTATATTTATATATTTGTTTTATTATTTAATGTTTTGTATTATAAGGTGTTATGACAATTATAATATGTTATTTTATAAGCCGATTATTTAATATTATAAATAATAATAATGTTAAGTCTTTTACTAATACTATTGCAACTATTGAAGAATTAGTAAATAGTAAATTAGACTATGAAAACAGTATATCTATAAAATATGAAAAAAGAATTAAGTCGCGTAAGCGAATAATTGATAAAATTAATAGGTTCCGCATTCCATATGATATTTATGGTTTAAGAATTATATATGAAGATAGTGTAGATATTTCAAATACACAATTTGCATATGTAATTCAAGATGTTCTTTGTTCTAATTTTTATAATATTAATTGTTTTTATGATGATTATATAAAATATCCCAAAAATAACAATTATCAAAGTTTACATGTGTATATATTTAGTGCACTATTAATAGAAGTTCAAATACGAAATAGTATAATGAACGCTAATGCTGTTAATGGAACAGCCTCCCATTATTATTAAAATTATTATAATTAGTTAATATAATAGTTATAATGAGTAACGCTTTAATAGATAATAATCTAACAAAATCTCTTTCGTTGCTTGATCTTATATTTTTTGGTTTAGGAAATGTTACTGGTGCTGGCGTTTTTGTATTAATTACAAAAACAGTATTATATAGTGGAAAATATGTTTTGCCAATATTTGTACTAGTAACAATTATTACTATTATAATGGGATTTGTTTATTTGGAAATATTTAATCGCTATAAATCGCCTATATGCGAATATTTAGCTATTAAAGATACATTAGGAGACAATTTTTCACAACTAATGATATATATTATTTATTTATTTGTTGTTTTTTCTGCATTAACTATTATTATTTCATTATCAAAATATATTGGAACTATTCCTTATTTTTATTTTTTAAATAACTACTTTTCTCAGGTTTCGTTAAGTATTGCTTTAATATTATTAATGTCATTTATAAACTATTGTGGCATAGAAACTAGTAAATTTGTAGCAAATACTATTGCTATTGGACTGCTAATATTTTTATTTGGGATTATATTTTCAAGTATTAATTATTTTTCTATTAAAAAAATAGTACAAGGCCCAGTAGTTCCTTTTAATTCTATTGTTTTATCTGCAATTATTGGGTTCTTTCTTTTTAATGGATTTGATGCTATTGTAAAAATAAGTGATGAAGTAGTTGACGAAAATAATGTGGCTTATGGTTTAATTATTACACTTTTAATAAGCTCTATTATTTATATTTTGATTATTATTTCATGTTTATGCGTAATGGGATTTAAAAATACTGTTAATAGTGAGTCACCATTAACAAAAATGTATGAACTATTATATAATCCTCAAATCGGATTTTTAGCATATATATGTGGATTAATTATTATGTTTAATACTGCATTTTTATCCGCATTAACTGCAACACGATTTATGTTTTCATGTGCTAATGAAAATTATATTACATTTCCTGATTTTTGGAAGCAATTAAATTCTAATAAGGTTCCTTCAAATGCTATAATAGTTACAGCTCTAATAGCTATTGTATTTTCATTATTTAATAATGAAGTAATTTTGGCTATTTTTACTAATTTTTCACTATTTATTATATTAATAACACAATGTATAGCACTTTTAATTATTCGTTGGAATGAACGAACAAATATTGATAAACAACTTGCTTCAAATTACATATTAGGAAATATTAATAATATACCTTTACTTGTAGTTCTTCAACTTTTTATTTTATTATATTTGTTTTATAAAATTCTAGTTAATAACTTTTATTTAAATTATAAGATTAATAATAATTAATATTTTTATTATATAATAATATTGTATGCCTTTTCCATTAAATATAATTGGAAACAACCGATTTACTAGTAGTGGACCACTAACATCTTTTGAGCCGGTCATTTTAACTAATTTGGAAGGACTGCAAGGTGCACAAGGAATACAAGGAATACAAGGAATACAAGGCCCTATGGGAAATGTTATAATAACTGATGGTGGAAACGGTAATATTACAAGTGTTCAAGGAACACAAGGCATTCAAGGCATTCAAGGCTTACAAGGTATTCAAGGTTTGCAAGGATTACAAGGACTACAAGGATTACAAGGTATTCAAGGTATTCAAGGATTACAAGGGTTACAAGGCTTACAAGGCTTACAAGGCTTACAAGGCTTACAAGGGTTACAAGGACTACAAGGCATTCAAGGATTACAAGGCTTACAAGGACTACAAGGTTTGCAAGGGTTACAAGGTATTCAAGGGTTACAAGGTATTCAAGGTATTCAAGGTTTGCAAGGTATTCAAGGATTGCAAGGTATTCAAGGTTTACAAGGTTTACAAGGTTTGCAAGGATTACAAGGAATACAAGGCATTCAAGGTATTCAAGGCTTACAAGGTATTCAAGGGTTACAAGGATTACAAGGTATTCAAGGTATTCAAGGGTTACAAGGAATACAAGGCTTACAAGGACTACAAGGTTTGCAAGGATTGCAAGGATTACAAGGTATTCAAGGTATTCAAGGCTTACAAGGACTACAAGGTTTGCAAGGATTACAAGGATTACAAGGCTTACAAGGCATTCAAGGTATTCAAGGTATTCAAGGTTTGCAAGGGTTACAAGGTATTCAAGGCTTACAAGGATTACAAGGATTACAAGGGTTACAAGGTATTCAAGGTATTCAAGGCTTACAAGGTTTGCAAGGTTTGCAAGGTTTGCAAGGTTTGCAAGGTTTGCAAGGCTTACAAGGCTTACAAGGTTTACAAGGTATTCAAGGTATTCAAGGCTTACAAGGTTTACAAGGTATTCAAGGTATTCAAGGCTTACAAGGATTACAAGGTTTACAAGGATTACAAGGCTTACAAGGATTACAAGGTTTACAAGGGTTACAAGGCATTCAAGGAATACAAGGCTTACAAGGGTTACAAGGTTTGCAAGGTTTGCAAGGCTTACAAGGTTTACAAGGGTTACAAGGTATTCAAGGCATTCAAGGTATTCAAGGTTTGCAAGGATTACAAGGATTGCAAGGCTTACAAGGTATTCAAGGTTTGCAAGGATTACAAGGTATTCAAGGGTTACAAGGACTACAAGGCTTACAAGGCATTCAAGGGTTACAAGGATTACAAGGACTACAAGGCTTACAAGGCATTCAAGGTATTCAAGGATTACAAGGACTACAAGGTTTACAAGGTATTCAAGGCTTACAAGGATTACAAGGTATTCAAGGTTTACAAGGTATTCAAGGATTGCAAGGCTTACAAGGTATTCAAGGGTTGCAAGGGTTACAAGGGTTACAAGGTATTCAAGGCTTACAAGGGTTACAAGGTATTCAAGGGTTACAAGGTATTCAAGGATTACAAGGTATTCAAGGACTACAAGGCTTACAAGGTTTGCAAGGTTTGCAAGGTTTGCAAGGATTACAAGGTTTGCAAGGCTTACAAGGATTACAAGGTATTCAAGGCTTACAAGGTATTCAAGGGTTACAAGGGTTACAAGGTATTCAAGGTTTACAAGGTTTGCAAGGATTGCAAGGCTTACAAGGTATTCAAGGGTTACAAGGTTTGCAAGGATTACAAGGATTACAAGGATTACAAGGATTACAAGGATTACAAGGTTTGCAAGGTATTCAAGGTTTGCAAGGTATTCAAGGTATTCAAGGAATTCAAGGATTACAAGGTATTCAAGGTTTGCAAGGGTTACAAGGTATTCAAGGTATTCAAGGTTTGCAAGGGTTACAAGGCTTACAAGGTTTGCAAGGATTACAAGGGTTACAAGGCTTACAAGGCTTACAAGGTTTGCAAGGGTTACAAGGATTACAAGGATTACAAGGTATTCAAGGATTACAAGGATTACAAGGATTACAAGGATTACAAGGTATTCAAGGATTACAAGGATTACAAGGATTACAAGGTTTGCAAGGTTTGCAAGGAATACAAGGGTTACAAGGAATTCAAGGCTTACAAGGCTTACAAGGCATTCAAGGCTTACAAGGATTACAAGGGTTACAAGGTATTCAAGGGTTACAAGGTTTGCAAGGATTACAAGGATTACAAGGCTTACAAGGGTTACAAGGCTTACAAGGAATACAAGGAATGCAAGGAATACAAGGTTTGCAAGGTTTGCAAGGAATACAAGGAATACAAGGGTTACAAGGATTGCAAGGTATTCAAGGTATTCAAGGTTTGCAAGGCTTACAAGGTATTCAAGGCTTACAAGGTATTCAAGGCTTACAGGGCTTACAAGGATTACAAGGCTTACAAGGATTACAAGGTATTCAAGGATTACAAGGATTACAAGGATTACAAGGTTTGCAAGGTTTGCAAGGAATACAAGGGTTACAAGGAATTCAAGGCTTACAAGGCTTACAAGGCATTCAAGGCTTACAAGGATTACAAGGATTACAAGGATTACAAGGATTACAAGGACTACAAGGGTTACAAGGTATTCAAGGTTTGCAAGGACTACAAGGACTACAAGGCTTACAAGGATTACAAGGACTACAAGGATTACAAGGGTTACAAGGTATTCAAGGCTTACAAGGATTACAAGGATTACAAGGACTACAAGGATTACAAGGATTACAAGGATTACAAGGACTACAAGGGTTACAAGGTATTCAAGGTTTGCAAGGACTACAAGGACTACAAGGTATTCAAGGCTTACAAGGATTACAAGGACTACAAGGATTACAAGGGTTACAAGGGTTACAAGGGTTACAAGGTATTCAAGGACTACAAGGTTTGCAAGGCATTCAAGGATTACAAGGATTACAAGGTTTACAAGGTATTCAAGGACTACAAGGTATTCAAGGCTTACAAGGTATTCAAGGCTTACAAGGACTACAAGGTATTCAAGGCTTACAAGGATTACAAGGTATTCAAGGTTTGCAAGGTTTGCAAGGACTACAAGGATTACAAGGATTACAAGGACTACAAGGTATTCAAGGATTACAAGGTATTCAAGGACTACAAGGTATTCAAGGCTTACAAGGACTACAAGGGTTACAAGGTATTCAAGGCTTACAAGGTTTACAAGGATTACAAGGATTACAAGGTTTGCAAGGATTACAAGGTATTCAAGGCTTACAAGGGTTACAAGGCTTACAAGGAATACAAGGAATGCAAGGAATACAAGGTTTGCAAGGTTTGCAAGGAATACAAGGAATACAAGGGTTACAAGGATTGCAAGGTATTCAAGGTATTCAAGGGTTACAAGGTATTCAAGGCTTACAAGGCTTACAAGGTATTCAAGGTTTGCAAGGTTTGCAAGGGTTACAAGGCTTACAGGGCTTACAAGGACTACAAGGTTTGCAAGGTTTGCAAGGTATTCAAGGATTACAAGGCATTCAAGGACTACAAGGTTTGCAAGGTTTGCAAGGATTACAAGGTTTGCAAGGATTACAAGGCATTCAAGGACTACAAGGTTTGCAAGGTTTGCAAGGTATTCAAGGGTTACAAGGCTTACAAGGACTACAAGGACTACAAGGTATTCAAGGTATTCAAGGTATTCAAGGTATTCAAGGTATTCAAGGTATTCAAGGTATTCAAGGTATTCAAGGGTTACAAGGCTTACAAGGGTTACAAGGTTTGCAAGGATTACAAGGTTTGCAAGGTATTCAAGGCTTACAAGGGTTACAAGGTATACAAGGCTTACAAGGTATTCAAGGTTTGCAAGGTTTGCAAGGATTACAAGGTTTGCAAGGTTTGCAAGGGTTACAAGGTTTGCAAGGATTGCAAGGTTTGCAAGGCTTACAAGGCTTACAAGGGTTACAAGGGTTACAAGGCTTACAGGGCTTACAAGGACTACAAGGTTTGCAAGGACTACAAGGTTTGCAAGGTTTGCAAGGTTTGCAAGGCTTACAAGGCATTCAAGGGTTACAAGGATTACAAGGGTTACAAGGTATTCAAGGGTTACAAGGTATTCAAGGATTACAAGGAATACAAGGAATACAAGGTATTCAAGGGTTACAAGGCTTACAAGGATTACAAGGATTACAAGGAATTCAAGGGTTACAAGGCTTACAAGGGTTACAAGGCTTACAAGGATTACAAGGATTACAAGGTTTGCAAGGTTTGCAAGGTTTGCAAGGCTTACAAGGTATTCAAGGTATTCAAGGTATTCAAGGGTTACAAGGCTTACAAGGACTACAAGGTATTCAAGGTATTCAAGGTATTCAAGGCTTACAAGGCTTACAAGGTTTGCAAGGTATTCAAGGCTTACAAGGTTTGCAAGGGTTACAAGGGTTACAAGGCTTACAGGGCTTACAAGGACTACAAGGTTTGCAAGGTTTGCAAGGTTTGCAAGGTTTGCAAGGTTTGCAAGGCTTACAAGGCATTCAAGGGTTACAAGGATTACAAGGAATTCAAGGCTTACAAGGCTTACAAGGCTTACAGGGCTTACAAGGACTACAAGGTTTGCAAGGTTTGCAAGGTTTGCAAGGTTTGCAAGGCTTACAAGGCATTCAAGGGTTACAAGGATTACAAGGCTTACAAGGCATTCAAGGTATTCAAGGATTACAAGGACTACAAGGTTTACAAGGTATTCAAGGCTTACAAGGTTTACAAGGTATTCAGGGCTTACAAGGCTTACAAGGCTTGCAAGGTATTCAAGGTTTGCAAGGTTTGCAAGGTATTCAAGGTATTCAAGGGTTACAAGGCTTACAAGGACTACAAGGTATTCAAGGTATTCAAGGTATTCAAGGCTTACAAGGCTTACAAGGTTTGCAAGGTATTCAAGGCTTACAAGGTTTGCAAGGGTTACAAGGGTTACAAGGCTTACAGGGCTTACAAGGACTACAAGGTTTGCAAGGTTTGCAAGGTTTGCAAGGTTTGCAAGGTTTGCAAGGCTTACAAGGCATTCAAGGGTTACAAGGATTACAAGGTATTCAAGGGTTACAAGGTTTGCAAGGTATTCAAGGGTTACAAGGATTACAAGGTATTCAAGGTATTCAAGGTATTCAAGGATTACAAGGATTACAAGGACTACAAGGTATTCAAGGTATTCAAGGTATTCAAGGCTTACAAGGATTACAAGGGTTACAAGGTATTCAAGGCTTACAAGGCTTACAAGGTTTGCAAGGATTACAAGGATTACAAGGACTACAAGGCTTACAAGGCTTACAAGGCTTACAAGGATTACAAGGATTACAAGGATTACAAGGCTTACAAGGCATTCAAGGTTTGCAAGGATTACAAGGATTACAAGGGTTACAAGGGTTACAAGGCATTCAAGGTATTCAAGGGTTACAAGGCTTACAAGGGTTGCAAGGATTACAAGGCTTGCAAGGCTTACAAGGATTACAAGGCTTGCAAGGCTTACAAGGATTACAAGGCATTCAAGGATTACAAGGCATTCAAGGTATTCAAGGTATTCAAGGCATTCAAGGTATTCAAGGTTTGCAAGGATTACAAGGATTACAAGGCTTACAAGGATTACAAGGTATTCAAGGTTTGCAAGGATTACAAGGGTTACAAGGCTTACAAGGATTACAAGGTATTCAAGGGTTACAAGGGTTACAAGGTATTCAAGGATTACAAGGACTACAAGGATTACAAGGATTACAAGGACTACAAGGATTACAAGGTATTCAAGGTTTGCAAGGATTACAAGGGTTACAAGGCTTACAAGGATTACAAGGTATTCAAGGATTACAAGGATTACAAGGATTACAAGGATTACAAGGATTACAAGGATTACAAGGATTACAAGGATTACAAGGATTACAAGGCATTCAAGGATTACAAGGCATTCAAGGTATTCAAGGCTTACAAGGTATTCAAGGCTTACAAGGTATTCAAGGATTACAAGGTATTCAAGGCTTACAAGGTATTCAAGGCTTACAAGGTATTCAAGGGTTGCAAGGTTTGCAAGGCATTCAAGGTATTCAAGGTTTGCAAGGTTTGCAAGGTTTGCAAGGAATACAAGGTATTCAAGGTATTCAAGGCATTCAAGGTATTCAAGGTTTGCAAGGCTTACAAGGATTACAAGGCATTCAAGGATTACAAGGCATTCAAGGTATTCAAGGTATTCAAGGCATTCAAGGTATTCAAGGTTTGCAAGGATTACAAGGATTACAAGGCTTACAAGGATTACAAGGTATTCAAGGTTTGCAAGGATTACAAGGGTTACAAGGCTTACAAGGATTACAAGGTATTCAAGGATTACAAGGATTACAAGGATTACAAGGATTACAAGGATTACAAGGATTACAAGGATTACAAGGATTACAAGGATTACAAGGCATTCAAGGATTACAAGGCATTCAAGGTATTCAAGGCTTACAAGGTATTCAAGGCTTACAAGGTATTCAAGGATTACAAGGTATTCAAGGCTTACAAGGTATTCAAGGCTTACAAGGTATTCAAGGGTTGCAAGGTTTGCAAGGCATTCAAGGTATTCAAGGTTTGCAAGGTTTGCAAGGTTTGCAAGGAATACAAGGAATACAAGGAATACAAGGTTTGCAAGGTATTCAAGGTATTCAAGGCATTCAGGGTATTCAAGGCATTCAAGGTATTCAAGGTTTGCAAGGATTACAAGGATTACAAGGATTACAAGGTTTGCAAGGCTTACAAGGTTTGCAAGGCTTACAAGGTTTGCAAGGATTACAAGGTTTGCAAGGTTTGCAAGGGTTACAAGGTATTCAAGGAATACAAGGAATACAAGGTTTACAAGGTTTGCAAGGTTTGCAAGGTTTGCAAGGTTTGCAAGGCATTCAAGGATTACAAGGCTTACAAGGCTTACAAGGTATTCAAGGCTTACAAGGTATTCAAGGATTACAAGGTATTCAAGGCTTACAAGGCTTACAAGGTATTCAAGGCTTACAAGGTATTCAAGGGTTGCAAGGTTTGCAAGGCATTCAAGGTATTCAAGGTTTGCAAGGTTTGCAAGGTTTGCAAGGAATACAAGGAATACAAGGAATACAAGGTTTGCAAGGTATTCAAGGCTTACAGGGCTTACAAGGATTACAAGGTTTGCAAGGATTACAAGGTTTGCAAGGTTTGCAAGGTTTGCAAGGTTTGCAAGGCATTCAAGGATTACAAGGCTTACAAGGTTTGCAAGGTATTCAAGGATTACAAGGTATTCAAGGATTACAAGGTATTCAAGGATTACAAGGATTACAAGGTTTGCAAGGGTTACAAGGACTACAAGGTATTCAAGGCTTACAAGGTTTGCAAGGCTTACAAGGCTTACAAGGTTTGCAAGGTTTGCAAGGATTACAAGGATTACAAGGATTACAAGGTATTCAAGGAATACAAGGATTACAAGGTATTCAAGGACTACAAGGCATTCAAGGAATTCAAGGTATTCAAGGCTTACAAGGATTACAAGGTATTCAAGGACTACAAGGCATTCAAGGGTTACAAGGTTTGCAAGGCTTACAAGGTTTGCAAGGATTACAAGGTATTCAAGGCTTACAAGGTATTCAAGGCTTACAAGGCATTCAAGGATTACAAGGTATTCAAGGTATTCAAGGCTTACAAGGTATTCAAGGCTTACAAGGTATTCAAGGGTTACAAGGACTACAAGGATTACAAGGGTTACAAGGCTTACAAGGGTTACAAGGCTTACAAGGGTTACAAGGTATTCAAGGTTTGCAAGGTTTACAAGGTATTCAAGGATTGCAAGGACTACAAGGATTACAAGGCTTACAAGGCTTACAAGGCTTACAAGGCTTACAAGGATTACAAGGCGCACAAGGAGCGATGGGAGTTTTGGAAAATGATTCTGTAACTACTGAAAAAATTCAAGACCAAACAATAATACTGGCTAAGCTTTCAGCAGAACTTCAACTTTTATTAGCAGTATACAGTCAACAAATATACAATCTTCAATATCCAGGCTTTTATGGAAATCTTAGAATTGAAAATTCAAACACTAGCGATATTAGTTCAACGATGACTATAACACTTCAAAGTGAATATTTCTACGACCCATCACAGAGCACAATCATCATACAGCGATTAACAACAACAACAATAGCTAAAAATCAGCATACTGATGTTTCAATAACTATAGATAACAGGCTAACTAACAAAGATACAATTTTTAGAATGATATATACGACAAATGGATTTGCCTTATATGAAAAGTCAACTACCGGGATTAATGTAAATAGTATTGACGGCAATGAAGTTGTATTTACTGTTAGTGGAGATTATGCTATTTTTAATGGTGGTAATTTAGTGCTTGAGTGTGAACTTGCTAATAGAACAGGATTTTATGGAACACTTGATATATCAAATTTATCAAGAGAAGAAAACTACTCAATAAGTTTACAAGCACAATTAGCATATAACAATATTGGTATAACAAGTTATATAACAATATCCGCTGGCACTAGTGGAAGACTAACTATTCCAATAGGAAGTAGGCTCCCAGATCCAAGTTCAGTATTACAATTAAGAGCTATACTTAGTGCTGGAGCCGAAACTGCAGATGCTGGTAATTTTAGCGGTTTTACACCAGTTGGCGGCACGACATATCCACTTACACAAGAAAACACTTTAGAATTATTAGTTGATAATGATAAAATAAATGGTGGTAATTTGTTGTTTGAGTTATTTGTTAATAATGGAACAGGATTTTATGGAACATTTGACATAACTAATCAACCAGGAGGAGAAATGAGCCCAATAAGTTTCCAAGCAAAATTAGCATATAATAATGTTGATATAACAAGTCCTATAACAATAGCAAGTGGCACTACACAAACACTAACTGTTCCAATAGGACTCAGACTTCCAGAAGCAAGTTCATATTTACAATTGAAAATTATAGTTGATGCTGGAGTTCAAAGTGTAGATCCCGGAGAAAATTTTAGCGGTTTTACACCGGGAAGTTCCACAGAAAATCCACTTACAGAAGAAAACACTCTAGAATTATTAGTTGATAGCGGTGACAATAGTGTAATAAATGGTGGTAATTTAACCTTAACTATCGTTGTGTCTTCATAATAAGAGTGTTCCTCCTTAAATAGAACTATATTAGATGGTAATATATTAGAGCTATAGTTTCTTTCTTTTTTTTCACAACCATTTTAAAAGGTTGTGAAAAAGTTACTATTTTGATTTACTAACTAAATCTCCGTGTTTTTACATTATTCGCTTTTGTCTTGCTAAATTTATATTTAATAGTTTTTCTAAAACCCTCTTTTGGAATATATCTAAAAAAATTCATATTATAGAGTCTGGATTTACGCGAAAGTTCGTTATTTTTTACTTTATCATATATTTTCACTTTTTCTTCACGTATATCTTCTAATGTTTGTTGTTTTCCATAACAAGTTACACTAAATCGCTTTAACAACCCTCTTTGTTCCAGGCGATTTTTGATTTGAACTTTAAATAAATATTCAGAAAGACACAATAGTCGGTTTTCATCATAATAAGGTCTGTTTGCATAAATAAAAACTAAGTAAAAGCTCAAAATAGTATCGATTGATGCTACTTTAATCTTGCGACCTTTTATAGATATAATATTATAACTGTGACAAGCAACCGTTTTGTAAATAAATGCAATAGCATCATCGTTTATAATTATTTCATAATGAACATCTATATATTCTCCAATAGGCTTTTTCTTTCTAATAATAACATTTTTAAAGCCTTCATAATTAAGTTGTTCTTTTAATATTAAAGAACTTGACAAAGGATTTTCACTTAATATATCAAAATCAGGAATACTGTTAATTTGTGCTCTTTCTTTTTTTGGCATATATTGACTATATAACGATGCGGCGTAACCACCAAAAAACACTAACCCTTGATTAATAAAAGACGTTTTGCAAATTTCATAAATTTTATTGCGTTCACTAATTGGACCATCATAATCTCTCTGAAATATTATATTTTTACAAAGCTCTCCTTTTAAAGGGTAATTTTTATTTAATAAAATAATGCGCTTTAAAATTTTCTCCCATCGCGACACATCTCCCATAGGTCTTGATAATTCAAGATACATAGCCATACGCAAATAATTAGGTGGACAATAATTTATAGCATTTATTTTAATAGCTTTTTTAAACAAGTTTTTAAACAAGTTTTTATCTAAAAAGGTTATATCTGCAATAGGAATAAAATTAACATATACTTTATATGTTCCAGGATGAACGGCCGATTTTGCCTCTACTTCTTCATATCCCGCTCTATAATATATATTTGCTAGCTTTGTAGCATATTCCATAGCAAATGGTGTAAAAAAATCATAATCGGGTATTTCAATATCTTTATTATAAAACCTGTCTTGCTCTGGTAATATATTATTAACTGCGGTTCCACCATAACATAATGTTGGATGTGTTCTTAAAAATTCTTCTAATATTTCTATTATTGTTTTAATTGTGTCAGATTGCGCTAACTTTTTTCCTACTTCATAATTAGCACTATCTATTGCATTTCGCAATATTTTTAATTCCTTTTCTTCAAAAGATTTCATAATAACATATAGTATTATTATAAAATTTTTGTGCTATTTAATAAAAAATTATATTTACCCTGGTCTTGATAAAAGACTTTGAATTTCGGCACGAACATTAGCTAATGGTCTATGAGTTGTAAAAGGTACAACAACAAATCCCGCAAGAACATTAGTAATTAAATGTAAGGGTTTCAACTTCCATGAATAGTTTCCCGAGTCCAAAAATGTACTATTATAAGCTTGCAAATTTTCATCATAATTTTGATACTTCATACATATAGCTTGACAGCCATAGCCATATGGCGTAGCAAATTCATTATTAATTATTGAATTTGTCAAATTAGGTAATACTATTACATAATTTCTCTTAGTTTCATCTATAAACTGAGTTGTTCTACCTAAAATTTGATTATATCTATATGTTTTACAAAACTCACTTTTACCCTTTAAACTTATATAACTTTTCAATTTATCTAATGCGCTATTTGTTTCTAATATACTATTTGACGGATAAAAATCACATATTATAATAATTGTTTTATATAAATCTTTCATTTTAACATCCAAAATAGTCCCATTAATATAAGTATGTTGTTTCATTAAACGAAAATTATCGCCCCCGCTTGAAGCTATATCAAAGTGTGTTTCAATTAAAGACCCGATTTTTTCTAATGTGGAAATATTTGTGCTCATTATCCTAAAATTCAGAATAAGAGGATCCCTATGACAATTTGTATCAACAGCATTAAATGCCTTTGAAGTAATAGTTGTAAATACCTCTTCTAAATCTAAAGAATTATATGTTTCTTTTATAAAATTATTATTTGCTGTTGATGAAGCAACGATCGGTTTATTATTATATGAATAGATTTCAAAGTCTAAAAACCGGCATCCATTAAGAATACATTTTTCTAAAGCACATAAATTAACAAAATTATTTTTATAACCATCACCACAGCAACAATTATATGCACTTTTAACATAATAATTTCTTAATATGCAATTTGATACATCAAATTCGTTACCAGAAGTTGTTTTACCTAGCGTTACAGTATTAACACTAGTAAAATAACTTTTTCCAACAGTAGACGAATAATATTTTTCTAATTTAGTACACGTACGCTGCTCAAGATCCAATCTATCATATATCCATCCGAATAAAATTAAGAATAATACAGTTACTATTCCAATTGTAATATATAAATATGACGATATATCTGAATCTTTTGGCATAAAATTTTTAAATTGCTTAAACATATCCATTTTTTCTGTACCTTTATTCTCTGATTCATCTGATTCACCTGATTCACCTGATTTACCTGATTCACTCATATTTATATATTAAAATATTTAATTTAAATTATAATACTTTAGTAATACTTTAGTAATACTTTAGTAATACTTTAGTAATACTTTAGTAATACTTTAGTAATACTTTAGTAATATTAATAATATTAATATTAGTATAAAATTATTATAATATATTAATTATTGAAAGTATGGCAGGAGGACTATTAAACTTAATAGCGATTGGTGATCAAAATATTATTTTGACAGGCAATCCAACAAGAAGTTTCTTTAAATCTACATATTCAAAATATACTAATTTTGGATTACAAAAATTTAGAATAGATCAAGTAGGACAAAAAGAATTGGAGGTTTCAAGACCAACAAAATTTAGTTTTAAAATAGGGCGTTATGGTGATTTATTAATGGATACTTATTTAGTAGTAAAATTACCAACAATATGGAGTCCATTATTATATTATAATAAATATAGTGACATTAGTGGTGTTTATAGACCATACGAATTTAAATGGATTAAGCATATTGGATGTCAATTAATATCAGAAGTTAACATACTTATAGATGGAATAACCATTCAAAAATTTAGTGGTACTTATTTACAAAATATTGTTGAGCGTGATTTTGATTCGCATAAAAAAGAATTATTTGATATTATGACAGGAAATATTAGTGAACTAAATGATCCTGCAAATTTTAATAATCGAAATAATAATTACCCAAACGCGTTTAATATTAATTCTAGTCTTCCCGATATTATTGGAATTGAGCCATCAATAAGAGAATATAATTTATATATTCCAATAAATAGTTGGTATTCTCTATCAACATTTATGGCATTTCCTTTAATATGCTTACAATACAGTAATTTAGTAATTGATTTTACATTACGACCATTACAAGAATTATTTACCATTAAAGATGTGCTATATGATATAAGTATAAATACTAATAAAATAATTAATTATAATAATATTCCTCAAATACGACCACTTCAAACAACATTAGAATATCAATTTAACAGATTTATCAATCCACCACCAACGAAAATATTAGAGCTATCTGCTAATACTTATATTAATCTTCCAAATAGAATAAATAGTAATATTCATTTGCTATGTACTCAATGTTTTCTTGATAATGCTGAACGAGAAATGTTTGCTAAAAATAGTCAAAATTATTTAATTAAAGAAGTAAAAGAATATAATTTTGAAAAAGTTATTAAGACTAATAAAGTTAAATTAGAATCAAATGGTTTAATTAGTAGTTGGATGTGGTATTTTCAAAGAAGCGATGTAAAAGACCGTAATGAGTGGTCTAATTATACTAATTGGCCTTATGAAAATAGTATTCCAAATGATTTAAAAAAAATCACCATAGACTCATCCTATATATATTATAATCCACATTTTACTTATAATCTTGGTGATATTTCAAAAAATATTTATTATACAGGGTATAGTCCTAGTGTTTATGAACAAACCAACCAACGTGAGATTATGAAAGATTTTGCTATAATATGTAATGGAAAATATAGAGAACAAACATTTGATAGTTCAATATTTAGCAAAATAGAAAAATATAATAAGTCAAATGGTTCATGTTCAAAAGTCGGTTTATATTATTATAATTTTACTTTATTTACAGACCCTTTCAAATTACAACCTAACGGTGCACTAAACACCAGTAAATTCAAAACAATTGAATTTGAGTATAATAATTATGCTAATCCACCGATCGACCTTAGTAATGTAGAATTCACAACAATTTGCGATCCTGCAACAGGAGCAGTAATAGCAACATCTAAAGATCCAACAAGTATATATAAATATTATTATAATTTGTTTGTGATTGAGGAAAAATACAATTTGTTAATTTTTCAAAATGGGTTTGGTCGTCTATTATATTCAAGTTAGTCCACAAATTAGTGTTAATCATTAATAAATAAAAAATTGATTTAATAATGTAACATAAATATTATTATTATAAATAATATGGAAAATGTTATGGAGGAAAATGTTATCGAGGAAAATGTTATTATTACAGAAACTAAACAAGAAACTAAAGAAAAAAAAATGTCAAAACAACAACAAGCAAAGAATGTAAAAGAAAAATTGATGTTAGAACTAGAAAAGCAAACTTTGGACGATTTTAAAATGCCAAATATTACACTTTTATACGGAGACTGTTTAGAAAGAATGAAAGAAATACCAAATAATAGTGTAAATTTAATATTATGTGATCTCCCATATGGAACTACAAAATGTAAATGGGATACTGTTATAGATATTAAGCTACTTTGGGAACAATACAAACGAATTATTGTAAAACCATCTGGTGTAATTTTACTATTTGGACAACAACCATTTACAAGTATGCTTATATCATCAAATTATGATTGGTATAAATATAACCTTATATGGAAAAAAAATAAAACTACACAATTTTTGCTAGCCAATTATAGACCGATGAAGTGCACCGAAGACATATGTGTATTTTCTAAAGGAGGGGCAGCAGCAGCATCAAAAGCAAAAGGTAATATGGTTTATAATCCTCAAAATCTTATACCCGTTGATATTAAAAAGAAAAATAGCATAGAAAGAATCGGAAAAATGCTTAATCAACCACATCATCTTGGACCTAATAATAAATTGATTAGTAATTGTGAATATTCACAAAAATTTACTAATTATCCAACCGAAATAATAGAGTTTGATATAGAATATGATACTATACATGAAACACAAAAACCAATCAAACTTATTGAATATCTTATTAAGACTTATTCAAATCTTAACGATACAGTATTAGATAATACTATGGGTTCTGGGACAACAGGAATCGGATGTATAACTACAAATAGAAAATTTATTGGTATTGAATTAAAAGATTTGTATTATAAGTTATCGAAGCATCGTATTACTTCTTTTAATTCTTAGAAATAAAACATTTATTGAATTGTCAATTTTCCGCTAATAGGATCTACTATGAAGTTTTTCTTTTCTGTAATATTTAAGTAATTTAATACTTTAAGTGTTCGTTCTACATCATCACCCAGGACACCGATTGAACGATTACAAGAGTTATGTAGATAACCGCGAAATTTATTTGTTTTATGACAATGGTCAAATACCAGTTCATCGCCATTTTTTGCTAATTTTCCACATACTTCGCATGTTGTTCCTTGTGGAGCTTTATGAGGAATACCCAGTTGTTTTGCCAATTTTATAGCGCTACTTTTTCCAGACGAAACTTTACTACCACAATCTTTGCACTCTGGTCTCAATAATCTATATCCATCTCTATTAAACGGATCGCTTCCGCTAGTGTTTCCTTTGTATTCTGTTAGTTTTTTCATAATCTTACACTTAGTGCACTGTTTTTCATTTGAACTAGCATAAATAAATTCCTCTTCTGGGCTAGAAAACTTTGCTTTATGTTTAAAAGTAATATAATGTTGACGCTCATTATCTGTAATATTAGAAGTAGCAGTAGAAGTATCCATAATAATCAAGATTCTTATGTTATTTAATATATACTATATAATAAATAACAATTCAATTTTTTCTATATTACTTATATTCTAATTTTTGGAACTTTTCGTGTTCCATAATTGTGTTTTTGCTTTGCCATACGAGCTAATTTAAGTGCTTTTGAATTTGCAGAGCAACCATCTTCTAATATTTTATAATCTACTGCAGATGCTTTGCCACCACTAATAGCACTTGCTAAACGAGCATAACCCCAACTATGTGCAGTTTGATTTGGTCGTGAACCAGAAGAGTAATATGCACCGCGACCTTTTTTAACAATTTTTTGTAACGCATTTTTGGAACATCCCGTTGCTCTTGCAAGATTAGAATTAATTACCATATTTTTAACATTATATAATTTTTGTGCTTTTAATAAATGATTTGATTTTTTGGATTTATATGAAACTAGCTTTTTTCGTGTTAAATAGCTGTTTTTTTTATATGCGTTGCGTGATGCTTTTAATTGTTTAAGTTGTAGTTTTTTATCTTTGCGACTAAGACGGTGTGGTAAGTATTTTATGGGTATATTCATGTGTTTATAGTAAATTATAATATTTACATATATTAAATATTATAATTATGAATGAAAAAATATTAAAATTTGAAAAAGGTCCACCTGGTAAAAAATACACAGCATACGTTCAAAATAAAGCAACCCAAAAAATACGCAAAATACATTTTGGTGCCTCTGATTATCAACAATATAAAGATAGAACCCCGTTAAAATATTATTCACATAAAAATCATAATAATAGAAAACGAATGCGCAATTATTTTAATAGACATTCTGGAACAAAAAAAAGAAGCACAGCAATAATATTAGAAAAAAAAAAATCTAACGGTTATTATAATGCTAAAATTTTGAGTCATATATATTTATGGTAAAAATAGGATACATAGTTTTATAAAAAGTTTAAGTTTTTATAAAATAGAAGCGGAGAGATTTTAACCTTTAAGACCTTGAGCCAAAATGCAGAAATGAGACGCTTCGTAGTTTAGTTAGAAGGAGAAGGAACTATTGTAATTTGTAAAAAATTATATTTGACTATATTTATATTAAAAGAAACTGTATTATCATTTAGAATGTATGCATCATATAGTCCATTTTTTGGATTCGTGCCGATAGTAAAATTAGATATATTAGCATTTGTCGTTTTAATTCTAAACAATAATCCCCCCATCGCTAAATTTGTTGGTAATGTATATGCAAAAAGGCCCGTTTCTCCTTGATTAACTGGTAAATCTTCATATAAATATACTAACTGATCATAGGTTGGTGGACTTACGTAAAAAACACTATACAAAATTTGTCCCATACTTCCATCATTTGTAATTTCAAAAGAACCTTTATTATTAAAGGGCTCAATAGTAATAGTTAATATTCCATCATCTATATATCCATTATTAATTAACATTCTAAGAGTATTTTCACTTTGTAATAAATTATTTGAATAACTTATTAAACTAAAACCACTTATATCGCTTATATTATAATTTATTACATCATCTTCAAATATAAATTTTAATTGTAATATTGAATTTGGATTTGGAAGTCTAGCATTTTCAGTTATTGTCAAAGTTTCTTGTCTATCACCACTAATGGTTATATAACTTGTTATATCAACATCATTATATGCTAATTTTACTTGAACAAATTGTGGGTCACGATTTATTGGTCTTTTATTATTTATTATAAATGTTCCATAAAATCCACTATAGGTGATTGGTTGAGTAGTAAGTTTTAATTCACCTAAATTAATAAAATCACTAAAAATCTCAACTTCACTAGTATTTTCGCTTTGTAGTGGATTATTTGTCTGATTTATTAAATTAAAACCCACAATACTAGAACTAGTATCACCTAGATCATTTACACCATCTTCAAATATATATTTTAATTGTAATATTGAACTTATATCCGGAAGCCTTTCTTCTATTGGTATTGTTAAAGTTTGTTGGCTATTACCACTAATAGTTATATAGCTTGTTATATCAACATTATTATATGCTAATTTTACTTGAATAAATCGCGAGTTGTTTCCGCTTAGTGTTTCATTACTTATACTTAGTGTTCCATAAAAACCTGTTCTAGTTATATAAATATTATAACTTATAATACTATTGGCTAAACTTACAGGTATTATATAAGGTGTATACAAATTTGTTCCTATTTGTTCATTTGACACACTTACAATACTTATGTCTTCAAATCCACTAGTTTCATTATTTATAATATAGTTATTTGCTATTTTATATATATACAAATAATTAGTTGAATAATCTATATTTATAGATATACTCGTAATCTCTGTATTTAATACTGAATTAAATAATGGATTATTTGATGTACTATTAGCTATAATTATAAATGAAATATCACTATACCTAGTAAATAATCCTAGGTCTTGTGGTATTACAGTTATATTAAGAGTTCCATAATAGCCTTGCGTTAGGTAAATGACATAACTTATATCTGTGCTAGATAAACTATTTGGTATTGTGTATCTTTTATAAATAACTTCACCTACATTTACACTAGAATAATTTATAATAGCTGGACTAGTAATGTCAAAACCGGTAAGCTGTGTATTTATAATATAGTCACTTCCTGAAATTGTTTCTGTAGCTATATATAAATAATTAGTAACATAGTCAAGGCTTAAATCAAATGTTAAAATAGTAGTTAATAAAGCACCATCATATATATAGACCAAATCTCCATTTTGTGGATTATCTGTTGTAATTCTTAAAATAACATCTTCATATCCATCAGTCAAGTTTGTAACCAGCACATTAAGAGTTCCTACATATCCGGGATCTATAAGTCTTATAAAATTAGATGCAGCACCTTCTGAAGCGCCATTTGCATTATTTGCAATTACAATAAAAACATATGTATTTAATAATACTAAATTATTAATAGTTAGATTATTTTGACTAATTATGTTTGAACTATCAAAAATAAATCCACCTAGACTAATATCTATAGATATATTAACGAGACGAACTACAGTATAATTTATTATGGCTGAACCACCATCAAATTCTGGTGAATCCCAAGTTAATCCAATACTGGTTTCGCCGGTTCTAATAGCTACAACATTACTTGGCGGACCAGGTCTAATAAATGGTATTATAGTATTAGATGTACCAGGTAACGAATTTCCATTACTATTTCTTGCTCTCACATAAAAAGTATAAGTTGTGCCATTAGTTAGTCCTTGGAATACTGTTGATGTATTTACATTTACACTTTCTACTGTCAAAGATGTAGTATATGGATTACTTGTTACACTATAGTCTATTATAGGATAACCTCTATCATAGGGTGCGGTCCAACTTAATGTAACTGCACTATTATTTGGATCGCTTGCTATAACATTTGTTGGTGTGTCTGGTGTATCTGGATGAAGACCAGATACATAAATATTATATTTTATAATACTATTGGCCAGAGTTACAGGTATTATATATCTTTCATAATTAGTGCCGTTTATATTTGCACTACTATCATGTGTAATAGGCTGATCATCCGCTTCAAATCCGCTAGTTTCATTATTGAAAGGATATCTAGATTCTATATATATATATAAATAACTATATGAATAATCTAGATTTATAGGACCATATGTGTTTGAGCTATCTAACGTTAAATTATAGACACTATTTTCAACATTATTAGTAATTATGCTAACAAAAAAATCAGCATAGTTTGATACATCTGTTTGTGGAATTGCTATATTAAGAGTTCCATAATAGCCTTGCGTTAGATAAATGTTATAATTTATATCTGTGCTAGATAAACTATTTGGTATTGTGTATCTTTTATAAGTAATTTCACCAAGGTTCATACTTGAATAATTTATAATAGCTGGACTAGTAATGTCAAAACCTGTAAGCTGTGTATTTATAATATAGTCAGATTCAGAATTCATTTCCGTAGCTATATATAAATAATTAATAACATAGTCCAAGCTTATATCAAAGCTCATAGTATCATTATTTAAAGTATTGTTATATACATAGTTAATATCGCCTCCTAGTGGATTTTCTGTTGTAATTCTTAAAATAACATCTTGATATCCACCACTCAGGTTTAAAACTACAATATTAAGAGTTCCTACATATCCAGGATCTGCTAGTGCTATAATATTAGACGCAGCAGGAGATGAAGCAAATAATGCATTATTTGCTTCCACAACAAAAGCATATACATTAAATAATACTAAATTATAAATTAGATTATTTTGACTAATTGTGATAAATGAACTATCTAGAATAAATCCACTAGTATTAAAATCTCCAGATATATTAATTAAACGAAATACTTTATAATTTATTATAGCTGAACCACCATCAAAGTCTGGTAAATCCCAATTTAATTCAATATTGGTTTCGCCACTTCTAGTAGCTACAACATTTCTTGGTGGATTTGGATTAGTAAATAGTTTTATAGTATTAGATAAAGTAAAATTTGAAACACGATTTGTATTATATGCTACTACAGCAAAACCATAACTTGTATCAAGTAATAAATTATTAATAATTAGAGTTCTTTGGCTAATTATGATACTTGAACCATCAATAATATATTCTTCTAATTCTTCTGATACAACAATAACACGTTGCACACCATAATTTATTATAGCTGAACCACCATCATCATCTGGTAAATCCCAATTCAATTCAATAGTACCTTCGCCTACCACACTAGCTATAACATTTCTTGGTGGATCGGGGTTATCAAATATTGTTACTGTATTAGATGAACCTGGAAGGGAGTTACCGCTTATATTACTTGCTATTACATAAAAAATATATGGTGTTCTGTTTGTTAATATTCCTGGACTATTATTTCTATCAAATATTATTGATGTTTCATTTCCATTTGTTGTTATTAGACTTACAATAGATGAATTACTTGCTATATAATATGCACTATATTCTATTATAGTAGCACCTCCATTATAGGGTGCTGTCCAAGTTAATGAAACATTACCGTTTATTAAAACACTTGCAACAATATTTGTTGGAATACTGGGTATTGTAGATGGTGTTATAGAATTAGATGTGCCGGGTAATGAATTTCCTCTATTATTTCTTGCCCTCACATTAAAAGTATAACTTGTTCCGTTAGTTAATCCTTGGAATATTGTTGATGTACTATATACTGTTAAAATTAATGTTGATGGATTACTTGTTACATTATATTCTGTTATAGTAGCACCGCCACTATAAGGGGCAGTCCAATTTAAAGTAACTCGACCATTACTTGGATCACTTGCTATAACATTTGTTGGTGCATTAGGTATAACTGCATATAAAACATCGTATCTAATAATGATTTCACCATCATTAATATTATCTATATTACTTAGATCAAATGTCATTTTGTGTTCACTATTATTATTTAAAAATACATTACAAATATCAACTATTTTATTATTAAAAGTTGTCACATAAGGCTTAAATAATGGATTAAATATATTATTATTAGATGCTTTAGTATGTAAATGCAAATAGCTAGTTACAGAGTCTAATCTATATAATTCACTAATTTCATAAGCCGCAGGTTGTCCTGAAATTGAGAACCAATTTGTTTGTTTAAGACGCCCAAGTGGCTGATTCTTAATTGGTTCAATAAACCCGATTGGTTCAATATACCAATAAAATCTATAACTTATATCAATGAACCTATAACTTATATCACTAAATGAGTTATTATATACAAATATTTTTCCATAAAATCCTGTTTTTGTAGAATAATTAATACTATCAAACTTTAGATATAATTCATTACTTAAACTAGTAACACTAGATTTTAAATTATAATGAGATCTGCTCAAATCATTAAAACTATTAGTTAAGTTGTAATAATTTGAACTTATTTCATTATATCTGATTGATAAATTAAATAAATTTAGACTTAAATCTGTAATTTTCCTTTCCGAGGCGCTAATATCAGCATTAAAACCACGTATTCCAATTTTTAAACCACTTATATCAGTTTTTATAGCACTTATATCAGTTTTTATAGCACTTATATCAATCTTAATATCGCGACTATTAGTTTCTAATATGTTAATATTATTAGAAATAACATTTCCGCTTATACAAGTATTTCCTAAAACATGAAAACTATAAGCACTACTTGGATCTATACCAATCCCTAGTCTACTATTTATTGTTACAAAATTATTGCTAGGAGTTATTAATGTAATATTAGAACAACTATCGATTGTCATAATTTGGTCTGTAACATTTTCTAGATTTGTGCAATAAAAAGTATATTTTAATGGATTTCCGTCCCTATCTGTTTTATTAAATATTTTTCTTAATGTAGTCATGTTTTAATATAGTAAAATAATATTTTGCTCATATTAAAACATAATACTTTTTATATCTAATATCTAAGTCTTAAATAATTAGAAGCATCAACATACACTTCGCCTTTTGCTAAAGTATAACCTTCTATTATAGTTTCATTAACATATGTTAGTGGCAATTTACTTATATCACTTATAATAAGCCGTGGTGTCCTAATATATTGAGGTGTTGAAATATTACTAACATTACTAATATCAATTGCATATTCTGGATTAAGTGTATTTATTCCAATTCTATTTGTTGATGTATCTATGCATATACATTGATTCATACTAAAATCTGTTAGTGTTGACTCATCAACTCGTGAAAAAGTTCCAATAAGCGCATTAATAGAGTCTTCTGGCATATTATGTTTTTATAAAAAATATAAATAGCGTTTATATATTTATAATCTATAATATATAAATATAAACGCTATTTAAAATGCTCTTTCAATAGTACTAATTCTATTTTCTAAGATATTTAATTTATTTACTAATTCTTGTATTTGAATATTTTGACTGTTTATTATATTTATTAAATCATGATTATTAGAACCGCTATTGTTTGTAGTGTTCAAATTTAATACATTTTTTATACTTTCAACATTATTATCTAATTCTTTTAATGCTGCTAAACAGTATATAAAAATATTGTTATAATTTAGTGAATATGGAGTTTCTTCATTACCGCTAATTACACTAAATTTAAGTTCATCTATTTTTTCAACTTCTTGGGCTATTAGACCTGCCTCTAATATATATGGTTCATTTATTGAACCACGATAATGTAGTTCTTTAAAATTGGCTGTTTTTTGATAAATTTGCGGATTTAATTGTCTAATTATTGATAATGCATTTTCAATATTTTGTTCATTATGTTTTAATCTATCATCTGAACGGAGGATTACATAGTTTGCATTCACTTCAAACGCCAGAGATCTTCCTTTAACATTTAAAGAACCATCTATCCATACATTTCCATTTATAGAAATATCCCTATTTGTAAAAGGATTAATATTTTTAATAATTAAATTAGTTGTTTTTAATGAATTTAAAGAATTCTCAATTACTAAATTTCCGTTAATACTTATATCATTATTAACTATATATGGTCTAATAGATTTTACATATAAATTCGAACTACAACTTAAATCAGTAGACTTTAAATTATCAATATTTCCACTAATACTTATTATAGATATTCCATTCATGGTTCTATAATTAACGTTAGTATCAAAAGTTATATTACTTGAAGTTAATTTGTTTGAACCAATAGTAATAGTAGTACTTGCTATTCCAGAACTATCAATAGTTGTAAGATTGGTATTTCCATTATTAATGGTCAAAATATTAGTATTAATTTGCCCACTAACATCTATTTCATAAGCTGGTTGCGATTTTTTTACACCAATTCTACTATTTTTAGTATCAATACATACAACATTATTTTCTGTTGGACTTATAATATTATCAACAATAGCACTAACACTTGTTACAATCTTATTTTGCGCCATATAATTATATTAAATAAATATAATTATATATTTAAACACTATTATACTTTTTTATTATACTTTTTATTATACTTTTTATTATACTTTTTAGCATTTTTTAGTTATAAAAATTATTAAAAACCAAATTTTTGTTCTAATGTTTTGTTTTTTTTATTTGAATAAATTGGATGTTGCATGGGTTTATGCATCGAACTAGCATCTTCTTTATATTTTAAATATGAAACTGCTTCGTTGTAAACACTTGGTATACAATAATTTAGAACATGATTATTTAACTCTTCAATTTGTTTTGGTATATTTATGTCTAAATTCTTTGAATATTGTAAATACATAGACCGCATGACTAATACAACTTGATCTTCTGTTTGTTTATCTATTAAAATTCGTTGATTAGATTTATCATAAACCCCTTTGCGAATACTGTTTTGTATTAATTCTATATTTGTCTTAGAAAAATAAGTGTCTGATAATTTAGATCTCTCAAAATTTCCAGCTAATACATTTTGATAATTAGTATTTGTATTTACAGGAATTCTATCCATCATAGAAAATTGGGTTGCTATATTTGGACCCATTATATTTACTTTTCCATTATATTGATTCATATTATACATAATCCAATATTATATTTTTGCTATTTTATTTTATTTTTGCTATTTTATTTTATTTTTGCTATTTTATTTTATTTCTAATATTTTCTTATTATAATAATGTTGACAACTTTTAATAAAAGTGTATTATTTGTTTCTACAATATTATTAATAGCAGGACTAATAATGGTTGGAAATATTATTATGATAAATAAGGCCAACGAAGTATATCCACCGGTTGTAAGTGATTGTCCTGATTATTGGGACGTTGATTATGATAATCAAGCAAACAAAATCTGTAAAAATAACTCATATATAAATGATGGATATTCAAAAGCCTCATGTCGTTCATATCCACATGCATTATTTTCAGCAAATGGTTCTTCATCTGCTGATATAATGTGTGAAAAATCAAAATGGGCAAAAGATTGTAATATACATTGGGATGGAATTACAAATAACCCCGAAGCATGTGTAAATACTTCAATTTAATATAGTTTATACATAATGTTTACATATAAAATATATATTAAATATATATTAAATATATATTAAATAATATGGTAAATCTAATATATGATATAAGCTATTTTGAGTATAGTTTAGATAATTCGACAAAACAATTGCAATATGTATCTTTGACTAATAGTTTGATTCCGTGGGGTATTAATACAACATATATTTACAAAAATGATGTTATGAGTCCCCAATTTAATGCAAATAATAATGATTTAGTTATTGAAAATAGGACAAATAATATTGTTTTAAAAACACCAAGTTCAAAGAAAACAATAATAGAAAATGGCCTTAGTGTTGATACTTTATACATTAAAAGCAAAAATATTGAAGATTCAAATAGTTCTGTTCCATATATAACTAATACAAATAATGCTATTACAGTAGTTGGTTCTTTTACTATTAGCGGAGACTTTAATATTAGACAAGATATAAATTCAACTGGTTCTTTTGCTAATTCAAATATAACAAATTCTACTATAGAAGATTGTACAATAATAGGTGGATTTATTAGAGATATTTCAATAATAAATGTTAAAATTAATAGCTCTGATTTTATTGGTGGTTCTATTATAAATACTAATTTTACAGGCGGTTCATTAAACGTTAATAACGGTTCAATAAGAACTTGCACTATTGAAAATTGCAATTTTCAAGGTACTAGCAGTTCTATTATATGTCCTAATATTTATAACTCTACATTAACAGGAAGTTCAATAGTTAATTGCAATTTGACTGAAGGTTCTATTAGTTGCCGTAATATTTTTAACTCTACATTAACAGGAAGTTCAATAGTTAATTGCGATTTGACCGGAGGTTCTATTAGTTGTCGCAACATTACTAACTCTATAGCACGAGATATTTCAATAACTTTATTTTCTTTATCCGGTGGAACACTAACAAATGCTAACATTAGTAGATCAACAGCAAGTGATATTTCAATAAATAATTATACTTTGTCTAGTGGAACACTAACAAATGCTAATATTAGTAGATCAAGAGCAAGTGATATTTCAATAAGTCTATTTTCTTTGTCTGGCGGAACACTAACTTTTGCTAATATTAGTAGGTCAACGGCAAGTGATATTTCAATAAATAATTATACTTTATCTGGGGGAACAATAATTGCTAGTAATATTGGTTGTAATGACTTTGGGGTATTTAATGTTCCAAAACGTGGAGCATTTACTAATATAAGTGTGTTAAATAATGGCATATTAGATATTAGTCAGGGAACGATTAGAGCTAAAACTATTAGTGGAGATACTATTAGCGGTACTACTATTAGTGGTGGCACTATTAGTGCAACCACTATTTTTGCAAACAGTATTAGTGGAAGTGCTATACGTATTACACCAAATGCTGTTAGTGGAACTCGTGTTATTAATATTAATACTGGTAATGTTAATACTAGTAATGGTATTGCTATAAATAATGTTAGTGTAGCAACTACCCAACATATTATAAATGCTATTCCACCAGGATTAATAATGGCTTATTATTATACAGCACCTATGCCGCTTCCACCAAATGGATGGGCTATATGTAATGGTTTAAATGGGACTCCAGATTTGAGCGGTAGATTTATATTAGGTTTTACTGGAGCACCAAATCCAATAAGACCATTAAATAGTATTGGTGGTGCAGAAAAAGTGAGACTAGATGTAAATGAATTACCATCACATACACACGGCGCTTTTAGATATGGTTTTGGAGAGATTAATAGAGGAAATTTCGGAGAAAACAGAGCTGTTATTAATACAACTTTGGAGTCGGCATATAATGTTCCTACGGGAAATAATCAAGCGCACGAAAATATGCCGCCGTATTATGTCTTATATTACATAATGAAATTGAATGACTATAATTTTAATTATTAATTTGTTAAAGTAAATTTATTATTATATAATAGTTGAATATAATAATAACTAATATGACAATTACTAATAAATTAGTTGCAAATATAAAACAAACAAATGTTGATATAAATAGCTTTATTAACACAAATAATGTTATATGTATTGATACATGCAATAATCGTATTGGTATTAATACAAAAACTCCTCGTTATTCTATTGATATAAGTGGGAGTGATGGCAAAATTAGTGTAAATAATATAGAGATTAGAAAAGATGCTATTTTTTCTACATTAAGTGGTAATATTATAAAATGTATTAGTGGTAGCTTCAATTATTTAGATGTGTGTTTTATAAATGTTACAAATATTAGTGGTTCATTAATAAGAGGAACTACTATTAGCGGAACATATATTTTAGGAATATGTGGAAATATTCTAGATTTGAGCTCACGCAATATTATAATAAGCAATCATTTAGATGTTTCTACAATAAGTGCTAAAACTATTACTACGGAAATATTAATTACTCCTAAATATGCTGCTCTTATTGCTGATTTTAGTAACATTAATATTACCAATAATACAACAACTAATAGTTTAATAGCAACCACCATAAGTAGTAATTTCATTAGATGTATTAGTGCTAATATCCAAACTTTATCAGCAGAATATGTTAGAAGTAATAATTTACAATCTGCAAATGGGTTTAATTATTTTACACCTTCGGGTGATGAATTTACTTTGAATGCTGGATTGGGATTATCTAATGAGCTATTTATTACTAATGCAATTGGTATCATATTTAGTTCAAATCAAGGAAATATTAATGGTGATCGTGTAACAGTTGGTCAACAAGCTAGTATAAGAAATTGTGATATAAGTAAATGTTTTATTGATGAATGTTCTATGAATAGATGCATTATTAATAGTCTTTTAAATGTAAATAAGATCAGGTTTGTTGGTTCTGAAAGAGAGCTAACTATTCCAGAATTTACTTTAGCTAATAATACTCCCGGAAATCTAGCAAGAAAAACATTTCAAAATATTAATAGTCAAAATATTAATAGTTTAAGTTTTAGAAATGATTTTTCATGGAGCTATATTTTTCCAATAACACATTATGCAACTAGTGTTCTAAAAAATCAATCAAGCACATCTCTTTTAACATATAAAATAAACACAAACCCTACTTTATCGCCTAATTACAGATATATTCCAATCGAATTTAAAACAATTAATGCAAAACAAACTAAAACAAATTTATTTTTTATTGGATCAAGCATAACAAAATCAAATAGTTCATTAGATATATGTTATACAACTTTGAATAATGGAATTTATGAGATAAATGCTAGTGTTACTTTAAGTTATACTAATGTTATAAGTAATGATGTTGAACCAAATGATTATACATTTGGATTATATAATAAAGATATTTTAGAGGATAATACTTTAACTAATCATAATAATATTGACACAAGCTATAATTATATAAAAAATAAAAATATTATATTGGCATTTGATAATAGTTATAATTTTTCAAGTGTAGCATTAAATTATATTGGTCCATTATATGAATCATTATCTCCTAATTCTAATGTAAGTACTTATAGAAGAGGGATTTGCTTCTTAATAAATTCACAAGATATTTCTAATTTGAAAGTAGAAAATTTTACATCTACTATTAAACTCTTGAATTTTGAAGACTAATAAGTGGTAGTTCATTTTTATATTTTATATTTTATATTTTATATTTTATATTTATTTTTTCTTTGATTTTTTAGAAGTGTCTGGTTTTTCTCCTAACTCTAAATATGCAGTCTTTAATTCTTTAAGTTCTTTTAACCACATTTCTTCAATTGAACACGCTTTAATAGTTTCTAACTCAACATTTTTATTTTCATATTCATTCATTAGTTTTTCAGCATTTTCCTTACATACTGAATCCATAGGCAACTTGACTAAATAATTATAATCTCCATTTTCGCCCAAATCAAATTTCAAATCACTTAATATACTATAAATTTCTTGCTTTGATTTTTTTCGTAAATCAATTTTATCATCTAAATTATATTGAATAAAACGAGTCTTGGCAGTTAAGACTTTAAGCTCGTTTTCAAGTTTACTAGTAATAAAGGTTTTACGTTTTATGTAATAATCATACCTAATAAGATAATATGAATCAATTATTTCATAAACAGTTTGATATTTACGTAATTGTTCTTTTTCATTAAACAAATGCATATTTGAAGTTGATTGAATGCTATAGAGTTTCAAATATTTTTCTATGCCTTCAATATTATAGTCATGTTTTTCTAATAATAATTTACTCATTACTCCTGGATAAAATGTGATTTCAAAATCAACATGCAAATCTGTTGACATGTCTTTAAAATCCTTAATATTAGTTTCTTTGGTTTCTTTGCTTTCTTTGCTTTCATTTTTAATAGTACTATTAATTTTTTGTTCTAAAAATTCTTTATAGTCTTGAGTCCATGTTCCAATAGGTAATTCAGTTACACGAATTTTATCATTACCAAGTATTTCATAACATCCTTTAATAACATATTTTTGTGATTGTTCATCACATGGATAAATCGTGCCTTTAAAATTATTGTAAAATGGTTGCACTAACAAAGTTTTCATAATAGCACTAGTATAATTTTTAAGCTTTCCTTCCAAATAATCTATTATTTGAATAGGATTGTAACACATAATATCCGTGCTAAAGCCGGTTCCTATACCCTTTGTGCCGTTGACAAGAATCATCGGAATAATTGGAACATAATAAATTGGTTCTACATATACTCCATCATCTTCATTATATTTAAGAACATAGTCATCTAATTCGGGAAATAATTTTCGTGTAATTGGATTTAAATATGTATAAATATACCTTTCAGATGCAGCATCTCTTCCGGCTCCCATTAATCGTGTTCCAAACTGACCACATGGCATAAATAAATTAATATTGTTTGACCCAACGTAATTTTGAGCCATTCCAATAATAGCACCATTTAAACTGGCTTCACCATGGTGATAGCAAGAATGTTCTGATACATAACCACTAAATTGAGCCACTTTCATTTCCGAAGTCAAATTTTTCTTAAAAGCGGCAAACAAAATTTTGCGCAAACTTATTTTTAAGCCATCACATAAATTTGGAATAGATCTATCATTATCATATTTTGAAAAATGTATCATATCATTATTAATAAATTCTTCATATGTAACATCCAAATTTGAAGTATTTAAATATAAATTACGGTCATAATGTGATAACCAACTTTTGCGATCATCTGCACGCTTCTTATTAAAAACCATATCGATTGTTTGTCTTGAGTTTTCGGTGCTTATAAAATTCACTATTTTTTTCTTTAAAAAGTATTCTTTGAATTCTTTACTAGTGCTTGTTCCCAAACCCTTATAATATTTAATGGACCACTTATTAATATCATGTGTTCCAGAATCCTTCCACTTCATATATTCCCCATTATTATAAAATTCTAATGTTTCTTTGCCTTTTGTTGCCTTTAAAATAGGAGTATTCATATATCCAATAAAATTAGGTATTTGAATTAGTGAGTTCCATTCACTATCAATCATATTAATTCCAAGGCCTTTAATATGGCTCCCATCAAGGTCCTGATCTGTCATAAATAACAATTTGCCATAACGTAATTTAGTATTAACATCATTAATAGTGTATTCCTTTCCGTGTTCTAAACCCAATATTTGTTTAATTTCAGTAATTTCTTTATTTTCTGAAATTTTACTAACATTTTCACCACGAATATTAAACATTTTGCCTTTCATAGGATATACACCAATAATATTACGATCTTCACGAGAAAGACCAGAAATAATACCTGATTTTGCTGAATCTCCTTCGCATAAAATTAGTATGCACTCATTTGATTTATTTGTTCCTGCATAATTTGCATCTACAAGTTTTGGAATATTGCGAATTGTTTTGCATTTTGTGCCATCTGTTTTTTTTGCTGCCTTATTTTCCTTTACTTCTGTTAAACTACATGCAACAGACATAACACCCATTTTTGCCAATTTTTCTATAAATTTTGCACTAACATCACACGACGATCCAAAATTAGAAACAGCACTATTTAAATAATCTTTTGTTTGACTGTCAAATGCAGGATTTTCAATAGTGCAATTTACAAATACCATAAGTTGTTCTTTAATTGAAGCCGGTTTTACTTCAATATGTTTTTTTTCTTTAATATAAAGAGTTAATTTTTTTACTAACTGCCCCACAATATATTCCACGTGTTTTCCACCTTTGGATGTGTGAATACCGTTTACAAAACTAACTTGTGTAAATTCTTGATTTGGTGCTAAACAAACACTATATTCCCACCGTTCATTTGCCTTTTCATAGTATCGTTGATGTTCACTTTTACATCCAATATAAAGATTAACATAACTTTCAAAGTCCTTAACATCTGGGTCGAGTTTAAGATTATTGTATTTAACTTTAACAGATTTATCTGTTACTGCCGCAATATCAAAAATACGCCTAACTAATAGTGCTTTAAAATCCTTATCAAAATTGCCTTCTTTTAAACCAAGCCGCTTAAAATCGGGCTTAAAACTAACAGTTGTATAAGGTTTGCCTTTACATTTAGTGATTGTTGGTTTTTCAATAATATTTAAATTGTCTTTAAATACTTGAACGTATTTTTGACCTGTTTTAGCATCAACTGTTTCAATTTTACCCCATGACGACCATATTAAAACCAATTTGAATCCAAACCCATTTTTTCCTCCCACTACTTTTTTCTCGGTTTTGTCATAGTTTGTTGAAGTTCTCATATGTGCAAAAATTAGTTCTGGAATCCATACATTATATTCTGAATGTATCGAAACATCAATACCATTTCCGTCATTTGTTAATGTAATAATGCCGTCATCGGCAATAGTGATTTCAATATGTGTTACTGGATAATTTTTATCAGTTATGCTATTTTCTGGGTTATTAGCAATTAATTGTTCCATTCTTAGTGCATGATCCCTACAATTAACGATCGCCTCATCAAACAGTTTATACAGTCCAGGAATAAACGTAATATTTTTTTCTACAATTTTCTTATTTTCCTCATCATAAATATACATATTTGAAGAAATTTGCTCAATTGATCCAATATATGTATCTGGATTATCTAATACATGCTCTTTATCTGTTTTTTTTTGATATTTTTTATCTATATTATTTGTTGCCATAATAGTATTAATGACTATTATAATAAAAGTACATTGATTTATCAATTTTATTTATAAATAAAATTTATAAAAATAAAACAAAAAATAAAATAAAAATAAAACAAAAAATAAAACAAAAACAAAACAAAAACAAAAACAAAATAAAAATAGCAATTTTAGATTAATTATGAATATATTGTCATTAATTTTTTTAATACTATATACAAATAATGACAAATTGCTTTCCATTAAATAGTATTTTTGATGGAATTGTAAATAATAAAATTCGTTTTAGAAATTCAAATAATAATAGTGTTATTCGTGTAATAGGCCCGTATGGATTATACAATACTTCAAATAATAAAAACTATATAATTAGAGATGTTAGTAAAAATTATCCACTAACATTTTATAATAGTTCTAATCATAGTTATAATACTATATCAAATATAATTGTTAGTGAGCCTCTAAATAAAAACATACCAATCATAATTTACGTATCAAAAGGACAAGATTATAGTTTTAATAATAATGACTATTTCAGATTTTATGACAGCTCATATGAACTGTTAAATATTAATCATGGTGGAGTTTATAGGAGCGATAGTTCTTTAAGTACACTAACTAGTAATTTTTACTTTATGAATTCACAAAAATATAAATTTATTGCAACTCGCGATATTTGCTCATCACAACCTTTTACTATTTCTGGTGCTTCTTTATCATTAATAGGTGATAGATTTTTATCCAGCGTTGGTGCAAGTTTTGAAATTACTATACCAAATGATGCAAATAATAATATAAATAAAATTTTTTATGCCGATAATGATAATGATATTTCTGGTGATTTATTTATATTAAGAGATAATAGTTCAAGTTATTATTATGGTGATATAAGTTTTTCTATTACTAATTATAGCAATTATAGCTCTACAAAAATTTCTATAAAACCCTATAATTTTAATTATGGAACAATAAATAATTTTGATTATAACACTATTTATGGAAATGGTGCTATTTCAAATATTGATTTCTTTAGTTATTCTGATTCTTGTAGATATATTACTCTTGGATATACATATTCTGGGTATGAATTATTGAATAAAATAAGTGCAATTGACTTGAGTATTAACAGTAATAATACTTTTCGAGCAAGTTTCAATAAAAATAGACATTTGATTAATTCGGGTTTTAATTATGATCTAAGTTTTGGTTTAGCAATCAAAGATTACCATATTATTGATATATCTAAAAATTTTCCATTAAGATTACTTAATGTTAGTATTAGTAATAGCATATATATAGATGAAACTTATCAACCGTATAGATTAGGAATAGATACAATAAGTGGCACAAATTTTTATTATGGCTCACTAAAGATAAAAGTTGTTAATAATTTTTCAAAAGTTGATGTTGAATTTATTTCTCATTCAAATAATGTAGTAGACTCTTCTTATATAGTAAGTTTTAATTATGATGATACTCTAACTGCATCAAGACATATTGTATATGATAACTTAAGTAATTCTATACCAAACTATGATTTTTCTAATACTATTTTAGATCTTAGAAATCAATTTAATAGTAATTATAATATTACAAATTATACTAATCCAAGTAATCTATTTACTTTAAATTTGAATACAGACTATAATGAATTGGGTTTTGTTTCCAGAGATAGATTAAGTAATATCTTAACTAATTACGTTTCAATCACACCACCTATTGAAGTACTTAATCTTGAATTAAGCGCTAATTTTTTAAATAGGCCTTTTTACATTTACTATAATGTTATAGACTATGAAAATAGTACTATTCAAAATATTAGAGCAATAAAACTTAATGCCGGACCCATTATTGAAATTAGTAATAATTACAATACTAATAATAATAGTATTTTTGATTTCAGTATTAATAGTAATTCTAATGCATCTAGTTATAATTTTTACGAAGATATTAAAGTTTTCATATATGATAAAAGTAAAAATAAAGTTAATATTCCATTTGAATTAGTAATTAATGGAAGTTATTTTAATAGCAGTACAACATTAACTAATTACACAATTAGTTATGAATTTGCCAATTTTGGTCCTATTAATACTATAAACAATTATTCAATATATAATACTAATGTTGAAACAACACGCGCTGATGGTGTAAGCACTATTACGCTTACACAAATAGACAGCAGTAGTGTATTAATTACAAATAGAGCGAGTCCATTATTTGCCTCTGCAATAAATCAAACAATTATAACTTATAATGATTCGTCTTCTAATATAAAGAGTATAACTTTTCATAAAACAGACAGCACCCCATTTTTGTTTAATATTACTAGAAAATTTGATGAACCACTCACATTATATAACTTTAATTTATCACTTGCGCCTAATAAAATAGATGTATCATTAGGTTTAAGTCCTACTAAATTTTTTTTTACTGCTATAGACAGTAATTTACAGACATTTACTATTAGTGGAAACTTCATAAAACCGCTGTTTTTTAATGATACTGGAACTAGTGGTTATATAGACTTGTCATATATTGGTAATTATAATTTAACTATTAATACAAAAAGTTTAGGATTGAGCGATTCTTATAGGCTTGAATATTCTGGTAATTTTTTTGATCCAACTATGTCAGATATTTCAAAAACTTATAAAATAGTGGTCCAAGACAAAGAAGCGCCTAGTTTAACTTTTTTTGATATAAGTGGTAAAATTTTAACAGACCTAGTTTATTTTAAATATTATTTGCCCAGAAGAAGACCGTTCAAAATTATAAATGATATATGTTTTATAAAATTATCAGTTTTTTCTCTAAGTTATGAATATGTAGATGATAATCCTGTTTTATTATATAATGACAATTCTATATATAATTTATTAAAAAGTGATTTAAGTTTTAGTGTTATTAACGCATCATCATCAAACATAAAGTTTAATGCTAATGAAGTTAGTTATAATGCTTTTATTGATGCAAGTTGTATTATAAAGTATAGAGTAAAAGATATTTGTGTTAATTATTCACAATTTATTTCATTAGAATTAAACTTTATAAATATACCAAATGTTAGACTAAGAGGTCCTTCTATAAAAACACTAGAATATGTTGATGATTTGAGTTTTAAAGATTTAGGATTAGAATTTCTAAATGGTACATCTGCTGTTTCATATGAACCTAATTATAATATTTCTTCATATAATAACACCAACACTATTGTAACCACTTCTCTCAATATTAATGGTTTGCATTCTATAACACTAGATGCAACAAATATTGATTTTAGAAAACTTGGAAATTATTATTTGGAATATTCTATTGTCCAATTAGACTATTTTTCTATCCCTATAGAACCTATTGTAAATGGTCCCGCACAAACCAAAACTCTTACACGTTTAATAAAAATAGTAGATACTACTAAGCCGTATATTTTTTTTCCGGATTTAAGTTTTATTATTGATGGTTCGAATGGGAGATTGGTCGATGGCACACCATATTGGTCTGCGCGTGAGCCTCGTTCTAAAATATATTCATTTACTAATAGAACTAATAATATTGATTTAAGTTTTACTATAAAAACACATATAGAGGATGTTAAGATAGTAATTGATAATTTTGATTTATGTGATAATTATTTTCTTAATCCAGACCCTTATGAAGAAAGAGATATTGATTTGTCGTGGATAATACGAGTGAACAATAACACTACACCTTTTATAATAGATGATTTAGATAATTATTTTGATTCTAATTTTCAATTAAATAAAGTAACACATCCAGTTAACACAAACAATTTAAATTATAGACCCCCAATCATATTCAAATATACCATATTTGATGGGTGTAATAATACTTTTAGTTTTGATAGAAAAGTAAATATATTAGATGAAGTTACACCTACAATTGTTTTTAACTTTACTAACTGTTATAATGATAGAGCGTCTTATTATTTTAATTATAATTATGTTAGGTTTGATAGTTTAAATAAAGATTTTTCATATGTTGCATTTAATTATTTGAATTCATCAATTTCAATAAGAGATTTAGATTTTATTAAAGAAATTAGCTCAGTTTTGTTTGATTTTACTCTGTCTGATAACATGCAATATATAGACCAAAATAATTTTACTATAACGTTAAGTGGGTCTAGTGTTTCGTCTCTTAACAATAAAGCTATTGGAAAAAATAGCAGTTCACTAACTAATGATGTAAAAGATCTATTTAAAAAAATTGGTTCTTCATTTAGTTTAATATATGATATAAGTGATAATCAAAATAAAGGTGCACGCGTTACAAGAAATGTAAAAATTATTGATGATCCAAGTTTTAATTTTACATTTAGTTACTTAAATAGCACTATTAGTAGTGTAACATTAAGTTTTGGTGATACAAATTTTAATTTGCAAAGAGATGTATCTATAAATCATAATCGTCTTAGTAGAGCTGATATAAGTTATGATATAAGTTTTATATTTTCTGAAAGTGCGATTACTTCAATAAGCGGTTCTAGTTCTAGACGCTATGACCCAAATGCTTTAATATATACTTTGGGTAGTGTTGATATTAGCTATTTTCCTGTTAATGAACTAACTAACCAAAAAAGTTTAGAAGTAATTGTAAAAAATCCTGGACCACAAATAACCTTCAGTCAAGGCAAAGATATAAGTCATCAAAGTTATACGCCTTTAAGTGATGCTTCTCTAATTTTTGGTGTGATAGCTACAAGTATATATGATGAGTTTTATTATTATAACAATTATACAACAATAAGTTATAGTGAAACAAATTTTAGTGTTATTTTAGATGTGTCACTAAATGTTAATGATCCATCAATTGGAACCTACAACTTAATTTATAGTTCAAGAGACAAAAATGGTGTTGATTTTAGTACCATTCGTCAATTGTTTGTTTACGACACTCAAGCACCCGTTTTTACACTTATTTACGGTGATAATAAATATATATCATCAAATCGGGTATGGACACTAAGCTATAATTCAGTATATATTGAATACGGTGCAAATGTTTATGATAGTGCAACAAAAATAGTAAGTTATATTAATAATGGTGTGGGTTCACTTATACTTAACAGTTTATATCGGTCTGTTGACGGAATTCAATATAATATTGGCTATAAAAGAATAACTTCTACTACTTCTGAGTCTATTAGTTTTGAGTCCATTAATACATCATTAATTGATATATGTTATGAAGTAATATACAGTGTAAAAGATTTGTGCAATAATGAAATTGTAGAAAGAAGAACATTAAAAATAACCAGAAATAAGCAACCACTACTATATCCTTATATTGAAGTAGATATTAGTTCACATCAACAAAGCTCTAAGTCCTTTTATTATTTATTAAAAGATTTAAGTAATAATGATGTTTCTTTAACACAAATAAATAAATCTATTCCGCGTAATCTCGGAAACTTAACACAAACTATTAATTATGACTTAAGTTTGGGATTTGTTAATAAAAACAATAATAATATTATAACATGTGAAGCTATAAAACAGATTGTTTTTTCTAAAACAACAAATGCTAACTATGTAAGATTCAAATTGTATGCAACATCATATGATGGCTCTAGAAACTTAATAAATAGTTCATACGTTGATTACTCGATAAATAGTTTAAGAGTATACAATTCTCCAATAGATTATCAGCCTATAACTTTTTATGCGATTGATAATTGTCAAAATGTGTTAGAACAACAAAATAGTATTACCCTTTATTTAAAAATAATTGATACAAAGCCCCCTAGTGTAAGATTATTGACAAATGTAAATTTTACAGATCCTAATCGTCTTGAATATCCATTTCTATCTCAAGCTGCTTTTAATATATTAAAAACACCTAATCAAATTAACTATTTTGATAGTTATGAAAATACTTATTTAAATTATATAAGATATTATAAATTAATATCATCAAATATAGTTCTAATAGATCCAGGACTAGCAATTGAAGATATTGTTGATGGGAGTGTTAATTATATTAATGAACAACTTAGTCCTAATAATACTAATTTTCGTATTAGTGATATTAGTGTTGTGTACTTAAAACAATCCAATCAACCAAATCAACCCAATCAAATTAGTAACATATTAAATGTATTAACTATTTCGGGAAATTATATTCAGAAATATAGTGTAAAAGATAGACAAAATAATAATGTTGATGTTTCAAGAATAATCTTTGTTACATCATTTCCACCAATAATAAGGTTAAATTATCAACAAGATAGCAGTAATAATGAGTATAGTCTTTATCTTATGCAACGTTATGATAAAATTATAGAAAAAAATGGGTATGTGAGAGATTTTAGTGATATTTCTATAGATTTTGAAAAGGTTAGTATTGACTATAGTAATTTAAATGAAAACTTGTGCGGTTCATATTTTGTAAACTATAGTGTTGCTAATAGTAATAATCTGATTGGAACAACAACAAGAAAAGTGGAAGTTTATGATCCAATCATATTGAAAAAAAATAATAGTTATGATTTTTCACAACTAATAAGTAACTTGAATGGTACTTCAAAATTTATTTTGACAAATGGTGTTTATAATTTTGATGTATCGTATAATTTAGCTTTCACAATAGTAGCGCAAAATTTTGATACTAGTAAAAATCCATATATTATAAGTGATTTGCTAAGTATAACAAGTGATTTATATATTACTTTTGAAACTGAAAAATATTATTATAATAAAGTTGCATTAACAATTAGTGGTAATTTTGAGAGATGTTCTGTAAAGTTCAGAACAATTAGTGATATTATTAATCCTTTTAGAAGCAATTTAATAAATAAAATAGCTCGTTATTTATTTGTATATAGTGCTAATGATTTTTTTATTAATTTGCAAGACTATTATAATAGTTTGAAATATCCGGATCCGACTACAATTACTAAGTCATTTGTAATAGATGTTAGTAATTTAAATAATGCAGGAAGTTTGCCTTTTTTTACAATTGATTCAAAAAAACAAGATTTACATTTAGCATATGGAGTTTATCGATTTGGACAAAACATATATAAAAATTTCTATAATAGAATTAGATTTTCTACTACTTATGACGGAACACATAATGGTGGAATAGAATATACCAAAACTGTTTTTACAAATAAGCTGCCTGGAATATCTAGGCTTTCTTCTAATGTAGATATATATACTCAAATAACTATTAATGCAACAACACCTGGAGTATTATATTATTATTCAGAAAATTTTAAAAATATGGGTGGAAAAATAGAAATTAAAAATAATATTGTCCTTCAAAAAAACATAGTAATTTTAAACAGTTATGTTCTTACTAGTGATACAAATAATTTTTTTACTTCTACAAATACCTTCTTGGGTGTAAGTAATGAAAAAATGAATGACCGAATCGTGTTGAGTCAAAAATTTGACCTTAGTTTTATTAAACCAAATATTAATAGTATTGCTAATACTATTAGCAATATAAATATTTGTTGCATTACACAAAATAATATTAAAAACAATATATTTTATAATTTAAATAGGCATCCTAATAAACTAATAATTGGAAAACATAACCCATCATTTATTAATACTATTTATAGTATTAATAGTTCTACATATTTAGTAGACACATCTAGAATAAGTTTTAATAATACTTATATTAATCAGTTTAATATTACTTACGAGTCGTCTTATGCTCTTATAAAGACTCCAGATTTAACTACTTATGATAGAAGTTTGAAAAATGTATTTTATTATAATCCTATTTATAATGCTAATGTAAGAAGCGATGATAATATTCTAAACTATATGAATTTTTTTAAAAATAATTCAGTTATTCCTAGTGAGTTAACTATGAATGATTTTAGTTATGCTATTAGTGAATTTTTATTTGCGAGACCAAGCAATATATTAAATTTAGATCGTGCAAATGTTTACGCTAATAGTTCTGCTAGTAGTACATCATATTTATCGGCACCTAGAATAAAAATAACAAACATTATTGATAATTATGTTATGTTTTCATTAGATGTTATTTATAATAATTTATTGTTTCAAACTTTTGAATTTCTTGTATACAGTTCGCGAAATACAAGTTTTTCAACATTATCTGATACTATTAGCATGGAACGGTTGTTTTTTTATAATAATTCACTTGTTCTAGCAAACCATTTATTATATTCTAGTACTATTAGTGGCTTTTATAATGGACCACAGATTTTTGACGAATTATATAGAGATTCTAGTGTTCCTATTATGAATGTAACTCAAAATATGGTTTTTTTGAATATACAAGATAACAATTCAACATCATCAGTTTGTGGTATAACAAAGCAAAATTTATACAATAATATGTATATAGATGAAAGTGGAAATTTTATTTTTCATAAATATAGTGAAAATACTATCGTAAATTATCAAGTAAATGACGCAAATTTAACATTAGAAAAAACTTTGCAAGAAAATTCAAACAATCAGTTATATTTATTAGATGTATGTTCAAATGTTTCTTATAATAGTTTTAACAATAATGCTTTGACTATTAATGCATTAACAGACTTATCAACTAATAAAAATTATAGTATAGCGCTAATATATGAAATTTATAATGAAATAGATATTAGTATTAATTATAATTTATTAGATAGTCTATATATAGTACCTGCATATGATAATGATATTCCACAATATAGAAGAATAAACAATAATTATAGTACATTCTATAACTATAATAGTTCTATAAATAATTTAACAAGTGATTTACATAGTAATTGTTATGCTATTAATTTGAGTGATTATTTTGATATAACTTTAGTAAATAGTCGCTTGTCACAACTAAATGGATTAAACATAAATATTAATAAAAATAATTTAATTTATATATTACAAGATATAAGTTATAATAATAATGATTTTACATTATTTAATCTCGAATCATCATTCAATATTATTTACGAAAAAATACATATAACAACATTAAATGATATGCAAATAACATTATTTAATTTATATTTCAAATTAAAGCACTTACTATATATTTTAGGTAATATATGGTCTTTGTCTACTGATTATATAAACTCTATTAGTGTTCGAATTTCTTATACTTCTACCATTAATGTACACTCATATTCTGAATTTTTTCAATTCAATAATTTTTTAATCAATTCTTTTGATAGCACATTAAGCACATTAGCACTTAATAATTTATATAAAGACATATTAACAGACACAAAAAATTTTATAACTATTTACAACGAAATAATAAATGATTTTGGCTTTTTTCTAACTTATGTAATAATATTAAACCCTGTGTACTCTACTTTTGAGTTTAACAGCACTATACTAAAACAATTAATATTTGACTTAAATTTGCTTACTGAAAATATTGACAATTTAATTCTTAGTGAACAAACCAAGGTTGTGCCATCTCTAACAATACCATCATCGCTAATTTTTCCCAGCTATAGTTCTATAATTAATATATATGATGTTTTAACTAGTTTTTACTATATTTATAATGGTAGTCAGATTTTTTTTAAATCTTTGAATGCAGTAGAACGAACTCGTCCAGATATTCCTCTATTTACTTCTCAGTTTCGTAATTTACTTGATAAAAGTAATGTAAATCCAATAATTTTTTTAGAAAATTGTAAAGCTAATTTGGCGTTGCTAAATACTTATTTTAATTTTATTGTAATAAATAATGATTATGACCTTGATATAGCAACAAGTGTGTTTAACTTAGATATAGTAAATATATCCAACTTCTCTGAATTCATAACTATATTTAATCGTTTTCAAACTCATTTTACAAATTTAATAGTAAATTACACAACAGTTGAACGGCTACCATCTAGTATTACATATATTAACACTAATTTTGAACTTACAGGTTCTCAAATATTAATACATAGTAAAATATCAAATAGTATTAGTCTAACCTTTAATATTCAATATAAGTCTTACTTTTTCAATTATCTTGATCTTTCAACTATTGTATTAGATGTTATGTTACCCGATATAATTCCACCAACATTAGTATTTGCAAATAATAATTATACATTAAATCAATCTGATTTGACTAGTAGTTCCATTATAAATGTGATAACAAATCTTATTAAAGATGTAAGTTATATTGATTTAAATCAGCAACATACATTAACTCTTAATAATACTTATTATAGCTATTATGATACTAATTCCACTACTAATTCCACTATTATTTCTAATTATTTTACTAATTCTTTGGTGGAAATTATTTTACCAAGTGTGTATGGTGCAGATTTTGGAATAAATAGAAGTATTATTATTGATATTTTGTATAAGATTAAAGACAACGCAAATAATATTAATACTATTACTCGTAAATTACTTATTTATAGGGCACTCAATTTGCCAATATTTTATTATAAAATAGAATCTACTTTTTATCTAAAAATTATAGGCCAAATCAATTTCAAAGTCGAAATACTAGAAAATATAAATGTCTTAGCTCTTAAAAATGAGTTAATAAATAATATATATATAGTTGATGCGGCAAACATATTAACAGATGATTTAATAGGTGCTTCCATATTAAATGCTAGTGATTTTTTCTTAATTTCATCAATACTATTGCCTATTAATAGGGTTGTTATAAAAGATTTATCAAATGTTACAATAGCCACTTATAATATAATAGATGATACATTTATAAATTCCTATAATTTTAATCCTGGTCGACAATTAGCAAATAATAGTATAACACTTTTACAGCCTGGAACTTATATTTTGACTTATATCAGTTCTATTAGTGCATTATCTAATGGAACTAGTTCTGTAACTAGAATATTGCAAGTAAATCCTATTGTTAGTGTTATAGCACAAATTGACCCCCATTGTTGTTATCCTAAGGTTGAATATAAACCGATTCAAGATAATTATAAATTGGGTTCTCAAAATACAACTAAAATGAGGCGCGCAAAACTTATTATTAATAGAAATAGATAGATAGTTTTTATAGTTTTTATAGTTTTTATAGTTTTTATAGTTTTTTTGGTTTTTATAAATTTTTGTATAAAATTTATAAAAACTTGATTACAATTTATTATATCATAGGCTCCAAAATGTCTATATTAAAAATTGCTTCAGGATTATTTATTTTTTTCTTTGCAATTTGATATTTTTCAAATAGTGGATTTTTCAATACATTTTGCGGTGTATGTTTATGAACTATTCGTGCTATCATTTTATATAACTTAAAGTCTGGATATCTCTCTGACCCGTCATTTTTATATAATATATTTTTATTTTTATCATCATAAACCCATTCTATTATTATTTTTTTTATAGACGACTTTATTTTTTTTATATTTTCCAAATCTTCAATAAAATAGTCAAATAAACTGCATCCTAGTCTGCATAAGTCAAAGCTGTAATTTGGGTCAATACGAGGTTTATTATCATTAAAATATGGTTCACAATTATATTGTGTACTTGCATCACCATCATCAGAATAACTGTCGCTGCATATAAATTTATTTCTAAACTTATAAATTGCTCTTCCAAAATCTATTATTTTGTATATTTTACCAAATGTAGGCACCTTATAATGACTATTATTATATTTATAATATAAATATTTCTTTTCTGTAAATATATACACAATATTATTAGTATGAAGATCATTATGTGTAAAATGAAATATTTTTTGATATGTTATTAATGTAAATAAAATTTGTAAAACAATTGATTCCCATTCTGCATCGCTTATTTTTTTACTTAATATATATGAATCAAGAGTATCTTCGCAGCATTCTAATATTATCATTTTAACTGGAAACTTTTCAATAGTACAATAAATAGCATCACATGTTGAACTAGCGCTACTAATAGCGCTATTACTAGCATTAGAAGAAACTGCATCGTCATCATCATCACTTGGGCTTGTTGAACATGTATTAGACGATCGTGACGAACAAGTTAATCCAGATTTATTAGATTCATTAATACTATTACTTGATTTATGTGACTGCTTTTCTATAGTGCTAATATTTTCATATGTTAGACTACAATTTGTAGGATCGGTTTCATTAAGTGCGCTTACTTCGTCGTTAATATTAATAATGTCACTACTTGTGCTAACACTAGAAGTTATTTTTTCATCATTATTAATAACACATAAATCCAATTCTAAGTCATCAACTATTAATGAGTCATTTATATTTAATACTAAAGTTTTCTTATTATTTCTTGTATTATTAAAAAAATATCTAACTTTGTCGCTATCCTCTAAAAAAAAGAGAGAATTTTTATGATTATGAAAATAATCAGATTCGGCTAAAAATTCAATATCTTCTGATACATCTAATTTATATTTGTTTTTTATCCCCAAAAATCCACCATAATAATTTATTCCATTATAAAAATTGTGGTTATTTAATAAGTAACTTGATAAAAAAGAAAAAAATCCATCAATATATGCCGAATTATTTGGGTCCAAAATCTTTTTATATTTTGCTGAATACATTTCATTAGTTTCTTCTAAATGTTTGGGTAATTCTAATATATTATAACTAGTATCATATTTTCCAAGCATATATTTAATGGGGTCAACTAATGGGCTGAATTTAACATAAATTTTTGTATCATGTTTATTGTTGCAACTATCTATAATTGTTCCTAAAAATTTATTATAACTTTCCTTTTCCAAAAAAGTTTCAAGTTTATATTTATTATTCAAATTAATTGAATTATAATTAGAACTATTTAACTCAAAATATTGTGCATAAAGTGGTATATAATTTTGAATAGCTTCTAAATCAGCATAATCTACTTTACTAATAACTTCAAAAAGTTGTTTATTATTGTTTTTTCTGTAATTTATTTCCATTTAATTAATTAATTATAATAATTTTTTTAATATATAACACAATTTATTAGTTTATTAGTTTATAAGTCTTTTTTCTAAAAACGGTAAATATAGTAATAAGTAAAATGCATAATAAATCATTATTGAATTTACGCTCCAACACCATATGCTTCCCGCACTACCATCATTCATAAAATTTATAGCAACAACTACTAAACTTAGTACACCAAATATAATTCCAACCCATATTTTTTCATAAAAAAATATAAATAAAAGAAAAAATAACCAAAATAAGAAAATAAATGGATCTGGACCAAAAAACTTCCAATTTAAGTGTCCTCGCTTACTTAGTACACTATGAATATGTGTAGTGGAGAATTTATATATTGAAAATGGAATTGCAAAAGATAAATATATCATTATTAGTAAATTTCGCAATTGTATATTTTTTAATATCATCAAACTTGCGAGTGGTTGCATAAAAAATATTAAAAGTATTCCAAATATAGAAAAAATATTATTATACACACTATTATTTATATTTCTCCAAATAAAAAACTCAATAAGCTGCATAAATATGAAAGATGCTAAAAAAATATAAATGTATGGATTATTTAGTTCTTGAATTTTATATTTGGTATACTCATTATTATAAATAATAAGTAACAATACAAAACTACTAAATAAAAAGGTGTTTAATGAAACATGTTCATTCCAACACATATTATATAATAAAATAATATATTAATAAAATAATATATTAGTAAAATAATTAATAAATTTATTAGTTTATTAGTTTAAATATTAGTATATTTAATATACTTATTAATTAAGTATTTAGTAATGACATTAGAATTAAAAAAATTTGATATAAAATCTATTAGTTTTAGGCCAGATGAAAATAAAGGCCCCGTTATAGTATTAATCGGTCGCCGTGATACTGGAAAATCTTATTTAGTGCGAGATTTGCTTTATTATCATCAAGATATTCCAATAGGAACCGTTATTAGTGGAACAGAAGCAGGTAACGGGTTTTATGCTGAACATGTCCCTAAACTATTTATTCACGACGAATATAATACTGCTATTGTAGAAAATATATTAAAAAGGCAAAAAACCGTTTTAAAACAAATAAAAAAAGAAGTAGAAGTTTATAAAAAATCAAATATTGATCCTCGTGCATTTGTTATTTTAGACGATTGTTTATATGATGGTAGTTGGACTAAAGATAAAATGATGCGTCTACTATTTATGAATGGTCGCCATTGGAAGATCATGTTAGTTATTACTATGCAATATCCTTTAGGTATTCCCCCAAATTTGCGCACAAATATTGATTATGTTTTTATATTGCGTGAACCATACATAGCAAATCGGCGACGTATTTATGAGAATTATGCGGGTATGTTTCCTACTTTTGAGAGTTTTTGCCAAGTTATGGACCAATGCACAGAAAACTATGAATGTTTAGTAATTAACAATAATTCTAAATCAAATAAGTTGCACGACCAAATTTTTTGGTATAAAGCCGATCATCATAAGACATTTAAATTAGGGTCAAAAGAGTTTTGGGAAATTAGTAAAAATTTAGACTCCGATAATGAAGAAGAAATGTATGACCCAAACATAAGAGATAAGAAAAAGGGTCCAAAAATTAATGTGCGGAAAACTAAATGGTAATCTATATGGTAATCTATATGGTAATCTAAATTTGCAAAATAGTATATAAAATAAAAACAATACATAATTATATGTGGGCAACTTATAATTATGCTAATTTTCCAACAATATATGTAACTATTAGCGGTTCTATCGAGAGAACAAGTGATTTTACAGATTTTATAGAACAATGGTTATCATTATTTAACTCTAATAAAGACTACAATTTATATTTTGATACTGTTAATTGTGGTTACATAAATATAAAATATGCTATTTTAATGGCGCATAAGATTAAACAATTTAAGAAAAAAAAATATAGCAATTTACAATTTAGCAAAATTTTAGTTGCAAATAAATCAATATTAATTTTATTGCGTCTTATTTTTTATATTGAATCACCGTTAGCACCTGTTGAAGTATTATATAAGAAAAACAATAGTATATTAAGTGAACATTTTCAGCGATGTTAAAATTTTTCTTTAACTTATTTAACTTAACTAACTTAAATACTTTATGATTCTGTTTCTGTTTCTGTTTCTGTTTCTGGCTCAGAAGCATCACCATCTTCTTCATCAAGACTAGTCAGCTTTTCAGCCCGTTCTTTTTGCCGTCTTAAAATCTCTCCAATACCGTGGTCATTATTTTCTTGCTTTCCGACAATAACATCTTCGGCTTCAAATAGCTCTTTACGTAATTGGGCAGTTGTTGAGTCATCACTTGAACCATCACCAAATAATAAATTTTTACCCGGAACATCCATTCTGTCAGCATTAATTAAATTGCCATCTTCATCGATTGTTTGCATTAATTTATTTCCCTCTTTTTCTGCTTTAGCAATATTTTCTCTAATTGCTTTTTGTTTGCTTTCTTTTACACGCACTTTAAATTGTTCTTTCGAAATTTCATCATTTTTCTTCTTTTGCGCCATTAGCTCATTTAATTCTTTTTCTAAGTATTCTACTTTCCCAGTTTTATATGCTTCCGGATGAAAAGGCATCCACAAACCTACTTGACCAATATATACATCATGATTCGGGTCGCTCTCTCTTAACATCTTACATTTTATTTCTGCTTCATCTTGAGAACCAAATACACCCCTAACTTTAATACCTCTAATATTTGTTTGAAAGCTATGTTCTTGATTGTATAATTTTTGCAAGTCTTCTTCTTTTGAATCAACAAATGATTTGTAGTCATCTTCTAATGAGGTTACAAATAAATTGTCTTTTTCTTCTTCAACAAATTCTTCCATGTCTTTTGTTAAACTATTAAAGTCCAAATTATATTTATATGCTAAGAAATTTAGAAACTGTGTATATTTGTCAAATGTTTTTCTAAATTCAAAGTTTTTTAAGAAGTGCTCAAAAAAAAATAACTCTTTGTTTTTAATATGATTTTCGGGTGAAATAAAACTTAAGCATACATATTTCTGACCGCTGATTGGTCGGTCTTCATCTAATAAATCAACTATTTTTTCATTTGCTAAATTTGAATTTGTAGTTTCCTTAACTTTAGAAGTTTTTTTACCAGGCATTTATAAATTATACTAATTTATAATTTTTAAGTATTTATTTTATATACTATTTAACTTTATTAAATAATAATTAAAGATTATTATATTTTTTTCTTCTTTATTATTATAAAACATTATGAATTTTACAATGAGTGAACTAGTAAAAAGAGCAGTAAAATATTTAATTGAAGGTTTAATGGTTGCGATTGTTGCTTTTGTTATTCCACAAAAGCAATTAAAATTTGAAGAAGTAGCAATAATTGGTTTAATGGCGGCTGCAACATTCTCAATATTAGACACATTTATTCCGTCTATGGGAGTTTCAGCACGCTCTGGAGCCGGTTTTGGTATTGGTGCTAATTTGGTAGGGTTTCCACGAATTGGTTAAATAATTGCAATACAAATAATAATATAATATATTATTATAATTTAAATAATATACAAAAATGGCATTTACAAGATTTTACGATGATCCTTGTAGAATTCAAAAATATTTAGAAGAGAGCACTAATATTGGAAATTATGGCATTAATGTTCCTGGAAATGGAGTAACACCATCATTATTAAATGATCCACATATTAACATGCAAAAATGGGGGGCTAATTTATCACAAAACAAAACTGATTTAGAAAGTGAATTACATATATTGCATAGAAAGTTAAATAAAGATACTATTAGAGAAAATAATTATGTTGATTATTTAAACACTAATCCTATTTATAATAAAAAAAGTTATAGCATACATAATGATGAAATAACAGCCCAATCAAGAGCCACGCATCCTTCGTGGATATATAGAGAAATTAACAATTTTAATGGTGAAAATAATAATACTAATGTTCCAAATAATTTCAATTATTTACACTTGAATCCACAAGAAAATATATGTATTCCTTTTCATAATAATATTAGTTCTAGAATTATTCAAAAAGACTATTATCAATTAAATAATAATTTTGATATTGAACGTAGAATCACAAACTAATTACATAATTATATATATTAAATATAATAATATTTTTAATATATTATATAAAATACTATGGCGGCTTTAGCAATTCCTATAGTACTATTAGGTAGTATATATATATTATCGGAACAAGAAAAAAAAGAGGTTCATACACAAAATAATATTGCTGCTAAAATTTTAGCAAATGATTTTTTTACAGAAGGACAATTAACAGCTCCAGAAGGATTTACTAATTATAATAATACTAATATTGATAACTTAATAGCTATGAAAAATGACTCTATAAATAATTATAACAATCAAAATCAACAAACTGATAAATTTTTTGTTGCGAACTCAACAAATATTATAAGAGAGCCTCCTAGAAATATTAATCTAATGTCAGGCCAACAAACCAATACTTCTGATTTTAAGCATAGCAATATGCAACCTTTTTATGGGGCTAAAATTCGTGGTTCTCTTGATGATATTAATTTAACAGAATCAATATTAGATTCCAAACAAGGGAGTGGAAGTCAAATTAATTCTAAAGCAGAAATTGCTCCATTATTTAGTCCATATGATAATGTAAATCTTCCGAATGGAACCCCTAATAATAGTGATTTTTTTCAGTCTCGCATAAATGAATCTATGAAAATGTCTAATGTAACTTTATGGGAACAACAAAGAGTGGGGCCCGGACTTAATTTAGGATACGGTTCTCAAAATAGTTCTGGTTTGAATAGCGGAGGCGTTGAAGGCAGTCATGGTTTCAATTCGGGTATGATGGCGCGCGAATCATGGTTGCCTAAATCGGTTGATAATTTAAGGGTTGATACTAATCCTAAAATATCATATAATTTAGACGGACACCAAGGTCCGGCTATTTATCCAATTAAAATGCAGGGTCCTAATACTAAAATTGGAGTTGTTGAAAAACATTTACCCGATAAATCATATGAATCGGGGCCTACACGGTGGTTTACCACTACTGGCGTAGAACAAGCTCCACCGATTAGAAGCACCCAAGTAATTCCTATGGAAAATAGGATTAGCACAACACGCGAATATTATGGCGCAACTTCAAATACTGAAGCCGGTCGAGCATCCTATATTAAGCAAGATTTTGAAGACTCTAAAAAACAAACACTATCAGGGCTGCCAATAATAAATGCTAGTGCAAGTGGGAAAAATAGTGCTAATCCAAATGATTATGGTTATAATAGTTATAATTTTTTCAATAATAATAGAACAACTGATCGGGAACCGCCCGATTTTGGAGGAATTTATGGAATGGCAAAAGCATCTTTTGCCCCCATTTTAGATATTTTTAGACAAACACGAAAAGAAAATACAATTGGCAATTTACGCCAAACAGGTAATGTGAATGGATTAACTCCAACCGGCCATTTATTTAATATTAATGATAAAACAAAAGTAACAAACAGAGAGATGACAACAAATAAAATAGATATGAATTTTGTAAACGTTCAAGGACAAAATAATAATGGTAATGCATATCAAGTAACACAACATCAAAATTATGACAATCAAAGAACAACCACAAGCACCGAATATATTGGTTCTGGAAATGCTTGTGGTTCAGGATTAAGACCATATAATAACGCATATGCTCAGCAAAATAATGTAAATAAAAGTTACGAGTCTCGCACGAATCAAGGCTCCATGAATTTATTTAATAATCATAATAATTCTACAACTAGTCGTAACGAATCTTTACTTCAGCAAAATAGAGGACATGTAAATAATGGTGGTCCAAATGTTACACCATCGGTTGATTTTATTGGTCAAATGAATGGAATGCAAAGTTACGATATAAATTTTAATAATTCGCGCATGGACGAATCATTATTGTCTGCTTTTAAGAATAATCCATATACTAAATCTTTAACTAGTGTTGCTTAAAATTACAGATTATATTTATTAATTAATATATAAATTTTGAATATTAATTAATAATCTTATATAAGATTATTTATTATAAATAAGGATAGTTATAGAAAACTATAATAATAGTAGTTTTATTTTTTTAAGTATTATTAATATAACTATTATTAGTGTAACTATTATTAGTGTAACTATTATTAGTGTAACTATTATTAGTGTAACTATTATTAGTATAATTATTATTAATAGTATTTAATACTTATTTTCTAGATCTCCTCTTTTTTGTCTTTGACTTATCATGCCTTACCCATCCAAATTTACCTTTTTTAGTAAAATAGCCTGCTTTTTCTAAACGTTTTTCACGTTTGGCGCGATTATATACTTTTTTTGATACTACATGTCCGCGCTTATTCATGAGTAAATCGGTTTTTTTAAGATTTCCTTTTGTTTTGTATGCTGTTCCGTGCCAAACTTGGGCACGCGAACCATTTAAGATTGGATATTTATGTCCATTAATATGATACATGTTGTCTGCAGATTTCATATGTTTTTTTACCATTGTTATAAATTAATATGAGAAAATAATTATTTGCTAAATTAATTAGTAAATTATTATAATATTTGTTTATTTTTGTTTATTTTTAGTTATTTTGTTTATTTTATAATATTAACACTTTATAAATATTATGTCAAATTCCGATTATAATAAAATAATTAGCACCATTAACAGCGTAACGCAAGACTATACGTATACTCCTGACCCAAATAATTTAATATGTATTGATACTTCAAATAATAGAATAGGAATTAATACGATAGAACCGTCATGTTCTTTGCATATAAGTGGTGGAGATATAATTGTAAATAATATTTATGCAAATACTATTTGTGGAAGTGTTATTAAAATTAATGCTAATGCAAATGCTAGTTCTGACATTATTACTATTGATATTAGTAATAGCACGGGTGTTAATATTAAAACTGGTGATACTTGTGGAAATGCGGTTACTATAAATGGTGTAAGAGTAGCAACTACTCAACATATTACAAATGCGATTCCAAATGGAGTGATTGTTGCTTATTATAGTTCAACAAATAATTATAGTTCAACAAATATACCAAACGGATGGGCTTTATGTGATGGAGGTGGAACTCCTGCCCGCCCTAACATACCTTATTTAAATCTACTATATCCATATATAATGAAAATAAACACCGATTTTAGTTATAATACTATACCAACTTTGCCCAGCGCCCCTGTCTTTAGTATCAGGCAAATTTCCACTAATAGTGTTAAAATAACATGGACCGAGCCAATAAATATTGGAAATAGCGTAATAACAGGGTATAAGATATATAGTAATAATGTGCTACAATCTACTCAACTAAGTGGTAGTAGAGAATATACTGTACCCAGTTTAACAACAGGTACAACATACAATTTTACCCTTACTGCATTAAATAGTGTAGGAGAATCCAAGAGTATGCCAAAACAAACCATACAAATAACATGAATATAGTATAGCTTCTAAATATATCTATAATAGATAGAAATTAAAGCATAATTCATTATTTAACATTAAGGATTTAACATATTAAATACAAATATTTCTATTTATTATTTCTATTTACTATTTCTATTTAAAGATTTAATAACTATTTAACTAAAATAGTTATGTTATCTAATGATTGTGGGGACAATAATGTTTTAACAATTAAAACAGTTCAAATTGCACCATTTCGCATTTTAATGGCTGCACTAAAGGATATTTTATTAGAAACAAACATTATTTTTACAAAGCAAGGTATTAAAATCATAAATATGGATAAAACACATACAATTTTAGTCCATTTATTTTTAAAAGCGGAAAATTTTGAATTTTATGAGTGCAAATATGAGAAAATAATTGTGGGGGTTAATATATTACATTTGTTCAAATTGATTACTGCGATCGATAATGATGATACACTTACAATCTATATTGAAAATGATGATTATAATGATGGTATTGTAACCGAATTGGGTCTAAAATTTGAAAATGGCAATATTAAGCAATCTAAAATACAAAAATTAAAATTAATTGAACCCGAACAAGACGAACTAGAAATTCCAAATATTGAATTTTCATCAGTTATTAATATGCCATCTAATGATTTTCAAAAGATTATTAGAGACTTGGCTAATATATCAGAAAAAATAGAAATCAAATCAGTTGAAAATGAGCTAATTTTCAAATGTGCTGGTCAATTTGCAAAAGCAGAAATAAGGCGAAGTGAAAATAATACAAATATGCAAATGATTAATAAGCAACATAATAAAATTATACAAGGTGAATATTCACTCAAAAATCTAGTATATTTTATTAAATGCACTAATTTATGTAATCAAATTGAAATTTATTTAGAAAATAATAGACCATTAATAGTAAAATATAATGTGGCTTCCCTTGGAGAAATCAAATTATGTTTATCACCATTACCGTCTTCTGGAAGTAGTTAAATACTTTTATTTTATATTATATTTAAAATTCATTATTGTTTATGAGCTTTAAATACACAAACTTGTTGGTCTATTGGAAAAAAAGTATGAATATTAAAAGGGTCTTTATTTACAGCAAAATCTAATGACTTAAGACTCTTTTTATCCTTCATCCATATTTTAATTATACAAAAGTTCTTTTTTGGACTTACGGAAACACCATTAATATTATTCAAAATAGTTTCATCATCAATAAAACTGGCACCAATTATTTTATATAAAATAATTTTAAATAGTGCTACAATATCATTATTATTTATTTTATAAGAAAAATAGCCACCATTTATATTATCTTCCGATTCCCATAATGGCAATATTTTTTCTTTCATAAAAAATAGCATAGTCTTTTTTATTATGGCTTCATTTAAGTTTTCAACAAATAGAACTAGTTCTTGTAAATTACTAAATTCAGAAATTTTATTATAACTATCAATTGTCCAATCATTATCGTTTTGATAATGTATCCAACAAGACCATAAATTATTTAATTTATACATGTATAAATAGTATTACTAAATATATTTTATTATGTTTTTATATATATATAATATTTTGTTAGGTTGGTCTATTTACACATGTATTTGTAATAGGGTCTCTAACCTTTCCACCATAACAAGTGGGAATACATAATCCGGTTGAGTCGCGTTCTCTACCGGGTGGACATATTTCATAACATGTTAACCCCGTTCGTGCTTTAAATCGTGCAGGTGTTTCATTTGCAGGACATACTTCATTATTTTGTGCAGCACGACCACCGCTTAATATTTCTCGTGCAAAGTTCCTATTTCGCGCTTGGTCTAGTGAATTTAAATTATGATAATCATAGCTTAAACTAGTGACACCTGAACTGGTGGTAGCACTTGGTGGTGTTCCATTCCAAGTAGCTTGTTCTGCTGCCGATAATCTATTCCATAGTCTTTCTATTTCTTGATCTATTGTAACATTATTAACTGTCGAACTTGTGCCATATAATTGTCTTCTAACACTAGGATATTTACTTTCTTTAAATTTTAGATAACCATTTAGCCTATAAGTTGTATTATATCTTTCTCCATAGTTTAAATAATCTCCAGATAAAGTGCGTGCACTATCTAACGTAATAGTGTCGCTGTTGATAATAGGACTCATAGGTAAACCTAAAAATGTATTATTTAGTAAAGTGCTTGTATCATAACCGCTTGTAATATAATTATTATATAAATTGTTGTTGTCTCTTACACTATTTGAAAATAGTGTATTATATAATCTGGAATTTACAACATCTCTAACAAATGATTGTTCCGCTAATCTATTTATAACACTATTAACAATATAATATTTGGTTGGATTTCTAGATAAATCATAAGTATTACGTGACAAATCAAATGTAAGATCGATTTTATCATACAACTCTTTTCTAAGGTTATCTCTATCCAACCTATTTTCATTTCTAAATTTGTCATATAAATAAGAATATTGTTGTTGATTTAATAACTCTGAGTCTGTTAAATCAAATTTATTTAAACTAACATCTCGTGCACTATTTAAATTTTTTCTTAAATCTTTTTTATCGGGGTCTAAACCAAAGATTTGCAGTAACAAAGTAGAAATTAATGTCATCATTATTATAGGTATAAAAACTAGAACCCACGCAATTACACTATATCCTAAACTACACAAAATATTTAGTATTAGTGTAAATATAATCATAATTACAAATTTTATAAAAGCACTATTAAAAACACCAGCATAAATGTCGATAAATATTTGAATAAGTGAAAAACCTATATAAACCAAAGCAGGACCACAAAGTTGTGTTAATAACATTATAATATTATAGTACACTAATATTATAATATATTAGCACTATTTTACTAATTTAGTGATTCATTTTTTATTCAATATATCAATCAATATATTCAGTTTTTCAACAGTATTTTTAAAACTTGCTAACTCTTTTTCTAACACCATTTGTTTCTCTTCTTTTTCATGTAATGTTTTTCTTAAGTTTTCAATAGTTAGAGTTTCATTATTTTTTTCATTATTTTTTTCATTATTTGCTACTTCTTTTTCTAATTTACTAATTAAATTATTTTTTTCTTGGATTACATTTGTAAAATTATGCATTTGCTCTTGTAATTGTTTTTTCAATTTAAGAGAGCTGTTATTTTCATAGTTGATATCATTATTTTCATAATTAGCTACTTCTTTTTCTAATTTAGTTATTAATAAATCTTTATCTTGCAAAAGTTTAACAAACATTTGCAGCTGTTCTTGTTGTTTTCTCATTATTTCTACTATTTGTTCATTATTTAATGGTATTTGTTTTCCGTCTTGACTTAAAATAATTTGGCCTTGTGAGTTTTGTTGTTCTAATCCCAACTTTCGTCTCTCTTCTTCTATTTCCTTAATTTGTTTTATTACATCTGGTTTGTTTGCTGGTTCACCTGGTTGATATTTTTGTAGTAAAGTGTCCAATCTCTCCATATAAAACTCTTTAAAGTCTTTATCTTTTATAAATTCATCTACACTACGATCTGATGTTTTTTGATAATTATTTTCGCCACTTTCTAATAATTTTTTCTTATCAAATGTATTATGAATATGTGAAAATACTAAGATTGTTTTTTTCGGTTCTAATTGAACAAATGGAACACTATAATTTTTTAAAAAGGCTTTTTCTTCGGCTAATGCCGCATTATCATCATAGCTATGATCTTTTAATAATTCACGCTTAAAAGCAAATGTTCCGGCTGTAGCATGTGATGGACTATACGGACCAAATTGAAACATTTTTTGTATATGCTTAAACCATATATAAATTTCACTTGCGCCAGCACACAAAGCATTTGGATGAGTTAATAACATATTAACAGCATGTGAAACACGCTCTGGAGGATAATAATCATCATCATCCATATATACTAATATATCACCTTTGGATTTGGCATGCATAATATTTCTTTTTTTTCCTAGCGACATTTTCTCGGCATAATAAAAATATTTTACTTGACTAATTCCAGATACTAAATCTTCTATTTTATCTGTTCCATCATCTATAATAATCCATTCCATTTTATCTTTTGGATAATCTTGATGATTAAAACATTTAATAGTATATTCCCAAAACGGACGCCGGTTAAATGTTGGGGTGCAAACACTTACAAATGGTAGCTCATTTTGTTTTTTCTCTCTATTTTTTTTCCCCATTTAATAATATAATATTTTAACTATTAGTTTTAAATAAAAATATTATATTATATTATATTATATTTTTACAAATATGATTTTATTTTTATTAAATTAACTGCTTAATGTAGTTATTATTTTGTATAATATTATTAATGCCAATAGTGAACCAACAACACCAGCGCTTTCATCGCGTAAATACTTAACACTATTAGTTATTACAACAATACAAAACAATAATGTTAATATATTGCCATGACTCTTAATTATTTTAAGTAAGCTGGTATAATTTTTAAATGGCACATAAAAAAAACCAATCAAGACATATAAATTCAAATAAAAAAATGCAATTATAGTTCCAAAAAGACCTGCTGGCATAGCAAAATAAATTATAAAATTTATTAATATTGTTATCCAAAATGTATGCGCAAATACACAAGGTACTATTAAAACTAAAATAATTGCTAGTTGAATACCTATACAAAGAAAAAACATTAAAATGGAGGAAATAAAAGTTAAGATCCACAAACCGGTTCCTTGTCTATCAAACCAATCATTCCATTCTTGTGGTGTTAGTGTTGAGCCAATATATTTAATCCAAAGTGTCCATGAACGAACATATGTACACAGACACCATTTTCTAAGTGTTGGCCACTTTCCCGTTTCATCTACTGATGTATCAGTTGAACTCCTATTTGCTATATCAGTTATAAAGTCAAATAGATGAAAATTTAATGTTATATCAGATCGTCGTATTGGATAAAACCAATTCAAAATTTTTTCATCTATTATTTTATTATCTTCATCTACTATACTTGAATTGTCTTTTTCGCCTGTGATTTTCGTTTTACCTTTAATAACAACAAAGTTCACTATACTATACCAATCAAACCATGAATATATTCTTTCAAAAATATTTTCGGGCTTTACTTTACCTTGTGAATATTTAATATATGAACCTCTTCTATAACCTACAAATGTAAATAACAGAAACACATAAGACAACGCAGCAAAAAACCATAAAACCATTATTAAAAACATTAATAAAAATAAACATGCACCACCCAAAACAGGTTGGTTATCTACATATTTAGTATAAATATTACCCCATAAGCCCATAAAAAGAAATACAAAAATTACTCCCGATATTACTTCCTTATATTTACTAGGTTTTCCTTCATATATATCTGAAGAATAGTAATTTATCTTCTTTAATATTAGTTTAATAAATGCTCTTGTAACTATTATACAATAAAAGAATCCAAGCAAAAATGATCTTATTGACATATTACCAAGTTCTTGTGGTTCAAACCTTTGTTTAGCTTTTCCTTCATCATCATAATCGGCATCTCCATCATTAACATCTCGTTTATTAAAAAATGTAATTAAATTATAAGGAAATGTTTCATACCAAACTTCGTTTTCTCTAATAGAACTTGTGATTTCTTCTTCGCATTTACTTATTCTTGTTACTTCCATCGTCTTAGAAGTAAGTGAATTATCATCTCCTACATTATATGGTAAATTACCTAAATTTGTTACTATGTGTCTTAAACTACATTCTCCAAAAGTAAACCAATATTCATAACATGAGGCGATTATTGCAAGTCCTATTATTGTTGCAACATCTGTAGTAATTTGTATTACCAAGTCTTTTATCTCTAATTTTTTTCTACTTATTGGTGCAGTATAACATAGTTTACGTTCACCTTTTTCTCTACCTATAGCTGTATTGGCATCATAATATCGAACTCCCATATAATAAGAAGACTCTTCTGCTCCTGCTATTCCAGCCACTCCAGTACAAGTTTGAGCACTAGTATCTAAAACACAACATCCATTTGTATTTTTTAAATATGGATCACTTGTAAACAGATTTTGTGAGCAATCTTGCAAAGGACTAATATTAAATACAAGAGGTGTATTTGGAAATATTGTGCTATTTATTGAAAGATCCGTTATTTCAGGACAATTAGCTAAACTCCTAGAACCTATTAAAGTAGTATTAGTGTCAAATAGTGATGTAGCCGGCATCAATACTAATATATCATATTATAATATTTTAAACATATTTAAACATAAAACATATTTTAAAACATATTAAACATATTTAAACATATTTTAAACATAGTTACATATTTTGATTATGAGTATAAATGTTTATTGCTATAAATTTGACACTATGGATAAATATCTTGATTTTAAAGATGTATTAATTCTTCCTAAAAAATCAAATTTAAATAGCAGAAAAGAAGTTATACTTGAAAAAACCATCATTTTTCAAAATGGAGTGTCATGGACTGGTATTCCTATTGTAGCAGCAAATATGACAACTATTGGAACACTAGAAATATATAAAGTATTAAGCACTTATAAAATTATTACTGCTCTCCATAAATTTCATAAACTGCAAGATTTACTTGATTATAATAAAGAAAATAGTGATTCTAAATTAAATCCTGACTATTTTATGATTTCAACAGGAATAAGTGATGACGATTATGTTAACTTAAAACATATTTTAGATAATTTTGACTGCAAATTCATATGTGTTGATATAGCAAATGGTTACATTTCTAAATTTATTGAATTTTGTAAAGTAATAAGAAACGAATATCCTACAAAGATTATTTTAGCAGGTAATGTATGCACAACGGAAGGAATAGAGTTATTAAATCGTGCAGAAATAGACATTCATAAAGTGGGTATTGGTGGTGGTAGTGCATGCACAACACGAATTCAAACAGGAATAGGTATGCCACAGCTTAGTTGTGTTTTAGAATGCGTTCAAGAATGTAAAGAGATTAATCGCATTAATTTTGAAATATGCTATGAATATGATCAACATAAACATAACAAATCATTTATTTTAAGTGATGGAGGTATTACATGTCCTGGTGATTTGGCAAAAGCGTTTGGTGCTGGTGCTGATTTTGTAATGATTGGCGGGGCATTTTCAGGACATGATGAGAATCCCGGACAAATAATTATTGATGAAAAAACGGGCACAAAACATAAATTTTTTTATGGTATGAGTTCAAGTTATGCTATGAAAAATAATTATGCAGCAAATAACAACACAAATTATAGAAGTTCTGAAGGGCGCGAACTCAAAGTTCCTTATAAGGGTGCATTAAAAAATACTATAGAAAATTATTTGGGAGGACTTAGAAGTGCATGCACTTATACAAATAGTGCTAATTTAGATGAGCTAGCACATAATACTAAGTTTATTATAGTAAATAATCAATATAATTCATGTTTACTATAAGAAAATAAGAAAATAAGAAAATAAGAAAATAAGAAAATAAGAAAATAAGAAAAATTGATATAAATTTTTAAAATAATAAAACTATTATAATTATAATTTAATAGATAATAATAAATAATGGAAATAACACAAACCAAAGGATTAAAGCGTAGTGTTATAGATAAATTTTATACAAAAAAGGAAACTGTAGATTATATTTTTGAACTATTTAAAGAATATATTACACCAAACAATAACGATATAATTATAGAACCAAGTGCAGGTAATGGTGCATTTATTAATGCTATTAAATCTTTAAAATGTAATTATGAGTTTTATGACTTAGAACCTGAGCACGAGGAAATTATTAAGCAAGATTATTTGCTTTATAATGCGAGTGCGAATGCGAGTGCTAACCCTGATAAAAAAATACATATATTAGGTAATCCTCCATTTGGTCGGCAATCTTCATTAGCAATAAAATTTATAAAAAAATCTTGTGAATTTTGTAGTAGTATATCATTTGTTTTGCCAAAAAGTTTTAAGAAAGATAGTTTAAAAAAAACTTTTTCACCAAATTTTCATTTACTTTATGAAATAGATTTGCCAGAAAAATCATTTTTGGTAAATACTACAGAACACGATGTTCCATGTATATTTCAAATATGGATAAAGAAAACATATGCTAGAGATGTTTCCACAAAATTAGAACCGCATAATTTTATATTTGTAAAAAAAACAGATAATCCAAGTATTTCATTTCGTCGTGTTGGTGTTAATGCAGGAACTATTGATGTAAATTGTAGCAATAAAAGTGTTCAATCACATTATTTTATTAGATTTACAAATTCTAATGACTTAGAAACTAATCTTGATTTATTAAAATCGCTAGTTTATGATTCAAATAATACAGTTGGTCCTAAATCTATAGGTAAGCAAGAATTAATTAAAGAATTTAATAAGGTCCTTTGATGGTATTGTTCCATTTGGATAAGTGTTAATTAAATCTGTTCCTTTAACAAATTTAATTTTTATTTCAGGAAAATTTACATTACTAACAATAATATAGTTTAACTTTCGTGCTTTGGCTTCAAAAATTTCTTTGTTAAATTTTCTTCCTTCACCAATCATATTTGAAGGCATAAATTTGCATCCTCGTGATGTAAATGTTTTTTGGTCATATTTAATATTTTCGTCATTACTATCTACAAAATCATAGGATTTACAACCCCCAATATGAATTAATTCATAATTAAGCATTAACCATTTTTCTATAAAATGTGAAAATGGACGACCATCTTTGAAAATTTCAATAATAATTGCTTGAGGCAAATTTCCAAAACTATACTCTGCCAGGTTGACCATAAAAGTTTTATTAAATATGATTTGATTTTTAATCATAATTAACATGATTCATAAAAGTAATAATTGTTAATCAATTTTAAAAATTACTAAATTAACAGGATTTTTTACACCTTTTTCATTCACATAGTATTTAATGATTTTTGCGTTTCTTTAAGCGTAATGTTTTTTTATGTTTCTTATTTTTACGTCTTCTTATTCTTGTCCCACCACTTAATCTTCTTTTTTGTTCCTCTGTATATTTATCATGTACATTATTATAGCTGTTAATCAAGAGCATGAGTTTTCCAAGCTCTGTAGCTGTTTGTGTTTTTAATTTTTCTGCGTTTACTTTACGCTTCAGTCTTATTTCTGGCGGCGTCCTGCCCCTATTTCTCTCTAAGTTTAATAATATTAATTCAAGTCTGCTCTTTTTTGTTGTTAATTTCTGTCTTAGCGCATGCATTTGTAAACGTTTTCTATCTAGTAACCTAATATTCTCAACAAGCTTATGTGTTTGTAAGTCAGAAAGCGGACGGCTTAGTAGTGTTTTTAGTGTTTGTAAGAGTGAATCTGGTACATTTAATGCTTTTGGTAATTCTTCACCTTGATATATATCTCTTTGCTCGTCTGCTGCAAATGCACTTTGTAATTCTGCATCTTGATCTTCATTTCTTTGCTCTTCTTCTGCAAATGCACTTTGTAATTCTGCTTCTTGATTTGCAGCTCTTTGCTCATCTTCTGCAAATGCATTTCGTAATTCTTTATCTCTAATATCTTCTTCTCGTGCTAGTTCCTGCTCTAGTCCCGACAATATCTCAAGGTCGTCAGCATTTTCTGCTGCATGTTTACGTGCTTCTTCTAGTGCTAGTTCCTCATCTAGTTCCAACAACATAGCAAGTTCTTCTGCTGCACGTTTACGTGCTTCTTCTGCTTGTTGTGCTGCATCTTCTTGTGCTAGTTTCTCTCGTTCCAACAATCTATCAAGTTCTTCGGCTTTTTCTGCTGCATGTTTACGTGCTTTTGATGTTGTTTCGCGACGTACTTTTTCATTTGCCGCCCTTGCACGTTCTGCTCGATCTTTTGCTCGTCGTTCTTCTTCTGTATAATCGTCAACTCTACTTCTATTTTTCATAGTTGTTCCTGATACTCCTGGTTTTCTTGCTTTTCTTGTTTTACTTGTATTTGGAGATACTAGTCTTGCTTCCATTTCATTATCTAATTTTTTTTGATATGACTCTAAATTTTGAATTGCTTTTTTTTTACCACTAAAACCACTAAACATAATATATAATATTATATAATATTATATATAACTAAATTACTAAATTACTAAATTACTAAATTACTAAATTACTAAATTACTAAATTACTAAATTACTAAATTACTAAATTAGCGGGATTTTTTTTTAAATGTTTTGCTTACTCTTTTTAATATGCTAAGAGATGCTTTTTTTGTTAATGTAAAAATACTTGACCTCAAACCCGTTATATTTGCTTTATAATTTTCTTGCATGCTATTATAATTATTTCTAATTATAGAGATGTATGCTTTATCTTGAATACTTGTGTTTTTTAGAATAATAGGTTTATAATCAATTCCATAACCAATAAATCTCTCAGTCAAAGATTTTTTTGAACTACTAGTCGTTAAATCTTTAATTGAACTAATATTAACACTATTAATATTACTAAATTCAGCAAGAGTCAAAGATTTCAACTTGCTTATTATAGTACTTTCAACTAATTTTTCCAAAGTATACGCTATTTTTGGTGAAAGCCCTTTTGCATTTCTTAAATTTTTATTATTCTTTTTTTGTCCTCCTACAAATGTAGGGTCAACATCATCATAATATTCAATAATACTTGCTATTTCTAGTTGCCCTGATGATTTTAGTTTTTCCTGTAACTCAATTAGTTTTGCTGTATCCATATCTTCTCTTTTTAAATCTACACAAAAGAACGCAACTAATCCAATTATATAATCTTTTGCTTCTACTTCTTTAACATAGTTATATAATGCATCGCGTTTTTCCTTATATATTTTTTGAGGTTTTGGTCTTGTTTCATTTTCAAGTCTAGTAATATGTTCTTGTGAAATATAATTGTTTTCTATAATTAATAATGGCAATATTTCTACCACCGCATCATAAATGTCTTGTAATGATGTTATAGAACCATCGTCTATTTTCTTTTTAATATACACATCACCTTTTTTGCGCATCAAAGCATTAACATTATAATCTAAATCAAAACCAACATCTGACTCTTCGTCTTCGGGCAAAATAGAATATGGTTTTAATAGATTTATAAATTTATGTAAAATATATTTATTATGTATTTTTTCGCTACTAAAAGAATTGTTAAACTCTTTTATATAAGCTAACGTTATTTTACTGTCTTTTATTTTGTCGTTTAGTGGATTATAATGTATAATTTTATTAAATGCACTAGTGTTTGATGTTAACTCTCTTAGTTCTTTATCATTTTTTTTTAATAACATTAAATATGCTTCCATCGCCTGTGAATGAACTGTTATCCACCGTTCAACCATACCTAATGTGCAACTTGGTGCTCCTTTTCCGTGTGCATTAAATATTTCATTAAAATAATATTGTATAAAATTATGCATATATAAATCCGTATTTAGAATTAAAAATGTTACTGAATATGTGACTAATTGTAAGAAACACCAATTTCCACTTAAGTTTGGTTTAAACATAATTAAGTGCATCATAAACTCATCACTAAATGCACGAACTAAATTGGCTAACATAACCGTTTTTTCGGCTTCATTATAGTTTAATTTGAACGAAATATAATTAGTTAATGCAATCGGAAAATTCTTTTTAATACGAGCTTTAATATCATCGGATGTTAAACTTTGTTGTGTCTGTAATATTGTAGTGTAGTTAGCTCTTAAGTTATCTAGAAACATAACAATTGTTTCGCCTGTTTCACTAACAACCACTTTTTCCGCATATTTAGTTAGTCCTCCATGAGAACTAATTAAAAGTTCGGTCATGGAGTTACTAAATTGCAAGTCTGATTCAGGTGGAATACCACTATCGTTGAATGCTTGAAATAGTTGCTCTTTATTATCTATAATAAATTTAATACGAGCATGTGTTTCGTTGGCAGCTTGTTGGATATCAGAAAATTCAAATTCACGACCTGTATCATTATTTCTACTACCCTGAACGTATAATGTTCCGTCTGGTCTTTGAAGTTGGTAAGGCACCAGCTCTATACCTGTTGTGTTTTGAAATGAAGTATTGTTATTTACAGTTGTATTTCTAAAATCTGCTCCACCCACATTTGCTACCTCAAAAATTGTTCCAACAATATTTGTTCCGTTAAAGTTTGCATTTATTAATTTTACATTTGTAAAATTGGCCGCTGTTAAATCCGGTTTATTTTTATAGTTTTGTTTTACTTGTGTAAAATCAAAGGTTTCAAATCCAGTAGCACTTGCAAAACTACAATTTTTTATATTAGTATTAAACATACTAACTGCTGGAACAATAACAATATGATGAGTAGTTCCAAAACGAACTACATCAAAATAGTCATACGGATTTATATTATATTTGGGGTTTTTGAAATCTAGAACGTCAATATTTAAAGCATTATATTGACTATACCGCATGGCCACATAATCACGATTTATAGTCCATCTTGAAGCTCCTGCTGCCTTCTTTTCTGCTAGTTTACGGCCAACAAATTCTTCTTTAAACAGCTCAAATCCGTTTGGATTATGTGCATTACATAATTCTTTAAATTCTTCTGTTTTATTTTCACCGTAAAGAAATAATAGCTCATCATGTTCCAAAAATATATTGCCAAACCAATTAAACTTGTTAACTATTAAAGTATGATTAACTTCTCGTGCAGCAAATTTTGTTCCTTCTAAATCACAATTATCAAAATTTACCCCGTATAAATCACATTGTATAAAGTCATTATTTCTTAGATTTAATAGATTGGTGTCGCGAGTATTATATTTTGAATCAAAATTAAATTTAAATAGTTTAAAATGACATTCTCTGAAAACTGTATTGTTTATAATATTATTGTTATCAAATATTACTGTATATTGATATTGATATTCTTTAATAGCACTAAAACGCACAGACATGAAATTACATTCCAATATTTTACAATTTATAAATCTTAGTGCAGATTCAACATTTAATAGTGTTGAACGAAATGTAGTATTATTAAAAGTGCAGTTTTCAAAACAACTAAACGAAAAATAACAGTCAATAAAATGAACATTTATAAAGGTGCAGTTTTTGAAATAATAACACCTAAAATTTTCTTTTGTAAATAGATTTGATTTAAAACTACAATTTAAGAACATAATATTTCTATTTCCTGGCATACCAAGTTTATCATAATTTATACCAGTTTTGTTAAATTTGCAATTTTCAAAAACTATTTCCGATGAAACTACTCTTTCTTCAAGCGTAGCCAATAATGAACCATTTGGATTTACCCAATTTTTGCTACCTATAAATTTAGCAAAATCATATAAATTAGAACGTAGCATATGATATTTTCTGTTAATTGGCTTTATATAGCTACGACCTTGACGCTGAACACTACTATCATAAGTAAAACTACCTTCATAAAAATTGCAATTTTTAAATGTAGGTAAATTATTATTAATTGTATTTACAGTATTATCAAAAAAATTTAATGGTCCAATATCAATATCATAAAATTCACAATCTATAAATTGAGATTCAATTAAATTTACATTAGTAAAATTAAAATCTTCTCTAAGAAATTTATTATGTTTTTTTTTTACTGTTTTATAATCTGTTGAGCGTAATGCTATTTTATTGTATTTAGATTGCATTATATTTATAAATTTGCTTTGTTTAAATATTATAGCATTTAAGTTGGTTGAAGAAAAACTGGTGCTTACAAATACACAACCAACAATTTCTTTTATTATAGAAGAAAGTTTGGCCGTTTTTGAATAACCTAATACTTTATTGCCAAATTTACAAAAGTAAAAATATAAATTACTAAGTTTTTCTGGTGTTCCATGAGTTATTAAGATTTCCTTTATTTTAGCTCTGTATATATCTTGTGATGTAAGACCTTCACATAATAACTCTGATATGTCTTTATTTAATTTAACTAATTCTAGCTTAGCTTTATAAAGTGTTGCTATTTTGGTTGACGCTAGATTTTTTCTAGTAAATCTAGATTTGTAGATTTTTGATATTGTCGTTGCTGCTTCATTTTTTGCTTTTCTAGATTTATAAGCTTGTGCTATAGTATTTGCTGCGCGCGTTTCTATAAATTTTTTTATTTCTTCATCTCTTTTTTTTGCAGCATCAACTATAGTTGTTTTGGAAAAATCAGATTTAACATCACTAAGCACATTTTCTATTAATATAGAAAGTTGTGATTTAACAAAATCTTCGACTTCTGCATCGTGCATTTTTATGGTTACTGTTTTAGATAGTGGTGAATTTTTTTGTGTCCTAATTCTCTTTAACAATATGTTAACAAATTTTGATGTTAAAGATGACATATATATATATATAATATATAATACATTTACATTATTTCATTTACATTATTTCATTTTAATTCCAAAATAATATTCTAAATAACATTATTTAGAATATTATTTGGAATATTATTTGGTATTATAAAATAGTTTATAAAATAGTTTATAAAATATTACTATAGAATAATATAGTACTATTATGAAAGTTACTAACAATACAAAAAAGCTAGTTAAATTTGCCTTGTTATTTTTTATATTCTTTTCAAGTATTTATGTATTATATTTATTAAATAGTGAATTTAAAATAATTGAGAGTTTTTTTGAAACTTATGATTGTTCTGATTGTAAAGTTAAACCCAGTTCTGGCAATTGTATTCCAATATATGATATAAGTTATAGAAATGTAGGAACAGGTTCACTTATTGATTTATCTATTACTAACGTGCTAACCGATATGGTTTTTTGTGAATGGCAACCAAGTCCAATTTGTTTAAGTAATAATTTACCAAGTATTGATCAAAGATCTAATTATACAAATGCTCAAATACAAAATATACAGTCTAGAATGAATAATGTTACTTGTTGTGCCACTTCTAATAATACTTTCTATAGTTCGTATACTATTAGTTATGAAGCTATAAATAAAAACTCTATAAATTCTAGTGTTTGTAAAAGTTTAGATACTGAATTAGATAGACGATTTCGTGCTGGACAATTAAGAGTAAATGATACAAATTTTGTTAATTTACAACAACTTCAAACTAATTATCAATATAACTTGACAAAGAGCTTGTGTAATGATTTATCATTAAATAATTATAAACCCGGTCTAATATTTAAGAAGATTGATACAAGCACAAATATTTTTGAGGCACCTAATATTTTACCTAGAGATTTGGTAGATTTTATTATGAACTCTAATTTTGCTTCTAGAATAAAACTTGTTGATAATGCTACTGGTCTAAGACTATCAGATCCAGCATATTCAATAAATTTATCAGAAAGAAATAATATAAATCGTCATCTTACATTATTTAACTATTTGAATGAACAATTAGTATCTCGACAAGCAAGTTTAGCACGACGTGCTATATACGACGACTTAACAACCGAAGAGAAAACTAGATATACACAAGCCAGGACTGATTTAAAACGAATATTTACTAACTATGAAATTCCTGTATCAAGTTATTTAGACGTAAAATATAGGCTTAAATCAAAAGAATCACCAAATAATGATACATCAATAGCTAGTTTTTTACTAAATGCTAATCAGTTTTTTAATTGTTTTGGAGAAAGCAAATATGATAATAGCGGAGTATTTTCTGCTAGTAACTTATTAGATTTAAGTAATAATGATTACTTTGGGGTTGGAGCAGATGCTTCTTATGTTGCAAGTGGTGCTATTTTAGATACTGCTTATCCAAGCAATAATGACTTACAAATGGAATTAGCGCGATTACAGGGAATTCCATCTTCTGGAAATGCTCCAGTAAGTATTATTAGCACATATTTAAATGCCATAAATAGTTTTTATGAAAAGCAGATCGCTAATTTGACGGGTCCTAGAGATCATGTTTTTAATCAAGAATTAGTATTTGATAATAATACTTTAGAAACTGCAACCCCCACATTCTTTACTTATAATAGTCAGGCACCTCAAGCATATGCATGTCAACAAAGTGTAACGGGTAATAGTCTTTTTAAAGACTGTGGACCAGCTGCTTATGTTGAATTTTCTAAGTTTTAATGTATGCAATTAAAATTTATTTGTTATTAGTTATTAGTTATTAGTTATTAGTTATTAGTTAATAATTATTTAAAAATAATAGCGATAAAATATTAGATGGAATCATTAAAATATTATAGCAATATTACTAATATAAAAAAAATTATCCTTGATTATATTTCCAATTTAAATAGTAGCAATTCATATAAATATTTATATGTTTATGGTGAGCACGGAATAGGTAAAACAACTATTATTAAAACAATTATGACACACCTTAATTATAATATTAACTATATTGATTGTAATAGTAATAAATTAACAACGGATGAATTATTTAATATTTATACAAACAAAGATGTATATTCTTTGTTTTTAAATAATGTTAAATGTAATGCTATTATATTAGATAATATTAGTTATTATTTATATAATGATAAAAATTATTTGACTAGCCTAATAAAATTATTAAAAAAAAACATTAAATCTAAAAATACTAAATTTATTCCATTTATTATTATAAATAGTAATCAAGAAGACAAAAAATATAATGAACTATCCAAATTATCATATAATTTACAAATATTTCCACCTAGCAATTTAAATTTAGAACTAATTATTAAAAAACAATTTCCAAATATAGCCTATTTAAGTAATTATGATCTTATTATGACAAATATACTGAGTTATTTAAATAATAAATATTATAAACTTGATAATTTAGAATATTATTATGCAAATAATATTATACAGTTAAAATTTGATAATAGTTATAATTATTGTTATAATAGTATTAAAAATAGTAACGCAAATATTAAATTATTAACCAAGAATTTTTTACAATATAACTATTCTTTAAGTAATTTGGATATTATTAATTTTTTTGATAGAACAAGCTTAACATTATTGTTACATGAAAATATTATTAAATTATTTTCAAATTTCTTAACTTTAAAAGATTTAAAAATATATAAAGAAATATTACAAAATTATATATTTTGTGATTGTATTGATAAAAACATTTTTTTATATCAAATATGGCAATTAAATGATATTGTTTATATTATCAAAATATATTTTAATAATTTTATCCTGCAAAAACACAAATTACTAAATTATATTAATCAAAATGATATTATTTTTACAAAAATATTAACCAAGTATAGTAGCGAATATAATAATTATAATTTTATTTTTAGTAGCACTCAAAAATATAGTATTAATAAAAAAAACTTATTTTTATATATTTATTCGAAAAATAAACATTTGCACGAAATAAATGAACCAAATGACACATTTAATAATGACGATGATGAATCCAAATTATTGCATAAAAGAATTATGAAACTTATTGCACAATATACAAATTATTCACTTTCTAATTCTTCTAAATTTTTACAAACAACAGATATTATTGAAGACGAATTTTTCCATTAACTAATTTTCCAAGACATTTTCCAATATCATCATCTGGTAAGCATTCATAAATAGAATTATTTAATTCATTAATATAGTATTTTTTTTCTTCAATCCTGATTGACGTTAGCTCTTCCTCTTCTTCCTCTTCCTCTTCCTCTTCCTCTTCTTTTACTTCGTTAACATCTTTATCTTCTTCATCTTCCTCTTCCTCTTCCTCTTCAACTTCCTCTTCCTCTTCTTTATCGTCTTTATCGTCTTTATCGTCTTTATCTTTATCTTTATCTTTATCTTTATCTTTTACTTCGTTAACATCTTCATCTTCTTCGTCTTCTTCGTCTTCTTCCTCTTTCTCTTTCTCTTCCTCTTCCTCTTCCTCTTCCTCTTCCTCTTTTACTTCGTTACCATCTTCATCTTCTTCGTCTTCCTCTTCCTCTTCCTCTTCCTCTTCCTCTTCATCCTCATCTTCGTCCTCATCTTCGTCTTCTTCATCATCTTCTTCTTTTGCTTCACTTACGTTTTCTGCCTCTTCCTTTTTCTGAAGAAAGACGCTCTCTTTCTTAATTACATTATTTTTTAAATAATTTAGTTCAATAACTTTTACATCATTTGTGCTTTCATTATTATTAGCGAGTTCTACAACATTTAATGAAATATTTGTATTAGCATCATTTAATAATTGAAATTTGTCTTGCAATTCTTTATATTGTTGTGCTAGAATATTATAGTTATTTTGTAGTTCAATATATTCGGGGAGTTTGAATAATAACATTTTTAAGTCTTGCAATAAATCATTATTTTTCTCCTTTTTTTCTACATAGCTAGAGAGATTTGTTTTAAGAGACTTTGTAATATCACTTGATAATTTATTAATCAGATTATCAAACTCACTAGTCATCATATAGTATATTAGTGTAAATATTTTAAATATATTTAATATATATTTAAAACGATTTTTTAATAAAATAAAATAAAATAAAATAAAATAAAATAAAATAAAATAAAATAAAATAAAATAAAATATTATTTTACATTTATTTTATATGCTTTTTTATTAATATGTTTATTATTTAATATATAGTCTTCATTTTCATCATATAATTCAGGAAGTAATTTTGCCAAGGGTTTATCAACAAGTAATAATAATCTCTCGTTTTTCAACAACTTTCTATATTCTTGTATATTCAAATTTCCATAATACTTTTCTAACATATAAAATGGTGAAGGGGCACACTTTATGTTTTTTTCATAATTGTATATTTTGCAATACACATTATTGAGCAAGTAATATCTCTCAAATTTTTTTGAGGAATCTACATTTTCATTCATTAAAAATGAGGCACTACATTCTGGACTGCAAAAATTGCCATAACAATAATAAATGCCTTTCAGTTCATATTTTGGTATCATAATTGGTTCATTATCAAAATCATAAGTGCACCAAAAGCAGGCACATTTTTTAGTAATATTATTACTTTTTAATTGCTTTGACAAATCTTGAAGTTTCTTATATATATTTTTGCTATCTACTACATTATCATTTAATAATTTTTTATCATGTAAAAAAGCATGAGTGCTTGAATAATTATTTGCATCATTAATTTGAGATGTATATGCCGGTTTATTAACTGTAATATCATTAGTATTAGCATTACCAATATCATTATTTGTATTATCAAATACGTTTAAATTATAACTATTATTGTCAAATTCTGTAATATTATCAATATTTGGATTATACTTTAACTCATCACTAACAATTTCATTTAATTTGCAGTTTAGATGCAAAATTATGTTTGGTTTTTGATTTAATTCTACATATTCTTTTTTCTCTTCTATTATTTTTCCACCCTTTGGCTTTCTTCCGCGTTTTTTGTGAACAACATTATTAGAGCTATCTATGGGATTTTCATTAGGATTAGGATTAGGATTAGGATTAGGATTAGGTACACTATTTAAACATTCATTTATATTTAACGTATTTATTACACTATTTGATATATCTAATAATTTTAAATTTTCATAATAAGATTTTGGTCGTCGGCCTTTTTTTTTCGCTATCATTTATTTATATTTAGACTTAATGACTTATAATTTAAATTGTTTTAATTTATTATTTAAATATAAGTTTAAACAATAGTATAATTAAAGTAATATTATTACTTTGAAATTATGAGTAATAGTCATAGTCTCAATATTAATTGGAATGAAAAATATCGCCCAAATAATATTACTAGCATCATTTTAAGTAAATATAACAAGTTATTAATAGATAATATACTTAATAAAAATTATTTTCCTAATCTACTTTTATATGGCCCCCCAGGAACCGGAAAAACCACAACCGTTATGAATTTAATTGAAGCATATTTAAACAAATATTATGTATATAATAGAAAACAAGTTATTCATCTTAATGCTTCAGATGAGAGAGGTATTGAAATAATTAGACATAATTTACATAGTTTTGTTGTATCTGATAATTTATTTTTTGAAGGACCAAAATTTATTATATTAGATGAAGTCGATTATATGACAAAAACAGCACAAATAGCTTTGAAGTATTTAATTGAATATTATAGCAATTATAATGTTAGATATTGCTTGATTTGTAATTATATTACAAAAATAGATAGTAATTTACAAACATATTTTTGCAAATTAAAATTTAATTGTATTCCAATAACATATATATTTAATTTTTTGAATAATATATGTATTAATGAAAACTTAAATGTATCCAAAGACTATATAAATTACATTATATATTTATATAATAATGATATACGATCTATGATTAATTATTTACAACTACATCATATAAATTATCATATATACAATAATACTATATATGAACAGCTATATTCTATAAATACTAATAATGATTATAAAACGTATTTAAAGAAATTTAATTCTGTTGAAAAAAAATATAATTTTGATTATAATGAATTTATAAAGAAATATATATATTATATTTTAAAATACCATATTGATGATTTTGATTATGATAAAATAGCAGCTATTGAATTTTTTATGCATAATTATTCTAAACTTAATAACAAAACAAATAATATTACTAATTTATATAATTTATTATTATAAATAATTGATTTAATTTAATATATAAAATTAATATTATATTATTATTATGACAATTGATGATGAATGGTTAAATTTTTTAGACAACAAACAAGATGACCCCGTAAAATCACTTGTGACATTAGAGCCGCAAAATAATACAACGTTTAAACAACTAGAAAATGAGTGTTCTAATATATATATATCAACCAAAACAAAGATATTATTTCTTAGCAAAACAATAAATATTTTTGAAGAATTTTGGAAAATCCCAATAATTGATTATAATAAACAAATAGAAGGAATTACCAAAAAACAAATAAAAGTAACCTTTGAAAATATTGAAGACTACAATAAAATGCTTCTTAAACTAGAACCTATTACGAATGTAAAGAGCAAAATTATTAATCATGTTGAAAACGATAGATTTAAACATACACGAAAAATTAGTATTGGTTTGTGTAAAAAAGATTTATTTAATAAACAAAATAAAGAAAAGAGTGCTTTTTATAATTGTTTTGTATTATTTTTAAGAATTTATCATAATAATATATTTAAAGAAACGCATATAAAAATTTTTAATACTGGAAAAATAGAAATACCTGGTATTCAAAGCGAGGACCAACTATATATTATTATACAAAAATTATTAGAACTATTAAAAATATATGTTGATAAGAATATTGAATGTAATTATCAGAATACCGAAAATGTATTAATTAATTCAAATTTTAATTGTGGTTTTTATATTAATAGAGAAATATTATATTCACTATTAAGAAACAAATATAATATTAATGCAATTTACGATCCATGTTCTTATCCTGGAATTCGTTGTATTTATTATCATAATATGTGTGATAAAATAGTTAAAATATCATATATGATATTTAGAACAGGCAGCATATTGATTGTTGGAAAATGTGATGAAGATGTATTAAATATTGTATATAACTTTATTAAAAATATTTTGTTAAATGAATATGTTAATATTTACAACGAAGGTTGTACAAAAAAGTTAGTTAAATCACAAAAATCTAGAAGCAAATTTATTAGTGTTACTTCTAATTAATGTATTAATGTATTAATGTATTAATGTAATTAGACTAATTGATATAATTGATATAATTAGTTTAATTAATTATAAATAATACCAAAAAAAGAATTTAAAGTTTATAAATATAACATTAATATAAAAATGACTAGTGAAACTGAGAAACAGTTGACTCTGCCGCCTGCCTCAATTTGGAATCAAATAGCAAAAATTTCTATTACAGAAGATAAGCCTATAATGTTAGACTATTGGCTTGATTCTCTTGAAAAAAAAGTGTTAATTGGTGTAAAAGAAAATAAGGAAAAGCTATTAGTAAAAAATGCTGAAGAATATACTAGTCCAATATCAAAAATATATAAAATGGATGAAACATATATAATATGTACTGAAAATTCAATATATTTAACATCTACTAAGATTGAAACACGCAGAATTAGCTCTTGAAATTAGTTTTCTTAGCTTTATGTTTGTGTTTTTGTTTATGTTTTGTGTAATATTTTATATAAATTGTTAACAAAAAAGATAATTTCTATATTGTCTTCTTCAATTGTGAAATAATTATTAATATATTTAATAATATTTTTAATAATTAGAAATTTCTTTTCTTCACATAATGTGTTATTATTATGTTTAATATAATATAGAAAATTTTCCAATATATCTATTATAGAATATCCTTTATCTATTAAATTTAAAATATAGTCAAGAGCTTCGCTTAGTGTATTATTTGTGCATTTATGCACTAATATATCAAAATCATTAATTATAATATCCGATACAATATCTAGTTGTAGTAAATCTTCCAAACAATTAAAGTTGTTATATAATAATTTTAATTTTTCAATATTATTTATTAAGTTATTTATTGAGTTATTTGATAAAGCGATTATATATTTTTGTATACTATTTTCTATTATTAATTTTTCCTTATTTAAAATATTATTTAAGATGACATATAAAAATTGTTCATCTATTTTTTTAAATTCAATAATATCTAACATTTCATACAAATTTGCATTAATTTTTAATACATTTGATGTTGATAATAAAAAATATATATTCGATTTATAATTTTTAACCAATTCAACAAAGTTTAATTGTATCGCTTCTGAAAAGAGTTCAACATCTTCTATAATTATAAATTTTTTATATCCATTATTTGTATAGTTATTTATAAATAACTTGATGTCATTTTTATAAAAATTTACACCTTGATCTTTTAATATTGTAATATAACACACATTTGAATTAATTAAAAATTTGTTTGAATTGTAAAAGCGATTTATTATAATATTAATAATGCTGGATTTTCCGCAGCCCGACTCCCCTTGAACTATAAAATTATAATTATTGTTAGCAATAAAATTTTGCAATATTTTCATCGTATTAGCATCAAAATAACAATCCTCTATTTTTTCTGGTTTATATTTATTTATTAATAAATCATTCATATTTGTTATAGTATTCTAGTTAATATAATTTAAGTAATAATTAGTACTATTAATTATAACTATTAATTAATAGTTTTAGTATGAATGATTACGAACAATATTTTACTGTTTTGAACTTGTCTAATAATGCTACTTTGCAAGATATAAAAAAAGCGTATAGAACATTATCTATAAAATATCACCCCGATAAAAATAATAATATTAGCCCCGAACTCTTTAATAAAGTTAATGATGCATATATCAAATTAACAACCAATTTTAATATTATACAAGGCTATCTTCATTCTCACGACACACAATTAAAGCAATCTATGACTATTCAAAAATCCAATATTTATGATCCACCACTTGCTAATTTTAATCCTTTTTCAGTCAACTATAATAGTCATAATAATATTGAAGATATAACCATTTGCCTAAATATTACTTATAGTGAAGCATATAATGGCGCATCTAAACCAGTAATAGTTGAACGAAAACTATTTACAAATAATGTTATTAGTCATGAAACCGAAACATTATATGTATCTATTAGTAAAGGAGTTGATGCTAATGAAATGATTATATTAAACAATAAAGGTAATATATATATAAATGGTGGCACCACCAGTTACAGCAATATTAAAATTATTATTGTTCTAATAAAACATGAGTGTTTTGAGAGAAGCGGGCTTGATATTATTTATTTAAAAACTATATCTCTTAAGGATGCACTAGTAGGGTTCAGTTTTACAATCACACATATCAATAACAAACACTATAAAATTATTAGTAATGAAATAATTGATTTTAATTATGTAAAAATTGTTAATAATTTAGGATTTATTCGTGACTCATATACTGGGAATCTTATTATTAAATTTAGCATATATTTTCCTAAAACAATCTCTCAAGACAATAAAGCCCTATTACAAAGTTTATTGTAATTTGGCTATTAGCCGTCTATTTCATTTGAAAGCAATAAATATTTTGATAAAATAGTATTTGACTCCAATACTTCTTTAGAGCTCAATTTACAAAACCAATTATATTTTGACCGTCGCAATAACTCATTTGATGGTATATATAAAGCATATGCATTAGAATGCAATTCTAAAAAAGTTGACCCCATAATTTCCTCTAAATTAATCATTATATTATTTACATCTTTTGTCCCTATATATCTTCCATCTATTACATTAATTTGATCTTTTTCAGCACATGCTAATAACCATTTACTTATTAGGCCTTCAAATTCAACAGCACTCGAATAGTTAGTTCCATAAAGCATTTCCATATGATTGATTAGTCGTTTCATAGTTGGACATTCTTTAATGCAACCAATCAACTTTATAGAAGGCATATAGTCTACTGTGCATGCTGTATATCCATTATTTTTAAATTGTCCTGTTACAATTTTATTAGATTCTAACACTTTATCATATATTTTGTCTAAAGATTTAAATAATATGAACGAGTTTTCTATATACATTCCGCCATAGTTATATAATAGTTTCATAATATTCAGACTGCGTAAATTATTTCTTATTGGATTGCCCACTTTATTTAAATCAATACAATTATTTTCAAGTAATTTACAAAACGAATCGTCATCAATAATAATAATATGAAAATAATCAGAACATTTATTTATTATTGTTCTAATTGTCAAATATAAATAGTCTTGATTTATTTCGTTGTTGCTTCGCGAACCAAATGATTCCCACTTTCTACTATTTTTTATGTAATCTATATGTATCCATAAAATTGGTTTTTTTACAGAACTTAACGTATCTATTGTATTATCAATATCATCATCTAGTAAATATTTTTTAATAATATTTAGGTCTTCTTGTTGAATATTTGCATCAATATTTAGTTTAAACTTATTATATATATATCCTGCAGCTGCCAATATTAATATGCTTATTAATAAATTATTGTAATTATAGTTCATTTTATACTTATATATTATATAATTTATATTTTATATTTTATATAGAATTGTATAATTTAGGTTTTTGTTTTTCTCATACTAATTAATTCATGAATTAATTATTCTTGGTACTGCTATAAAATGTGTTTCCTAAATAGTTTGATTAGGACGTATTATTGCTGTAGGAGAAATATATGTTACTAATGGAGAGATTAATTTTGTTTGTGGATTACAATACTCGTTATAAGCATATGGAATAGCACTTGTTGTTATATTTTGAGATATATCACAATATTCATTATATGCCAATAGTTTTTTTGATGAATATAATTTAGGTAATGTGTGTAATGATAATGCTGGTTCTAATGATTTCTTAATATTATATTTTGATTGCGTTAAAAATGTATCCAAATTATTTTCCATATTACAATAATCGTTGTATGCTATTGGATATAATACTTCGCCATTTTTTGGTTTACACTTTATAGAATTATAGCTAGCCGGTTGCAAACTGTTTACATTAGTATTAGTAGTCATATTTATATATATTTATAAACATTTATAAATATATATAATGCTTTAAATAGTGCTTTAAATAATTCACATTAGTCGTTTTAAATTAGACCAAAATTTCTCGCTTTTTTGTTTACTTACTTCGTCTTGTTTCAGTAAATTATATGCCCTCATACATGATAATGCATTTTCATCCTCTTTTGATTTATTTAAATAATTTTTGGCATCACTTTCTTGTAGCGGAGTTAAAGACTGGCTTGCTCGTTTTAATCTAATATCTTCTAATGAACTATAATTATTTATATAGTCTTCATTTGTTACTGGTATTACACTTTGTTCGTGTGCTTTCTTTAAATCTTCATATTGGAATTTACTAAATAATCCCGAACTATAATCTTCTGGTTTGGAATTTGTTAAATCACAATAATTAGTATTATTGAATTCACTTATTTCTTGTTTTTTTATTAAATTATGACTTCTTAAAACTTTCTTTTTTTCCTCTATAATTTTATTCATAGAATTTAAATCGGCGCATTTTACTATTTCTTCATCGTTTGCTTCATTAAGCCAATCACCATAGCCGTTTTTTTCATAATCATTACTAATTTTAAAGTTTTCAAATTGTTCATTAAACCAACTATTAAATTCCTTTTTAGATTTGGTACTAGTTAACTTATGTATTAATAGTTCATTTATTTCATCCTTTTCTGCATTATAATTTTCATTATAATTATTAATATCTGTTAATGAACTATGTTTCTCTCTAAAATTATAAATAGAAAATAATATTTTATAAGCACTTGAGAAGAAAAGAAAATAACTCTTGTCTAGACCAGACTTATCAGGGTGACTTGCTAAAACCTTCTTTTTTGCATTTTTTAAGTCTTCTGTATTAAAGTCTTTGCTTATAGCAAATAACTTTAATATATCTTCATAATCATAATTAGTAATGTCTAAGTCCATATTGTTAACTATTATTATAAATATACTATTTATAATGTTTATAATATTAACTCATTAAAACTATAAAATATTTTTAATGAATAGTAATAAATTTAAAATAGCATAATCATTCTTCTTTAATATAGCTGCTTGTGCACAGTTTTTTAATTATTTTATCTTCATTAGTTTCTTTATTATTTGCAATTGCTACTAATGTATGTGTATAATAACTTTGCTTTGATTCATTATTTTGAAAATCTGGGTTCTCTTTTGTCCAATTACTTAACGCACAAAATTGTTTTGTCGATATGTCTTTTATTACTTTCTTTATCTTCTCTTTATTTACATCTTTTTCCCAATTATCATCATCTTTTATATATAATGACTCTCGTTTAATGTCTGTACAGTGGATGGGTCTTTGATATAAATCTAGTTTACTCATATTTTCTATTATCACATTACTTAACCCATCAACAATCCCATTTTGCTTTGTAAAGTCCAATTGTTGCAAACTAACTTGTATTGACTTAATAAAATCACTCATATTAATAGCATCTTTGCATCGTTCATTCAAAAACACATTAATATTAAATCGGTTATTTTGAACATTATTATTATTATTTCCTAATTTTGGTATAAGCTCTTTTATTTGTTCTTGTTGTTTGATCATATGATCTTGTTGATTAACAATAATTGTTCGCATTTCTTTATTATCATTTAACAATCTGAAAATTAAATCATTACATAGGGTTATATTATTATTTGATTTTTCACAACAATCAATCGTATTCTCGTGTATGCGCTTTTTCGCGCTATTTTCTTTAAAAATTTCACATTTTTTAAAGTGATTATGTAATGACCCCCTATATGGATAGGATTTTCCACAAACACAAGAAAAAAATGACACGGTGGCATTATTTGTGGCGCTTTTTGTTGTATTTTGTTGTATAAATGTTGTATTTTTATGCTTTGCTGTGGATAAATGTCGGTTGTAATCAGATTTTTTGCACGATTTGTAGTTACAATTTTCACAAACAAAAAATTTGGCGCTTTTTGGCGCTTTTTCGGTTGTCATTTGTTGTATATTTATACAACAAAAAAAGCGCCTAAATCCTTTTTTTATAAGTTTTAAAATTATGGTTTGGTTGTTTTTTTCGCATTTTTAAAGTTTTGAAACCTTTATGCTTATAAAACTCAAAAAATGCATATTTTTCAAATATTTTATATAAAGGTATAACAATATTAAAAATGGACATTTTAAAATGTCCAAAAGTGAAAAAAATCTTGAAAAATAAATTTTGTAATTTGTTACGATAAAAAAAACAGGCAATTTAGTGATTTAAAATACAGACCATTAAGCTAAGAAAAATAAAAAGGCGAAAAAACGGGTCAAAAAAGTAAATATGCATACAGTTTATTAATTAATTTGGATTGGTATTAATACTTTTTCTTGTACCAATTCTAGTTTTTTGAAATCGTGATTTTCTTAACTTTCTTGATTTTATTCCCAAATTTTTCTTTCTCGATTCTTCATAAGCCGGTAAGAATATGCCTGTTGTTTTTTTAATTTGTTTTAACAACATACTTTTAACTGCTTGTGGTGTTTTAGGTGAAGTTCCAATAAAATCAATATGAACTATAGTAAATAAGTCACTTTTTTCTAGTAACGGCCCTTGCTCTTGTGGAACATTAAAGGCAATTTTTTCTTCGCGTGTTATCCCAATAAATTTCAATTTTGTGAATAAATTTAACAAAATTTCACTTTCTTTAAATGCGTAATTTTTATTAATAGAAATTGTACTACCAAAATATGCGTAATGAAATTTATTTAATTTATTTTTATCTACGCGTATTCTTAATAATATTTTTGCTGCGTCTGTAAATCTGCATGCCACACTTGATAATATGGATGTTGACATAAATATTGGCAGTTCAAATACTTGATTTTGTTGTAATTTAACTATATATTGCAAAAGTGTTGAATCAGGACTGCTTATACCATGGTATAAAATTATTTCATCGTCTTTTACTTTTGATGCAAATGGAAATAATGCAATTGTTGTATATAAAGTTATTATATTTTCTAATAACCGTTTTATAATAACATTTCTGTTTTTATTAAAACTTTTTTCAAAAATATCGCTAATATCCTCATCAAAAAATTCGTTGTCTCGTACAGCATTAAATCTTATTAATAATAAGAAGGTATTTATTATTCTATAAAATAATGGTAATTGTCCCTTGTCTCTCCAAATTATAGCAATATCGTCTAAATCATATTCTAAGGTCCATTCTAATGCTTTATCAAGATTATTTGCGGACACTAATTGCTAGAGCCTCTATCAGATGTTTCAATTTGTGGGAACTCATTCAAACTGGCCTTAATTTTGGAAAGTGCTTCTCTGGATTTGGATCTAGACCGAGATATGGGTTTATTAAGCTCTGCTCTGGTTCTAGACCTGCGTCTAAGGAGTTCCCCTCTGGATCTAGACCTACGTTTAATAACTTCTCCTCTTGTTCTGGATATGTGTTTTGGTGAATTATTTGTAATAGATAACATACTTATATACTATTACTATTTTATAAATTGTAATAGTATATAATATAGTATATAATATAGTATATTTTATATATTACTATATAAAATATGATTACTAGTGATTTATTATTTTCATGGTGGCTTATGGTATATTATATTATTTTTAAACTAAATAATAACCTGCCTAATCCATTTTTACTAATAATAATATCATATATTGTTATATTAATAGCTGGATTATATGCTCTTTTGCTATTAGAGCTAACAAGACGCCAACTACAAAATACAATATTATTGCTAATATTAAATACACTTATTAAAGGAGTTTTAATATATGATTTATATAAATACAAAGATAAATACATATTAAATATTCCTTTTACAATCAGCTTGTTAGTAGTTTATATTAGTTATATAATATATAGAGGTTATTCAATATTGGATATATATAATATACAAACGCTAACAAATGGCCAATCACCACTTGAATTTTTTATTAATAAATATATATTAAAAAATAAGCTGATTTTAAAATAAACAAAATAAACAAAATAAACAAAATAAACAAAATAAAATAAAATAATATAAGTATAAAATATTATTTTATATATAAATGGCACAAATAGGCGAACAAGAGTTAAAAAACAAACTATCATTATTAAAAGAAAAAGAATTAATAATTATTAAATTTACTGCTACATGGTGTGGACCATGTAAAGTCATTAAACCTCTTTGTAATCAATTTTTAGAAAAGAAGCCAAACTCTATACAATATTATGAAATTGATGTAGATGAATCAATTGAATTATACATGAAATTAAAAAAAATGAAAATGTTAAATGGTATTCCGGCAATTATTGCATATAAAGGAGGCATAAAAGAACACTGGTTTATTCCAGACGACACTCATATTGGCGCAAATGTTAAACAATTAGAGGAATTTTTTATAAAATGCTTAAAGTATGTATATTAAAATAATTTGCAAATTATGTGATGGATGTGCTGAAAAAAATTGAATCCAACAAATTAAGTTTATTAAGCAAAAATAAAAATTAAAATTAAATATCCAAAATGACCAAGGGATTTATCTATTGTTTTTCAAATCCTGCTATGCCTGGCATTCTCAAAATTGGAAGGACCGAGAGAACACCCGAAGACAGAGCAAAAGAACTCTTTACTACCGGAGTTCCTTTACCTTTCAAAATTGAGTTTGCTAAATATGTTAATCATCCGAAAGACAAAGAAGATTATCTCCATCTTCTTCTAGATAAATACACTTATTGCCCTAATATTTGTCGCGAGTTCTTTCGTGTTTCTCCAGAAGAAGTTCTTATGTTCTTTAATCTAATGGACGGAGAAATGTGGTGTGAAAGTCACAAAAATACTTCTTCGGAATCAGAACCACAAGTAAATCCAAACATTAAAGATTGTCGTTTGGCAAAGTGGTTTAAAAATGAACAGCGTATTCGTCATACAACTTCATGTAATAATACATGGATTGGAACATATGATTCAAAAAAAAATGTAATCATTCATGATGGAAAATTTTATACATCTTTAAGTAACTTTGCTCTTTTGCATAACCGTGTTTATAATCCATCACGTTTATCAACGGATGGGTGGACACATTGTGAATGTGAAGTAGATGGAAAGTGGATTTCTTGCTTAGACGTTCGCCTCGTGGCTAAGGCTATTTAAAATAGAATTTTTAAAACTAGTATGCTCTATTTTTGGAAAATTTACATGCCCTTCGTAAAAATATTTACAAAATGCATATAAGAATTCATAGTCTTCACGATAATACTTTTCATAATTTAATATTAAATGAGTGTGTATTTTTTCAGGAAGTAAGTGTAAGCTATTTTTTGGCAAAACATAAGCTAATAACACAGTACTATTTAGAATAGAATAGTCTTCGGCTATAGTTAATTCACTATTAAAGTATGGAATATAAGTGTATAAATCACATAACAAAGGTGGATAATGATATTTATAATGTAAAGTCCAATTTTTACATTCATCAGAATAATAATAATAAACCCATTGTAGAGTTTCTAAATAATTAGTACACATTACTTTAATATTATGATCATAGTCCTTATTTCGCGAGTCTATAGAAGATAAACTATAATAATATCTATGTTGCCAATCTTCTTCAAATGGGTTAATATAGCGTTCAATATTTAGCTCCCACGAAGGCATAGCGTTAAACTTAAATTCTAACTCTTCACTTGTTGTTTCGGGATAATATTTTTTACTTTGCTTTTCACGAATATTGTATACTTCTTTAATAAATTGTTCTTCATTTTCAGCAATTTGCTTTATATATTTTTTTAAAGAATGCCAGTTTATTGTACCAGCACAAATAATAAATTCATTATTTTTAAATAGTTTTTGATATAATTCTAGTAATATTGTAAACCCATTAATTCTAATGTTAATAGCGGGAAAATGTGGAAGAAAGTCATTACCTAATAAGAAGCAAATAAAAATGTAGTCTTCTATCTTGTTATAATAAGCAGTTGTGCGGTCAACCGTTAAATTATGTTCACTAATTTGTGACTCTTGATTTGTCAAGTATAAATATATAATATGTGATAAAATATTAATATTTATAATATATTTTTCTTTTGGATCAAGAGATTTATCTAATGCATTAATAAATAAAGGTGTTTCCCTATATAAAAATATATTTTGTGTATATTTTAAATGATTTAGAGCCAACATAAATAAATCCGAGTCCATACCGTATAATACATTTGTTTTATTATGTAAATCATTATTTTTTCTAAGACTATTAAATAGTTTATGCTCTCCTTCGCCATGCTCATCTGATAAACTTAGGTGCACATTTATAATAGCGTTGCACGAATTATAAAATGTTTTGTTGGCAAAATATTCTCTCAAAGACTTATTTAAATTACTCATAAAAATTGTGCCTGGCGTAATTGCGCAAGTATCCCATGCACATTCTTTTTTCAATATTTTGTTTTGATAATACGTCTTATAACGACGATTTTTTTGTTGATTAATTTTAGCATACGGAGGCACACCATCAAATGCAATATATATATTTTCTTGTGGTTTAACAATAGTAATAATTTCTTCGATTTTGACTATTACGCTTTTAATAATTGCTTCTTCAAATTGGTCTTTGTTCAAATAATTTTTAAAATTAAGAGAGTCATATATAATAGAATTAGAGTCAATAAATAAATTATGTATAAATTCTAGAGTTTCCAATTTTGATATGCATGGTCTATGTTTTTGAATTAAATAACTAAAGTAATACGGAATCCCCATAATAGTATTATTATTATATAATTATTATATAGTAATAATATCAATTTTATAATAAATAATATTATATATTATCATAATTAAATGCTGACTGGCAATCTTTCTGGAGATAGTGCGCCTCCTACTGGTTCTGCTCCCGCCCCTTCTACTGATATTCCTCCACGTAAGACAAACTTGAAACACAGAATGGAGCTATTTAATATTCATATGAGTTTAACAAACTTGTTTCAATATATATCATTTAGTTCACCATTATTACTTATGTTTTTTATAACATTATATTCGATTGTTCAAAATAAAATTTTAGGTGGATTAATTTTTAATATTGGCATAGTAATTATTGCAGCAATAGTGTATCTATTAAAACACACTTTAAAAAATAAACAATCAAAATTTGCGAATCCATTTTGTAATGTTTTACCAGCACCATTCAGCGTTAAAGCATTTGATGAACTTGAAGGTTCCTTTTATTATGATTCGCCATCATTTAGCAGCGCTGTTTTAGCATTTTCAGCGGCATATTTAATATATCCTATGTTTATATCTGGTGACAGAAATTACGGGTTATTAGCATTCTCTATAGTGTTAGTATTAATAAATGCAGTTACAGAAATATTTTACAAGTGTAGTGGTATTTTCGGAACGCTATTAGGAATTTTAGTAGGTATAACATTTGCTCTATTATACTACTCATTATTATTGAGCTCTGAAGTAATAGCAAAAGAAGTATATTTTCATGATAGCATAAGTAATAATGTCCAGTGTAGTAAACCAGGAGGTCAAAATTTTAAATGCTCAGTATATAAAAATGGAGATCCGGTAGCAGCAGTAGGAATGTAGAAATGAGTTAATAATTTATTGTAAATCATTTTTAACTAATAATAAAGCTTCCATAATTTTTGGATATAATATTTTCTTATTTAAGGAATTTCCCATTAACCGAGGATTACTAATTCTTGTTAAATATATTAACCTAAAATTAGTATACAAAGCATTCATATTTATATTATTATAAATATCTAAATTACTATATTCATAAAGTGGTTTTTTTAATTTTTTATTAACAATATTATGAAAATTAAACAAGAAGACTTTAAAATCTTCTTTATTTTTTATAGTGTTAAAATTAAAAGTATTTAATATTGCTGTGGCATCAGTTGAACAGTCTGGACAAGGTAGTGTCGAGCAAATGGACTTTACAATATAAATTAGTCGGTCTTTATGGTATAAAAATTTATCTTCACTAATTTTGCAAGATAATCCATGAAATAAACTCCAAATATTAGAACCCCATAATTCAATAGAAAGAGCCATAATTAGTAATTTTGTATTATATTTATATTATTATATAAAATTTTTAATTAATATTATATAAATACACATATTTATATAATGTAAATACTATGGATTTATTTAATACTTATTTAACGATGCAATCTAATTTAGAAGATTTGTCTTCTAATAAATGTTGTTTAATAAGTGGTGAGGAATTAGTCAGTAATTATATTACTTTAGATTGTGGCCATTCTTTTAATATTAATGAATTATACAAGGAAGTAGTTCAGCAAAAGACTATTAGCAACAGTTATTCAATTAAAATTAAATTAAATGAAATAAAATGTCCATATTGCAGAATAACAACACCTAAACTATTACCATATTTTAAATATTATAATAATAAATTAATATATGGTGTAAATAATCCTCAACATTTTTCAATTCGACTTTATAAATGTGAATATAAAGGAAAAAAAGACACATGTTGTGGAAAAAATGCATGTATAACAAATAGTGGACTATTTTGCAATAATCACATAAAATATACTTATGATGAAGAAGAACTAATAAAAACATTAGATAAAAATAGTGTTGCTTGCTTAAAGAAGAAAACTATAAAAGAGTTAAAAGATGAACTAAAAAAATACTCCAAAAAAACATCAGGAAACAAAGACGAATTGGTCATTAGATTAGCGCTTACCATTATAGTAAATGAAAAACTTATTGTTACTAATTAATAAATTATTTAAAGCCATTCCAATTATAAAGCCAAAAAAATTTGGGACTAATTCAGCAACAGAACCATGCCAACCATGTAACGTAGAATTTTTAATATTGAAAAATTTGTCTATGGGATTTAGTGGTTTTTTAATATTACGATATACTGTGTAATTTGTAATATTATTTTTACTATGGTTATAGTTACTTGGTGGATATTTTAAACAACCACCTATATATTTGACAACTAATGTTGGGTATACATCTAATATATGTTCGGCAAATTCCCATAAAATACCTAGAAATTGGAAAGTAAAAAAATAAGATGGAAATAATAGTCCTAATGCAATAAATAATAATAGATGATTTAACTGAATACCATAAAATTCAACCCTAATACATGATGTATTTTTATTACATGGACAACTTTTTCCATAACTATAAGCCCAATAAATAAAAAGAAGACAAAATAATAGAACTCCATTAATATTATTATAAAAATTCATTATATACTAATTCTTTATATAGTATTTTTATTAAATTAATTACAATATTATTTACAATATTGTTTACAATATTAATTACAATATTTTAAACAATAATATAAAAAGATATAATGCTATTTTACTAATATTATTATATTAATATTTAACACTATGGGAGACGCAAAGCAAGTATTAATAAGCTCAATAAAGGAATGGATTGCTATTAATTCAAATATAGTTTCAATTCAAAAACAATTAAAAGAATTAAAAGAAAAAAAGAAAAATATATCAACAATTTTGATTAAAATTATGGAAAATAATGAAATAGACCAAGTAGATATCAATAATGGCAAATTATTATATAAAAAAACGAAAGTGAAGGCACCACTAAATAAAGATTATTTAACAAAAATGCTAGATGATTATTTTAAAGATAATCCAGAAGTTGATAGTAATCATATATGTGAATTTTTATTAGAAAATCGCCCAATAAAAGAAAATAGTGTGTTAGTTATAAAACAAAATAAATAACATTATATATATAAAATGGCTTTTGCATCAAATATAACATTAACATTAGTATTAATGTTTGTATTAATACTATCTGGATATTTGATAAGTGCATTTTTTGATTTAGAAATACAATACTATATGCCATATATATTGTGGATGTTGGGATTATGCACTTTTAATCTTTTTTTGAATAAAGAACACATCAATATTTATAGTGATAAGATTGGAACCGAGACGGTTACATCAACTAATAAAATGCCAGCAGATGCTGGCGCTTCACTTGCGCCAACTAGTGACGTGTCGTAGGATACTTGACACTTGATAAACTTTAATAAATAATTGCTTAATATTAATCACCATATTCAATTACCGAACCACTTGAATTTATTCGCTCAATTACTTTGTATTCATAATTATGGGGAAATAATTTAGTTAATAAATATTTGAATAAATTTTTTAATAACTCTAATATCATGATTTAGTATATCTGTATAAAATTATATATAATATATATAATTTTGTATAATTAATTTATAAAGTTGATTCAATTTTTTATAACGCATACACGCTATTTTAATCTCTTAATAGTTGTTTAATTAAATTATTTCTAGCATTAACAATTTCTGGTTTACTACAATTATTATTTGCTGTAAGTTGATTGTCGTGTAGTCTATAATATAATAAATTTTCTTGAATATTATATACCTTGCCAAATTGTTTTAATAGTTTTATGAAAAGTTCAAAATCTTCAAATAGTGAATGAGTGCGTTCATTATAATTACCAACTGCTAGCACGGCGGATTTTTTAAAGCATACACATGGATGATTTATAAACCAGTGATTTGGTGATTTTTTATAGTCTCCCCATGTTAATAAATATGTGTGATTTGTTTGGCCGGTTATTACTTTAGAATTGTTAATTTCTTTCATTAAATGCATATTGGAACCAACAATAACACAATCATTATTATTTTTCATAAATTCTAGCTGTTTAATAAAACGGTCAGCTAAACAAATATCATCACTATCATGTCTAATAATGACTTCGTGAGAGCACATTATCACACCTTTATTTAAGCTATAACCAAGTCCCATATTTGTAGGCCATTTTTTATAAACTATTTTAATAAATCGCATTTTAGCTTTAAATTCATCAAGCGTCTTTTCTAATAATTGTGTGCTTAGTTCATTTGAACCATCATTTATCCATACTAATTCAATTCCAAAATGTCCGTTTTGTTTTCTAATTGAGTCTAAACATTCTACAACATATCTATGGTTTGTATTGTAACTACTTATTAAAACTGAAATCCAAGTTTTGGGTTCTTTATAAATTTCTTCTAATTCAATAGTATTCATAATGTCATAATTATTCTTTGTTGAACCCCATTCTTGATATGCATAAACAATAGAGTGGCCCATATATTGTAGTCCAGTAAGATGTTTTGGCAAAAAATAATAACTAGGATAAATAACTATATCATTATATAAATTGGTTTGAAGAAGTTTTGTAAATAATAATGGTCCAACATTTTTCCATGCCATATTGCCTGTTTTTGCTCTGCTAACTTCATTTGCTTTAATATGATCGATTATTTTTCTTAGTAAAGGATGATTTTTATGAAATGCCATAGTTCCTATTGCTACCAATCCTGGTCTAGCATTTTCATTTTCATAACCACAAAACGATTTATTTTGATCCATTAAAAAATTTATAGGTTCAATACATATTGAATCTGCATCTACAAATAGTCCACCATAATGATACAATATTTCCCAACGCATAATATCAACTTTTCCACAAATCTCTTCGATATCATTTATTTTGGATATACATTCAAATTTTAGTCCACGTTTACTGATTTCTTCTTCGGTCCACATAATATATTCATAATCAGGATGCTTCTCTTTCCAGGTAGCCATAAACTTTGAGGGTCGTGGCTTGGGACCAATCCACATTTGATGGATTATTTTTGGAATAGACTTATTAATACTGATTGATACTGTGGATTGCTGATTATTCCGCATTTGATTTATATTTTTAGGAATTGAGTTGTTCATAATAATATAATTTAATTTTAATCTTTATATATTATATATTATTTATTTATTATATAAAAATAAAAATAAATAATATATAATACATAAAATGGAAAACAATATTTCAATTTATGGAATAGGAAAATTAGGTCTAGGTTTGGCTTTATTGATTGAAAAAGCTGGTTATAATGTCTTGGGAATTGATATAAATGAAGAATATGTAAAACAATTAAATACAAAAACTTTTAAAACAAAAGAACCCGAATATGAAGATTTATTAAATAACAGTAAAAACTTTGAAGCTTCTACAGAGTTAGCAAGAGGATTAACACATTCAAATATTATATTTATAATAGTTCAAACTCCTAATTCTGGAGGTGACAAATTTTACGATCATTCAATTGTTTCTAATCTTTTGCAAAAAATAAATGATAAAAAAGTAGAAAACAAACATATTATTATTGGTTGTACTGTAATGCCGAAATATATTGATGATGTTGGAACATTTCTTATTTGTGATTGTAAAAATACAACTCTTTCTTATAATCCAGAATTTATTGCACAAGGAAATATTATTAATGGGTTTTTAAATCCAGATATGATTTTAATTGGAACACATTCAACTGAATTAAGAGATAAATTAAAAGAAATATATGATAAAATTGTTAAAACACAACCTGTATATTGTGTTCTTACTCCATTAGAAGCAGAAATTACTAAAATAACTATAAATGGTTTTATTACTACAAAATTATCGTTTGCTAATATGATTTCTGATGTTTGTGATAGTGTTGGAGCAGATAAAATAAAAGTATTAAATTCTATAGGTTCTGATAGTAGAATAGGTAACAAATATTTTAAACCAGGATATTCTTTTGGTGGTCCTTGTTTCCCAAGAGATAGTCTTGCATTAGCTATTTTTGTTAAAAATAATAATATAAATAATGAATTATTATTAGCAACAACTAAATATAATAATTTTCATAGTAAATTTTTAGCACAAAAATTGTTAGATGAAAATAGAGAAAAATATATAATTGAAAATATATGTTATAAAGAAAATAGCAAAATTCCAATAATAGAAGAAAGTGCAAAATTAAAAATAGCTAAACAATTAGTTGAAGCTGGAAAAAAAGTAATAATAAAAGATGAAATTCAATTAATTAATGAGGTAAAAAAAGAATATGGTAATTTATTTGAATATATAGTAATATAGTAATATAGTAATATAATCGTGCTATAATTTATTTGTTACAAGTAACACATAAATGCCAACCCAATTTTTCTTCTAGAATTTTAAACATATGTTCGGGCATAGCTTCAAACCATTCTTCTTTAATATATACTCCTTTTTTATAGTCTTCTATTTTATATGGGAAAATATGCGTTTGCTTAATTTGTATATTTGTATAATCTTTTAACAAATCATATATTTGATTATTTGTATATGTATAGGCCAACGGACAACCATTTTGTGCCTCATATTGTTCTTGCTCTTTATCTATTAACATTTTTTTCCATGAATTTTCGGCATATACCATTATTTTAAGAGTACCACCTGGCTTCAATAAATTATAAGCATTTTTTACAATTTTTTCAGGATTAGGACTATGGTGTATCACTCCAAATGAATATATTAAATCATAACTTTCGGATCCTAAAAAATCGATATTATTTTCAGCATTTAAATTATATAATGAACCATTTAAATTATAAATATCTAGGCGCTGCTTAGTTAACTCCAAAGATTTATCCGATAGTTCTAATCCGGTATAAATAGCCCCGTTTCTAATAAAATTAACAGCATCGGTTCCTATTCCGCATCCAATTTCTAACACTTTTTTATTCTTCCATTTTGAAAAATCAGCAAACTCTAATATATGTGATTCAACAAAATGTTTTTTTTTTTCAACTTCGTCAAAATAGTCTTTTGAACCAATTTCTTTTATCGAATGATTTAAATTGCAAGGACGATTATTCCAATAATCTGTAATTATTCCAATTTCTTTAATAGCATCTTTATTTTCAGTCATTTTATAGTATATTAAACTATTTTGACTTTAAATAATATTTATATTAATTAAGCAAATATTATTTATTAGATAAACGTATTGTATATATTATATAATATTTGCATAATTTATATAATTTTCTGTAACACAAAATTGATTTTGATTAAGATTATTGTCTTTCAATAATTTAGTAGAAATTATATATAACTTACCTACACCGCAGCAGTTTGGTCGCAAATTTTTGTGATAACTTTCAGATGTATTACTATAATAATATATATAATCTCCTACTTCATTCAAAGCCTCTTGAACCAACGGCAACCCAATTTCCTTACCATTATAGGTATCAAATTGGAAATTTCTATTTGGAACTTTGAAATCGTCTATAATTATAATTAGATTATCTCTATATACTTTTGCTATTTCTAAAATCTCATTACATAAAGGAGATACTTCTTCCCAACATGCATCCAAATAGCATAATATTTTATCATATTTAGATTTAATATTTTTTATATTATTTTGTAAAAATTTAATTGTGTCATCTTTAAATACATTTATATTTGTAATGTTATTTTTTGTAAATTTATCAAGACTAATATTATAATATTTGTCATTTATTTCGACGGAATAAACTTCATTAACATGTTTTGAAAACCAAATAGTACTTTCTCCCATATAAGTATCTGTTTCTATACAACATTTAATATCAAATTTGTTAATCAGATGTAATATCTATTTTTCAACTTGATAATCACAATTAAAAGGAGTATCCATATTTATATCTCCAGAAAATATACCATATTCTGTAAGCACTAAATTAATACCAATTATGTTATGTTGAATTTTACGCGCATTAAATAGACTTGTATGTGCCCACTCATATTCTTGTACCCACTTATATTCTCCATAATTAGGTACTATAATTTTATCAAATGCATTCTTTTGAACTACATTTTTATGGAAAATATAAAGCATATCATCCATTATAATATCATGTTCTATAGTATCGTAATAACAGTCAGTATCTTTTAAACTCATACCATATTTAATTTTTCTTGGTCCATGATAAACTCGGGCTCGAGCATTTATTGCATGTTCGGAAAGTATATTAAAATTTATATTTTCTAATAATGTTATACCTGGGCGAAACTTCATAAACCAATCATAATCTAACAATGATTTATAATCTGTAATAAAATCACACATTTTACTTAATTGCATTTTTGTATTTATTATTTTATATTTAAATTGTATAATGTTATCAAAGACATGAAAATCATTAGAATTAGATATGCCACAATAATCAATTTCCATGTTATTCGTCGTAATAAAGTCATTTAGGCATTTTATATTATCGCACCATTTTTTATCAAAATAGTGATTTATTATAATAATCAATAGTCTCATTTTTAAATAGTTATATATTTTATTTTTTAGTATTTAAATATTTAAATACTTAAAAATAAAAAACTTTAGTGTTCGGCTATAAATCTTTCTAGCTTATTAAAATCCCCAGATATCATATTATATGATATAGCTGTCTTATTTTTAGTATTTAATACTTTATTAACAAAATCACATTTATTTTGTTTATCATCTAAACAAACTATATGTGTATTACAATAGTAAGCGGCCAAATCTAATGGAGATGTAGAAGGTGTTAAAAATATTTTGCTATTATGAACAATAGAACAGAAATTTTTAATATTAAAAAATCGTTCCATATTAAATTCTATAATATTATCATGTTTTGGAATAGGATATTTAACAAGATCATTTATAATTATTAGTTTTTTATTAGTATTCAAAAAATAATTTATCAAGTTTTGATAAAACAAAAAGTCAACAAAACCATATCCTTTTGTTCCTTCTATTCCATTATTGCCAACCAAGAAATCATTTATATTTTTAGAACTATAATTTCTTGTTTTCCAAGTATTTTTAATAAATATACAATAATATTCTTTTGTTTGAAAGTTTGATATATTTGGAAATTCATAGTTTTTCCATAGTTTTAAATTCCAACCTAAAGAATTTGTGAGTTTCCATGAAGTATCTGGTGTTATGAAAATTTTTTCACCTATAGCATAATTATAATTTTGACAAGAAAATAAATTTAATTTCCATGGTAAATCTTTACCAATTGGAAACAAAAGGTTTTTGAATCTATATTTTCTAATAATTTCTTGATATTTATCTTCATCAAAATTTCGTAATGTATACCAAAAAGCTATACCCCTATCTGGTATACTTTTGAAATTATTAATTAACAATTCTGTTTCCTTATTATTTTTATATGCTTTTGATGTATCTATAAAATTTTTTAAAATTAGTAGGTCGTCAACTTTATCTTCATATAATATTTCTTGTCCTTCGAAGCATAATCCTATAAATTTACCAGAACATGTATTAAAGAATTCGTGATATAATTCATTAAAATATATTGGATAAAACCCATATTCTGTCCAAATATAATTGACTATATTGCAATCCTCTGTATTTTGTGTTTTTAAATAATTATCTATATCTTGTATTGAAGTAATAATAATTATGTTTTTACTCATAATATATATATATATATATTGTTACTTATTTATATATAAATAAGTAACAATATATGTATATATTGTTACTATGACTTGTATAATAAATTACCCACATGGAAAAAGCATTAATATACCACAAATAAATATCGATAAGTGGTATAGTGAAAATGGAGACAATAATGTTTTTATAGTTAATAAAATATATCTTGGTAGAAAAATAGTGTTTGGGAGTGGAATGCTTTACAATTTTTTATGGAGAGATTAAGTGGTACTCCAAATGCTGTAATATTAGATATTGGAGCACAACAAGGATTGTATAGTTTATTGGCTAGTTTTTTTCCAAAAACTACTTGGTATAGTTTTGTACCATATGAAAGCTCTTATGAACTATTAAATAGTAATTTGCAATATAATAATATAACAAATGTATCAACTTACAAAATTGGTATGTCAAATATAAAGGGAACGGATATCTTGTTTGTTCCTAATAAGAAAGGAGAAAAAGGTGGTTTAAATTGTTTAGCACGAAAAAATGATGCACGTATTAATTTAGACCAATGTGAACAAATACATATAGAAACAGATACCATAGATAATTTATTTATAAATACTCCTATTAATTATATAAAAATAGATATTGAGGGGTTTGAATTAAATGTATTACTAGGTGGAATAAATACTATTTTACACCTTTTCTCATTTAAAATGCCCAATATAAAATAATATAACTCGTCCAAATAAATATAATATAATATAATATAAAATATAAAATATATGGAGTTTAACAAGTTTAATAACGGAAATGGTATTTTTATACAAATTGGTGCTGGTGCTGGGGATTTAGATAAGAGGGCGAATTGTAGAGATGGATTTACAGAACTTATCAAAAAATTACCTAGACACCTCATTAAAAAAATTATTTTGGTTGAACCTAACCCATTAAATATTCCTTTATTAAAAGAATGTTGGAAAGATTATCCTGAAGCTATTATATACGAAATAGGAATTGTTCCAAAAAAATATCAAAATAATACTATGGATTTGTATTATTGTCCATTAGATGCTCCACATTATCAAGTAGCATCAATAAATAAGAACCACATACAAAAACATTATGGTGATAATTGTGAATTAAAAAAATTTATTATCCCGGTCAAAGAATTAGAAAAATTTATTAATGAAATTACTACAGAAGAAATTGAATTATTAGCATTAGATATAGAAGGAATTGATGCTGAGGTATTATTAGATATTAATTTAAATAATTTAAAATTAAAATACATATCGTTTGAACATCTTCATTTAGGTAATGATAAAGAGAATGTATTAAATCATTTTAAAAATAATAATTATGAATTTTTAGGTTTAGGTTTAGACACAAATGGATATGACTATTTATATATTAATGGGCGTTTTAAATAAGAAAGGGTTTAAAATATAGACCATTTATTCTAATGGAATACAATCACGTTAATATGAAGACATGCGATATTACTCCTAATATGGTTGATAATTTTTTTATCAAATTAAATTATAACTATATTATTATAGATGATGAGGAAAGATTTTATTATCCAGTATAATAATTTAAACAAATATATTAAAATTATATACTAAGTCAAATTTTTTGTTTTGTTAAATCAAATTAGCATGTTGGTTTGTAATATTTTATGCAGGTTATTTTTAATCAATTATATATTAATTTCTTTTTTCCAATTTAATACATAAATATATATAAATATATTTATATATAAAAATATTTATATATATTTATATAAATGACTACAACATGTGTATCTGGATATTGGAATATTAAAAATAAACACGGTAGCCAATTTTTTAGTTGGTTTAAAAATACATTACAAATAAATTGTCCGTATGTTTTTTTTTGTTCTAAAGACATGATTGATATAATAAAAAGTTTTAGAAACGGTTTACCAACTTATTTTATTGAATGTAATATTGATGAGTTTTATACTTACAAATATAAAAACGAACTTTTATTGGATCCATTACACTGTCCTTCTGTTGAATTGAATTTAATATGGAATGAAAAAATTTTTCTATTACAAAAAGCAAGTATTATAAATCCTTATAATAGTGAGTATTTTATTTGGGTGGATGCTGGATTATGTACTTTTAGGCATTTTAGCCCACCGCGTTCAATATTTCCAAATGTTAATAAACTAAAATATTTATCTAAAGATAAATTTAACTATTCTTCCTCTGAGTTATTTATTTACGATGAGAATAAATTTAATATGGATAATGTGTCAAATCATCATGTTTCTGGAACATATGTTTTGCATAAGAATATTATTGAAAAAGTGGTCGAATTATACAAAATTTATCTTGATAAATTAGTATTAAATAAAAATACACTAATCACAGACCAGATATTACTAACCCATATATATAATGATAATAAAGAGTTATTTAATAAAGTGTGTCATGGTTATGGTGAAATAATAAGAAATTTGTATTAATTGGTTTATTTAATATTAAATATTAAATATTAAATATTAAATATTAATTATGGAGAATTCTGTTTTATTAAAACCACAAATTTCAATATTAATGCCTATTTATAATGGAATTGAATTTATTCAAGACTCGGTTTCTTCAATAAGGCAACAAACATATATAAACTGGGATTTAATAATTGGAATAAATGGACATCCGACTAATTCAGAAGTATACAAAATAGCAAAACAATATGAATGTGAAAATATTAAAGTTATTGAACTTTTGGAAATAAAAGGAAAATCTAATGCACTAAATGAAATGTTAAAATATAGTAACGCAAACTATATAGCACTATTAGATGTAGATGATATTTGGTTACCAAATAAATTACAAAGTCAAATACCATTTATTCTGGAAGGTTTTGACGTTGTTGGAACAATATGTAAATATTTTGGAGATAAGGATTGTTATCCACAAATACCACTAGGCAACATAAGTAATTTTAATTTTTTTACTGTTAATCCTATTATTAATAGCAGTGCAATAATTAGAAAAGAGTTGTGCTATTGGAAAGATATTGACCTAGAAGACTATGACCTTTGGTTAAGATTACGGAAGCAAAATAAGACATTTTATAATGTAGAAGAATGTCATGTATTACATCGTTGTCATAGTGCTAGCGCATTTAATGCACGAGGAAATCATTTACATGTAAATGATTTACTAAAGAGTTTTATTTGACAAAAACAAAATAATAACTTTCTAATATTATATAAAGATAATTAATTTAAAGTAATTATATTATGAAAATAGTAAGATTGGGAAACACAGAAACACATTTATTATTTGCATCTTATATAATCAAATATGGAAATGAACCGCCAGAATTAAAAAAACAGTTATCACATATATTAAGAAATTATACAAACTGGTTATATACAACTGCCGGTTACTATGATAAAGCAGTAAAGGGCACATATTTTAATTTTGATGATACTGCATTTACAAAAAATTATTTTGCCTTTATAAATCATCTTGAAATAAGTGTTGGTGGGTGCAAAAAAGCAGAAATGTATATGAGCGATGCCATGATTCCATTATTTAACAAGTATAAAACTGATTTTTTTAACAAATATAATATTACCAACTATCAATCTATGAATGGAACGCATTTTTATGATAGAATTGATAGTATTTTTGATTATATGAGAAATAAGAAGGTATTATGTGTATCTAGTTTTGATGGTCTTATTGAAAAACAATATAGTTCGGGAAATGTATATAGGATTTATGAAAAGTTTCCAAAGTTAGCAGCTCTGAAAACTATTAAATTTCCATATTGTTTTTTTAATAATGGTCCACATGCTAATTATCACGAAACTCTGGAAGCTATGTTTGATGAAATTAAAGCTTTAGATTTTGATATTGCGCTGTTAGGATGTGGTTGTTATGGGCATATGTTATGTCATAAAATACATAGCGAACTCAATAAAGATGCTATATATTTAGGTGGAAGTATTCAAACTATTTTTGGAATTTTATCTTCGAAAGAAAAAATGGCCGGAAACTTACCTTATAATAACTATTGGATTACTGAAATTCCACACGAATATAGACCACAAAACTATAAAATGATTGAAAATGGTTGTTATTGGTAATAAGTATGGCTAATATTCTATATAATACTTATTTTATTCCAATTTTCGGGACATAATTCTGAAGTATCTATATTATATTTTTTTCCAAACCACTGTGAAGGATAGCATATAATTTTATCAATATTATTATTAAAATATGCTCCCCACCAGCTAAATGTACTATTTGCTATAATATTATGATCGCATATACTCATTAATAATAGCTGTTCCCAATCGGGTATATCAAAACTACACCTAATAAAATTACACTGTAAAAATTCTAGTTTTAACTTAGCAATCATTTCTTCTACTGTATTTTTATCTATTTCTTCGGTAAAATATAATATATCAAAATTTTGTATATGTTTTTCTTGATTTATAATAAATTTCAAAGCATTACTAAAATATTCAACTTTCATAATTATATGAAAGTCTGGATTTATAATACTATCTCCGATTCTGAAATGCATACTTATTATTTTATTATTATTAAAATAATATTTATATTTATCTTTAACGGCTGTTCTTTGATGTTCTAAATTTATTAATCTACATATTTGATTAAAATGTGTATTAAAATATTTATAACTTTGATAATATCCATATAGTTTAAAGTCATGTGTAATGTATGGAATTGTTTTGTATTTAAAAGATTCTTCTCTATAAGTTGGAATTGCTAATTGTTGTTGATATGTAAATACTGAGAGATTGCTAAGAAAATTGTTCCAATAGGTGGGTCTTTTACTAATACTATGATGAGGTGATACTAAATCAAATTTAGTAGCATTTATTTTAAATGGAATACGATTATCAAGCGAATATGCAATACCGCAAAAAATTTGGAATAATTGGTTTCCAAGTCCTCCCATAATTTCAATATAAATCATAGCAAACTATATATTAAAATTAATAAATTAGCTTTAATTAATTTGTATATATATATTAATAATAAGTGTTAAATATTTAAATATTTATTATTATTATTATATATTATTGTATTTAATATGTTAATAGTAATAAATGCTTGGGGATTTTTCAGCAATTTTTTTAAAGTCTTGACTTGGGAACTAGTTAATAGTAATAATAGAATAATTGTGCCATATATTATAAGTCGTGCAAGTAAATCTATGGATCCAGATGATCTTAACGATATAGATACTAAAATATATGAAAACTGTGAGAATATTTGGGAAAAGATGTTTTATCCAATTCGTGAATATAATAAAGCAGACCTTTTAGATAAGACAAACAGTGTTACTGTGCTTTTTCCAAAAAATGGTGACGGTTTATTTCCTTATCCATTAAATAATTTTAGAGATGGCTTTATACTTTGTAACTATTCTACTTATATTCATCCATTGTTACCACAAATTCGCCTACTATATAATGAATGTTATAATAAATTTAAGTGGACCCCATTTTTAGAAAATCATATTAAGAATAATTTAAAATTGATACCTAATCCAAGAAAAACAGTAGCTGTTTTTGTAAGATCTCCACGACATTATAGTAAAGGAAACGAAAAAGACTATATAAAAAATATTATTGATGAATCAATAGTAGTTATGCAAAATTATGAGAAACTATTTTTAGTAACTAATAATAAAATTGTATTAAAAGAATTTACTGATGTTTTTGGAGAAAAAATAATATTTTTACAAGATAAGAATATGGTAGACACCTTAAAATGTGATTGGATACACGTATATTCTGGCAATACTTCTAGCATAATTGAAATTGACTATGCAAACGAATGTATTCAAAGTTTTACAGATGTATATTTAGCATCGACATGTGATTATATATTAGGCGGATCAAGCAATATGTTTTTCGGCGCATTAATTATAAATCCCAGAGTTAATTTCAAAATTCTTAATACACTAGTAAATTGTAATGGTGTTTAATCCATTCTTTTCTTGGATTATGCCAATACATATATATATATATATATATATATATATTAAAATAGTATAAAGGCTGTATATAATACTATATATCTATTAGTATGGATATTTTAGAAACTAAATTTTTGCATCTTTGCAACCATCGTTCTGATATAAACGAGCATTTACCAACATTAAAAGACTATGCTCAAGAATGTAGTTCTGCTTTTGAAACTGGTGTTAGAGGGGTTGTAAGCTCATATGCATTACTATATGGTTTAGTAAAAAATACAAGTCCAACCAATAAACAAATTTTTTTGAATGATATTGAGAAATGTGATATTGACGAATTTTTAAAAATAGCAGAACTCAATTCTATTTCAGTTAAATATGAATGGCGCAACAATTTAGAATTAGACTTTTTAGAAGGAGAATCATATGATTTAACCTTTATAGATACTTGGCATGTTTATGGGCAATTAAAGAGAGAACTGGCAAAATTTTCAAAAATAACAAATAAATATATAATTATGCATGATACAGAAATAGATGGTATATATGGAGAAACTTTACGAAATACTGGAATGCGTTATAATGTACACGAAATAGATATATTAGCAAGTATTACAAAAATTCCCAGAGATGAAATAGTAAAAGGCTTAATACCTGCAATAGCTGAATTTTTAAATGCCAATTCCAACTGGATAGTAGAAAAACATTATAAAAACAATAATGGATTAACTATATTAAAACGGATAGCATAACATATTATTTTTATTTTATTTTAGTTCAATATATATATATATAAATATATATATAAATATATTTATATATTTAAGAATAAGAAAATGGTTAAAATTGATGTTATAACATATTGTTCTGGTTATGATTATAAAGTATTTGAACGATTTGTAGGATCATTAAATGATACTGGATTCTCGGGAAAAATACACATAATTGTTAATGAGTTTGATAAACCAGTAATTTTACAGCTAAAAGCAAAATACAAAAATATTTTCCCAGTAAAAGATAATCTAACAAAAACTACTCATATAAACTGTCACAGGTTTTTTTGCATAGACATGCTATTGAGCAAGTTAAACTTAGATTGTGATTATTTATTAGTTTGTGATTCGCGAGATGTTCTTTTTCAAAAAAATATAGAAGATTATCCATATGATAAAGATGTGGATATTTATGGTTTTTTAGAAGGAATAACTTTTGAAAAAGAACAGGTATATAATGCGCGCTGGATTAAAATGATTGAGCATTTGCTAAATGAACAAATATATGATAAAATAAAAGACAATCAAGTTATATGTTGTGGAACAACGATTGGAAAAAAGGATGCCATAATAAAATATGTTAAAATGATGTGTTACTATATTAAAAATTATAATATTGTTATAAATCTCGATCAAGGATTACATAACTATATGTTATATTTAAATAAATTAGAGTGTAATATCAAACTACTTTCTAATGCAGATAATTTGGTAAATACTCTGTGTAATGATGTACATAAAATTAATGACGATAAATTAATAGTAAATAAAAACGACGAACTATCTTGGATAGTTCATCAATATGATAGATTTTCAAAAGAAATGAAAGCTCAAATCTCTATAAAATATGATTTTACTTGTTAATTATTATATAACTAGTATTAATAAAACTAATTATTCTATTTTTACCCAACATTTTGAATGTAAATTTTTTAATTTATATATTTTTTAATTTATATAAATTAAAAAATTTATATATATTATATGGCTCGTAATAAAACTTTAGTAAAACAGTATTATAAAAATAGACAAAAAACTAAAGTAAAAAAAGCGCAAAATAGAAGAAGCGTAAAAAAAAGAAAAATAGGGGGTATGTTTACAAGTCTTAGAAATCTCGGTAGACGAAGACCTACTAATGCTTATGGTAATAATGCTGGTAGTGATCCTTTCCCTAGTCAGCGTGTACCCCCAATACCTACTAACAGGGGTCGTGGTTTTCGTATTATGAATATAATTCCTGGCACACAAACCGTTAAGTATATGACTTCGGGGATCCGGGGTAGTTCTTCATCTCCTCTTCATACTAGTGATATACATATAAGGCCGGGTATAAGTGCAGTTGCTGTTCATCAGCCAAGAACCTCGCTTGATCCTATTTCATCTACAATAAAAGAAAAAATTTTGGTAAATAGTGAAACAATTAGACTTAATAATGATGAGATAAAAAATATATACCAAAGGTTTCCAACAATTTTTGAAAAATTAGCAAGGGAAGATATTCCTGATGAATCCCCTTATGCTATTATTGAGTTATATCAGGCAATAATTATTCCATTTATAACTCAATTACCAATAAGTGATTTTAATAAATCTGACACTCAAAACATTCTAGAATTACTTGATACAATTAACTCTAATGTTATACAATATAGAAAAAAGCTTAAATCTATTGTGCAGACAAATGATAATTTTTTTTCTGAGCAGGAATTAGTTGGTTATCTTAATGTCATGAAATATTTAGAAAATATGAGGAATGCATCAGCATCTGACAACTTTAGGACCTTTGCGTATTGATTTATAAATAAAGTTAAATCTAATATTTGATTATGTCTTTAATTATTTAAATTAAATAGTGTTGTTACTTAATTTAAATACAATTTATGTTTTTATTATAAATGTTTGATAACCTAGTAAAAGAAATCTTAGAAGATAAAGAATCACTTATACAACCAATCTATATAAAACAGGATACGTGTATTACATATGGTTTATGTAATGGTTCACTATGTTATCATAATGATATACTTCATTTAATATTAAGATCTGTTGAATATACATTACATTGTTGTGAAGGTGAAGAAAAATATCAAAGTACATATGAAGGACCTGTTTCATATTACCATAAAGATAATGACTTAACACTTAAAACAATTAATTATTATTGTACATTAAATCCCGAAACATTAGAATTAGAAAGTTATAATAAAATTAATACAGCCAAACATGATAAACAGCCTTTATGGTGTTTTATAGGACTTGAAGATGCAAGATTAGTAAATTGGAATAATAAATATTATGCTATTGGTGTTCGACGAGATACAACAACAAATGGGCAAGGACGAATGGAATTTTCAGAATTAAATATAAATTTGAATGCAAATGAAGTAAATGAAGTAAATAGAATTAGGATCGAGTCACCAAATGTCTCTAATTATTGTGATAAAAATTGGATGCCTATAAAAAATAGACCTTTTCATTTTGTTAGATGGACTAATCCAGTTGAAGTAGTTGAGGCAAATTTAGACACTAAAACATCAAAAGTTATATATTCTAACACTAATAAATTGAATTTTCCTTATGAATTACGAGGCGGTAGTCACTTGGTTGAATGGGATAATAATAGTTATTTATCAATTATTCACGAATGCGATTTTCAACCAACAAATTTTAATGGTTATAAAAATGCTAATTATTTCCATCGTTTTGTACTATGGAATACCGATTTCTCAATACAATATATTAGTTCTAGTTTTAATTTTATGAGTTCTAAAATAGAATTTTGTATAGGTTTGGAAATAATTGGCAATAATGTAATAATTGTTTTTGGATATCAAGATAATTCTTGCTATGCTTTAAAACTTAAAAAGAATACACTAAATAATATATTATGGAACAAATTAAAACCAACCTCTTAAAATATATAAGTGAACCAAACAACCCACTATATAACTTTGATTTAGCATATAGTTATGAATTAGAAAAACAGGTTGTAGCAGCATATAGCTTTTATTTACGATGCGCAGAATTTACACATGATAATATATTGGCTTGTGAATCATTAATTAGAGCATCATTATGTATTAACAAACAGCAAGAACGGGACTCAAAAGAACTTCATCTTATAAAACAGGCTATTTGCGCATCGCCAAATTCGCCCGAACCATATTATATTGCATCATTATACTTTTCTTCTAGAGGCATTAATAACACATTAAGAGGTAATTGGTTAGACTCCTATATGTATGCATCATTGGGAATTAATGTATTAGAAACTACACAAGAGAGAAACTTTATGCATAATATTGATTATAACAAGAGCAACCTATATTATCAAAAAGCAAATAGCGCTATAAAAATAGGTAAAATAGGCGAAGCAATTGAAATATACAAAAAAATGCTATTATTTCCAAATAGCACTAATATAGAAAGATATATCCAAAATAACATAGATGTTCTCACAATACCGTTAAATAATATTTTAAATAGTATTAGTTGTAAAAAATATAAGGCCTTTCACAAAAATTATGAAAGCCAAGAAAATTTGGTGCCTGTTATAAAAGCCTCGGTAAATGTTAATAAAGTTGACCTTGTGAAATTTATAGAATCTAATTATGATTTTTTTCCCTGTCACGATCAAATAGGAAATGATATTTCTAAAATAGAAAAAGCGGATATAAATATAATGTTATATATGTTGTATAATGATTCAAATGTTGTTGCTATTAATACATTAGGTTATGTGAAATCTCGGATAAATAAACTTGAACAAATTGATAATTGGTGTTATAATAATGGAGATGGAATTTATATAAAAAAATTGGCTATTAATTTAGTTACTGGTGTTGCAAAAAAAGCACTTGCCGTTGTTGGTGTATTGGTATGCACCACTACAAAATGGATAAAAAAACAGCTAGAAAGTATTGATTATCCTATTGAAAACTATATTATAATTAACAATAATGCTGCATGTTTGGCACGCGACTTGGATATTATTGTATCTAAAAAACATCCATTCATAAAAAATATGAAAGTGTATCATATGCCATATAATTTGGGATGTGCCGATGGATGGAATACAATTATTAAATCCTTTTTATTTTCTCCATATTGGGTTATTTTAAATGATGATGTGAGTTTTATGCCTGGATTTTTAGAAGAATTATATGAGTGCTCTGAAAATAATAAAGATGCCGGTCTTATACATGGCAAGCCGTGCTTTCTACCAGAATTAAGTCATTTTGGTAGTTTTGATGTGTTTTTAATTCGTGACTGGACCGTGAAAGAATATGGCTTGTTTGATGTGAATTATTATCCGGCATACTTTGAAGACTTTGATTATATGATGCGTTTATTAAATAAACCAATTAAAATAATAAATAAATTAGAGCATGGTTATTTACATGGCGATACATGTAATTATAATATAACAGGAAGTAATACACAAAAAGCATCAGACGATTTATATATTAGAATGACAAACTCTAAGTATAAAAATTTATATTATTATGTTAAAAAATGGAATAATTATCCAGAAAATATTACTTCTGAAAATCGTAGTTCTATTTATAAATATCCTTTTAATAATCCAAATAATAGTATATTTTTTTCTGATTTTGATTTTGATTTTAGAAAATCAAAATATTTGGATAATATATTATATGGTTTAAATAAAAATGAAAATAATAAAAATAATGAAAATAATAAAATGTTAACACTTAGTTATAATATTAGCACAAAACTACAACCAAATATTATTGTAATAGATAATTTTTACGAGAATCCAGATTCACTAAGAGAGTATGCGTTAGGCTTAGAATATAAACCACCAGGAAATCACGGAGCAGTAGGTTATCGCTGTGAGTCTGGAAGAAAAATATTAGATGGGACAAAAGAATTATTTGAAAAATTATTACATAAGACTATTCCACATGGAAATAATCATGGAGAATGGAATTATAGCACAAATGGTTGTTTTCAGTGGTGTGATGGTTCAACGCGAATAGTATATCATTGTGATAGTCAGAAATATGCTGGAATTGTATACTTAACACCGGATGCTCCTATTAATTGTGGAACAAGCTTTTTACGACATAAAAAATATAAGTTAAGAACAGGCGAAATATTCTCAAAACATGATTGGTATGATTCATTATTAAATCATAACGAACAACATATTGATAAAACTCCATGGGAAATTGTAGATAGTGTTGGAAATATTTATAATAGACTTGTAATTTTTGATGCCCAATACATTCATGCTGTAACGGAATACTTTGGTGAAACAATAAAAAATTCACGATTATTTCAGTTATTTTTTTTTAATTTAGTGGATTAATAAATTAATTATCTCCATAAAATTGTTTAACAATAGGATTACATAATATTTTTGTGTAATCAAAGTGTGTTAAATAAAGACCATTTAGTGATTTAACACGAGATAATGCTACATATGTTTGACCATAAGCAAAAATGTTGCTTCCAATATCAATAATTGCATTTTCTAATGTCAAGCCTTGTGCTTTATGAATAGTTATAGCCCATGAATATATAAGCGGAATTTGACTAACTCCAACACGTTTATTATGCTCTGATTTCCAAACATAATTAGTAATTGTTATAGGGTTAGCAATATTATTGAATTTTACACATGGCATAGACTTTTCATTAAATCCGACTACAATACCTTGACTTCCATTAGCAATTTGTAATTCACCACATAGTGTAATATTTGCTATACACATAACTTGGGCCCCTACTTTTAGTTTAATAGTACTTTCAGCCATAAGGTTATTTGCCAAAAATTCATAGTCTTTTTTAAGACCATAATTACTTTTAAGATATAAGTCAAATAACAATTTTGTATTTTCAAGACCATCACTATTATCACTTAAATCAACATAGCTCATAACATATTCATTTTCTTGAATTCCTTTTTCTAACTTAGCATATTCTTTTGCATTTAAAGTTTCAACATCCCTCTTTATTGGTGAGAGAATAGTCAAAACTTTCTCTTTTTTCAAGACATCTAGTTTGGATTTATCAAATAGTCGTGATTGTAATACTAGTTGTGTAGATGGAGTAATTTGTCCTTTTCTAATGTATTTTAATACCTTCAATAATAATTCATCATTTTGCCTGAAAATAGTTTTAAGGATAATTTGATTTGCTTTTGGAAATAATTGATCCCATAATTCGTGCTGAAAACAATACATGGTCTCTTCTTTTTCACAACCATTTGAGAATACAGGAGAAAGCTGATAAAAATCCCCTGTAAAAATTACTTGTAATCCTCCATATGGTTTGTCATTTCTGTAATATTTTTTTGCAATCAAATCCAATAGTAATAAAATTTTTAATGACATCATACTAATTTCATCAATAATAAGAATTTCCAAGTTTTTCCAATTCTTCAACTTTTTATTGTTTTTTGTAAAAAGTTCATTAACAATAATATCATTCTTTTTATTTGCCAATCCTATTCCAGAAAACATATGTAGTGTTGTGGCCTTACATTCTAATAATATTGCAGCACATCCAGTAAGAGCACATACTTTAATAACTTTATTATTATTTTCAGCATGTTTCACTATTGTTTTAATTAAAAATGATTTACCTGTTCCACCAGGTCCTGTTATAAACAAATTCTCTCCATTAACATATTTGTCAAAACATAGTTGTTGCTCTATGCTTAATGTTGATTGAGCTATACTTGCAGGATTTGTAACTATTGCCATTTTGAATTTTGCAATTATTTTATAATTGTTATAATTATTTTCATTTTTCAATTTTCAATTTTTTAATTTAAAATTGAATTAAATTTATAACTTAAAAGAATGTATAGTGTTAATATTATTATGGAAAAGCGTATTAACGATAAAGTGTTAGAATATGTAACTAATTTTAAATTAGCCATTAAATCGTATGTTGATGAAAATCAAAGTATTAAATTTGAAGAAAAAAGTGACTTATTGAAATTTATATTTGATATAGATAGATTACACATTACAAAAGATGACTTTGCCAAACGCAAACGGTCTAAATCTGTAATTCCATTTTATGATAGATGTATTGCAAAAAAAGCATGTGGAGAGCAATGTACTCGAAAAAAACAAACAAATGCAGATTTTTGTGGAACACACGATAAAAATCGACCCCACGGAGTAATAACTCCAAATAATAATGAAGAAATTGTTAAAAATGTTGAACTTGAAATTTGGTTACAAGAAATAAATGGCATTAATTATTTTATTGATAAAAATAATAATATTTATAAATCAGAAGATATTATATATAATAGCAAAAACCCCCAAATTATTGCAAAATATGAAAAAGAGAATGGCAAATATAAATTTGTAAATAGTTATACTAATTAATGTATTAATAGTGTTAAAAAGGGTCAAAAAAATTGAAATAAAAAAATATTTTTAGAATACATAAAACATGTTACTTAGTGAGCTAGTGAAATTATTTTCAGATGGATTAAATATTGATGAAAAACAATTTATTATTATTATAAACAATAATAATATTAAATTAAGCCAAACACTAACTCTAGATAAAAAAAATGTTTCAACAGAAATAAAAGAAAAACGACCACGAGGGAGACCAAAAAAAGTTTGCAATATTATTACCGAAAGCAATACATTACCCGAAGATCCTAATTTTGAATATCATGTTGTAGAAGAAGTAGTATATAATAATAAAGACTATTATAAGACTAATAATGGGGCACTACTAGATGCCGACTATAAAGTTCAAGGAATAATAGAAAATGGCGTAACTATAATGAAAAAGCAAAGCTAATTTTATATATAAGAGAGAATAATTATTGTTTTTTAATAATTGCAACCTATATGCAAAAAAAAAGTTTATGCTTTTTTTTGTTGTTTTATATTATTTAAACACTATAGAACATATTCAACATTTACTCTGAAACTTCCAGGTCGCCACCAGAAACTGCCTTGGCATTCCAAAGCTGTTTGTCTTCATCTCCAAGAGCCTTCCACATAGCACCAAGCTCGGTCATAACATCTTGGTTCTTATATGTGGCACCGTCAGCAGAAAGCTTAGCAATTGCATCTTCGCGCATGGCCTTACTGAAGACGATATAGCCACTTGTGCGCTTCTTCTTAGGCTTTTCATCATCAGAAGAAGACTCCTTCTTGGAAAGCTTGGCAACCTTGGCTTTCTTGGCTGGCTTCTCCTCAACAGGACTATCAGGAGTCTTGTTTTGGTTAGCAAGCAAGAGCGCAAGTTGCTTCTCAAGAAGATCAAGACGCTGAGCGAGCTGCATAACAGTAGGAGTCGACATAGTGATTATGTATTAGTGTTAGTATACTGCAAAGAAGAATATAAAAAAAAAGCTATTCAATTTTATTAAAGTATAACAAAATATTAAATATTATATTAAATATTATATTAAATATTATATTAAATATTATATTATATTAAATATTATATTATAATATATTATAAATGGATAACACTAATATTTTGCCAATAAATTTTGAAACATATTATAATACTAATATGTCAAATATTGAGTATTTCATATTTAATATTGACGATATTGTTATTATAGATAGTGCTACCTTTAGCACTATTATACAATTTTTAGAAAAAATATATGCTAATAATTTAGCATTATTATTTCTTATGAGCTGTTTAAGCTCGCTATATGTGTGCAGTTATACTAGACGCAAAAAAGATTTTATTATGATTAATAATGTTGAACCAAAATTACTTAAAGACGAACAACTTGTGAAAGTATGAAAAAAAAAGTATCGTTTTTATTGTTTTTCTAAGCTTATAGATTTTTAACCAACACAATCATCCATCCATCTAACATTAAGAGTAACTTGTTTATGTTGTAAACTAGACGCGGTCTTGTTGACTTTATAATCAAGATAATCATTTTTCCATCTGTCATTAAGAGTAACTTGTTGTACAACATCAACAGGCGCAGGATGCACTTTTTTACAAACAGGCCTATTAGATTTTGAAATGCTTGATTTAATTACAAATTTGCTATCACTCATTTTATATTATTGAGATTATTAATAATATAAAAATAATATGAAAAAACCAATTCAATTTTTTTAGCATTTTTATATGTATATATATATATAATGTTTAGTTTGGGTGGTTTATTTGGAACAAAAAAACCACTCCAGCAAGTTGCTATTACACCTCCTGAAGTTCCACCAACAACGACACCGCAGAATCAAACCATACAACCAGACAAACCAGACACAAGACAAGCTATATATAGTTTGCGGACAAAGATGGAGAGTGAAGTATATTCCACGTATAAACCACAACTTCATCAATTTATACAAGGAATAAGTGGAGAAATATATAATACATCTTTAAACAGTCAAATAACTGAACAAATCAATACTATTATTTCCGAATTATATTCTAAAAGTAAAGAAGAGCTTATAAAGATTAACCCCGCGATCACCGTAGATATGTTTGAGACTGGTAATATCCAATTGCCCGATAAAATAAGTCAAGTATTCCAGCTTAAAACCAAAGAGTATCTAGCACAACTAGAAGAGTTTTATTTAAAGAGGATTGCATCTGTATTACATGATAAATTTGATCCATTACTACCTGATATGCCATCTGCACCAAAGCGCCCTGTCGAGCCTAAACCCCAAGCATCGTATGAATTAACAACTGATGAACAAGAACCAGATTATGAGCAATTTGACAAATGGCGACGAGGCCATGAAGGAGGTAGTTTGTCAAGATTCTCAAAAAAAAAGAAGAAAACCAAAAAAAAGCGCCGTGCTACAAAGAGAAGTAAAAAGAGAAGTAATAATTAATTAGTTTTTACTTCTCTTTTTACTTTTCTTTTTACTTCTCTTTTTACTTTTTACATTTCTTTTAAATATACGCTTGCTTTTTCCTCCCTGTTTTTCTGTGAGCCCGTTTGTTTTTAACTGGTCAGAATCAAATGGAACAGCTAGTTTCCCATCGGCAGCTACTTTCGCATCGGTAGCTGCCTTCGCATCCGGATCCCTCAAGAGCGCTACCTTCTTCTCCATATATATCAGCTTTTCCATAATCTCGTTGTCTTGCTTATCACTAAAATATGTATAAGTATCTAGGAACTGTATATATTTTTCAAGCCAGTCTGCCCAGTCTCCCAGTTCTTCTGTATAATCAAGTATATTTATATTTTCAAGAAGGTTTTGTGCTCTTGTTCTCATTACTGAGTAAGGAATTAAATAATGAGTCAAGGTATTCAGGTCGCCGTTTTTAAATGATATTTCAGATTGTTGTCTCGTTATATAATGCATAATATATGACTCTAATTTCCGTCTTTCTATTTCTGATATTTTTTGATTAGCATATAAAGCGTCTTCAACCTGCTTTATCGCCTCTTCTTGTGTTGTATATTTGTAGAGAGGAGGACCTAAAGGAGCACCAGCCACCTTGAAAGTTGTATCGGTCTTTATTTTTGTAAGAAGCGTATCTAACTTTTCTTTCCATATAATAGCGTCGACAGACTGTCTACTTTTACCAAACAGTGACCAGTTTACTCCTCCTTTCATTTTACTGATCAAATTAATATGCTTGTTAAAATTCCTAAATTGTGTCTTGTTGTATTTTTTATAAGTTCTCTTTTTTTCTTGATATATTATGTTTTTCATTTATAATATATATTTATATTATAAATCTAATTAGCTACTTGCTAAGAATAATAAAGATAAGCGAGGTGTTGTTCAAGTATTTTTGGAAAAGCAAATGTGTAAAAAGACCAGGAACTATCATATAGAAGCACAAACAAACGCAGTATCATAAAAAGTAGCAAAGCCATCGCAACTAACACTATTTATTTTCATTTAGCTAATGTAAGCTAAATAAAAATGATCGACACCGGCGAGGTTCGAACTCGCGCGAGCAAAGCTCAATTGATTAGCAATCAATCCCCTTAACCACTCGGGCACGGTGTCACAAAAAACGGTGGTAGCAGGGTTCGAACCTGCGCGGGCTATGCCCAACAGATTTCAAGTCTGTCTCCTTAACCACTCGGACATACCACCATATATGTAAAATTACATAACCACCATATATGTAAAATTACATAACCACCATATATGTAAAATTACATATAGTATAGTTAGTTTTATGCTTTTAAGTCGTTTTTATAAATATTTTAAAATAATACACTTTATTAATAACCACAAATTATGAGTTATGTATATTTTATTAGGTCAACGCATGGTTCAACATATATTGGTGCAACCGTTGATTTAGATAGACGTATTAGGCAACATAATAAATTAATTGTTGGCGGCGCACATGCCACATCAATAAAAGTAGCTAAAGGTGAGATGTGGAGTTATTATTGTTATGTAGAGAATTTTCCGAGTTATAATGAAGCATTAAAATTTGAATGGAGATGGAAACATTTGTCGCGACAAATTCAAAAAGAGTGTCCGGCATTAGATCCAACAGAAAAAAGATTGGAAGCACTTAAGCGTCTTTTAGCATTACCTAAATCAACATCAAAAGCAATCGAATATAAAGATTGGGAACATGGTCCAAATGTAGTTTATGTTTCTTAAAAACACCTAATAATATTATTAGATTTTTAGATGTTTTTATTTAGACAATAATAACTTTTACGTGTATTTATATTTAGTATGCCGATTTATCAAACTAATTTATAAATATTTACGCGAGGGATAAAATTCGGGCATATTATCAAAATGGTTGTCGCGCATATTATATTTTTTATTTTCAAGAGAAATATCTGTATTTAGTTTTACTAACTCAAATTCGTCGTTTATATTTAAAAATAGGGGAGAGTTATTGTTATCATAAATTAAATCATTTCTAACAAAAATTGCATCAGACATACAAGTCGCAACTAGTGAATATCCTTTTTTATTTCCTAAATGTTTTAAAGCAGTTACACTTGCCCCACTACGTTCATTTCCGCGCCACATAAAGTTATCGTCGTAGTATAATACTAAATCTTTACCGGGCGCCATATGATAATTCATCTCAATAGAAACTACGCGTGGATTATAACCTTTTAGTGCATTCCATACATGAAAATCTTGACCATCAATATCTATAGATAATAAATCAAACTCGGACGGAACATTATATTTTTCAAATAAATTATTTACATTTGAAGCAGATATAAATTCAATTTCTACCTTATATTGTCTATCCATCACATCATTTCCATATGGTTTTTCTGTTCCATCCATCAATAACCCAGAAAACCCCCTTCTTCTTAAATATGCAGTATTTCCCATTCCACTATCGTTACCAGAACTTCCAAATTCTACAAAATATTTATTTGTAGTACCAATTTTATCAAAAATAGCTTCTAAAACACCATCTTGTCCCCATTGGGATAAGACTTTTTTTTGATATATATTCAAATCCATTTATAATAATAATAATAATGTCTTTAAATTGTATTCAAATAATTTTTAAATATAAATTGAACAGGTTGGTAATATTTGTTTTTGTAGCGTAAAAAAAAATTGATTAGGTTTATTTTTAATATTTCTTATGTCCTCAGATTATAAAGCGATGAACATTTTTATTGATATTTGCGTTCCTCGCATCAAGCTCTACAAGTTCATGGACTACAAGTTCGTAGAGGCGGCGTTCGAAGCAGTCTATGGAAAAGACTGTGTTCTCTCAATTGGATTCTTTCCGATGATTATAAACGGGACGCAGTTTTACAGGCTCGAGGTGACTGTGGTGTGTTGGACGGAAGAAGCACTACACATGTGTTCAAAGCTGAACGGCGGAGACCATGTGTTCTTGGAAGTGCCGTTTTATCAGTATGTTGAAGGGGTCAAGGTGGATAAAAAGCATGTATGGAAGTGTGTGAAGTTGAGCTTCGATCGGTCGCGGCGTAAAGTGGAAGGTGACTATCATGAGTGGTCGCGAAAGCTTCAATTGCTTCAACCTGTCCCGGCAAGTGTGACAAAATTAGAGCGCCTCATTAAAGAAACGGAAGAGTGTGCAAAAGCCTGCAGAAGTAACGTAGACGATGCACTTTTAAGAGCAAAAGCATATGCAACAACGGTGCAAGACTGTACGCAACAGCGTTCTCAAGAGCTTGTGCACTTTGAAGAGCAGTTAGAGCGTCTGCGATGGCACAGTAACAGCATAGTTCATTGTCTTGCTTCTGCAAATGAACAACTTCCTCACATGAAGAGTAGTGTAAGCAAGATTACACGCATCTGATCTAAAAACTAGAATAGTGCTAAGGGCGTGGGGGGCATGTTGTGTTTTTTTTCTCAAAAAAAATTGAATTCTTTTTCTTTTTATTTTTCTTTTTATTTTTAAACAACATAAGACAAATGAGCACTCTTACGATTTGCATTTCTCTTACGGATACTATTGATGCGTCTTTTGTAGAAACTATTTTTAACTATCTCTATGGACCAAACTGCGTTCAAAACGTCACCATTTTTCCAAATGAAATCCCTGATAAGTGTACTATCTTTGTAAAAATGCTATGTACAACAGAAGAAGCAAAAGTGTTTTACTCGGATATTCTTGAAGACAAGACCAAATATGTAGAATTTGGTCCAACTCCTTGTAATTCGGTCGGCGGTAAGTGGAGATGTGTTAAGGTGCGTAGTCCTAAGACATATTGTAAGCAATCACAAACTCTTGTATGGTCATATAGAGATACTCTTGCTATGGAAAAAGCACACAAGGAACAAGAAAAGGAAAAACTCGAATATGAAAAACTCAACACACAAGAACAAGCAGAGCTTGATACAAAATGGAGCAGATTAAGTGCTTATATCGAAGAACATAAACATTTTGAAGCACATAATGCACATGAAACACATGTTGTTCCTGTGCTTACTAAATTATTGCGTATTAATGAACTATTACATGAAGCAAAAAAGTTAGCAGAGAGCTATGATGAATCTATTGATTGTGAAACATATTATAATGATCGTTTGACACCCGATAGCAGATTTTTGCTAAGAAGTCACAGCCTAACTTTGGTAAATTCTTTATGGAGCGCATTAAAGGATTGCGATAACACACGAAACATTTTGAGAGACACACCTTTTGAGTTTCAGTTTTATCCTAGTGGTGATTCTTTGTAAAGCGTAAATCATAAAGTATAAAGCGAAAAGCGTAAAGCATAAAGCATAAATCGTAAAGCATAAGGCATAAAGCATAAAGCATATTTGTAACGTATATTTTTTCTATAAAGAAACTTATCTTCTTCTCTTAGATTTTCTTTTTTTCATAGACTTTCTTTTTTTCATGGATTTTCTTCTTTTCATAGATTTTCTTCTTCTAGATTTTCCACCCGAATCGCTGCGATTTGTTGGGGCGTTGGCACTAAAACGATCTAGCTCATCAATATGTTTATCACTAATTTTTGTTATTTTTAGGTCACGTCCTTTATTTATACCCGATGCAATATAGTTTTGCTCCTCTTGCGTTTCCTCTTCGTTGAGTGTATCATCGTTATAATATCTTCTATCGTCTAATGGGTTTGGATAAGGCTGAAGAAATAATGTGGTTTTAAAACATAATTGAATTCTATTACCGGTTATTACTGCTCCACTGATTTGTGGTGCTTTTGACTCTAATACTTTTGTAACTAAATATATAGGACTTCTATCGCGTATATTAATTGCAATATAGTAATTTAAGTAATTGTATATATCGACATATGCCTTCTGAAGACTAACAAAGATATCAAGAGTTAGAATTATGTCTTGTCCAATTGGAATGGTTAACGATAATAATTTTAATAATATATCTCTAATGTTTTTACCTGTTGTATCTTTATGTGTTATATTACATTCTTTTGCTAGATCTTCTATGAATTGCCTACCTTTGTCTGTTAATTCATGCTGACCTTTATAATAGTGTCCTCCACGAGGATCCATATTTTTAATATATTCAAATTGTTCAGGACTAAATAATCCAAATAAATTGTTCTTATGAACAAAACATGTAGACTCTGGAAAGTCATAGTAAAAAACATACTTTAAAGGATATCTACTAGGTAAAAAGGGTTTGGTATAGAAGGCATCTTCTGTATAACCTACAAATCGCCAATTATAACCCCATGACCTTCCATCGCGTCCATCACGTACAAATGCCATATTTGTATTTGCTAGAACAGTTAGATAATATAGTTGTGTGTCTATTTTATATTTCATTCCATATCTTGATGGAATGGCTCCGTTTGTGCCCAATCTATTAAGTTCTAATAAAGCCTTTTCTGTTAAACTGTGTGTACTATTTATAAAACTTCGCAGTCCAGATGCAACACCCGTTTTAAATCTAGATATTATGCCTTTTTTAGGGGTATCATGTTGTATTCTAACGCCAACTTTGTCATGTTCAACCATGTGTTGTGTAGGGTTGTCTTCTCTATCTTCAATAACGAGTTGTGTGGAGTTGTCTTCTTTATCGTCCTCATCATTTTTAACCGGTTCATAACGTGGTTCCACCGCGTCGCTCATGTTATACATATAAACTATATTTAAAATACATATTATTTATAATAAAAAATACATATTACTTATAATATAAATTACCTAAATATATCAATTCTAATCTTCTTGTATACTTTAAAAAAATTGATAACCATTTTTTTATAGTAACCTAATGTATAGCAAAAATGGCACCAACTATTTACAATATCAACAAGGCACAACTGAAAGCAAAGATTGCATCATTTGATTATGATCATACTCTGGTGTGTCCAAAAGACGGTAAAACCATGCCTTCAAATGTTGAAGATTGGAAATGGTTGTATCCAAACATTCCGGACGAACTTAAGCGTTACAACGATGACGGCTTCACTATTGTGGTTTTTACAAATCAGTCCAAACCATGGAAGGTTATTCAAATTCAGTATGTAATGCAAACTCTACAAATTCCAGTTTTTATTGTTGTCGCAAGTGACAAGTGCGATTACAAACCGAACCCGATTTTGTATGATGTGCTCTGTGGAACCTTCAAAGTTGACAAGGAACAATCGTTCTTTGTTGGGGATGCTCTCGGAGGAAAGGGAGATTGGGCAGACAGCGATAAGGTGTTTGCACAAAATATTGGACTCAAGTGTTATAGTCCAGAGGACTTCTTTGGTATCAAACAAGAACAAGAAATTGTGGAAATTCCCAAACTTAAATTGTTTGAGTCCCAACAAGTGATTATTATGGTTGGTTATCCGGGGTCGGGAAAAAGCACTATTGCAAAAAGTATTTGCGAAGATGAGAGATTCGTCCTTATTCAAGGTGACGTGCATAAAACTTCCCCAAAAATGATTAAAGCTGCTTTGCCATGTGTTAACGAGGGCAAGTCTATTGTGTTTGATGCTACAAACAGCTCTTCTAAAAAGCGGAGCGAATACTTGGCATTTGCCAAAAAGCATAATATGTCTGTTACGTGTATTCATGTATCAACATCACTAGAAACATCTTACGCTCGTAATAAACTGAGAGATGCAGATAAGCAAGTTCCAAAAATTGCATATAGTGTATATACAAAGCATTTTGAGAATCCGAGTTCAGATGAGGGATTTGACGTGGTTGTTTTGTAAAAAGACCGATTTATTGTGAAGTGCATGAATAAAAAATACATATTTTTTATTTTCGCACACCACTCATCATTAAATGTGAAGGAAGAAATATATAAGTATTTGGTGCAAGGAGAGTATGTAGAGTTTGAGGTGCAAAAGATGACAACGGGAGAACATGAGTATCAGGCAGTAAACATAAAAGGAATAGGTCAAAATGATTTAATGTGTGAGACGAGACACAAGAATAGGGAAGTATCAAAAAGTAGTGAATTTATAACAGTAAGACCGAAGCGTGGACAAAGTCAAATGAGATAAAGAAAGAAAGAAAGAAAGAAAGAAAGAAGCAAAGAAAGAAAGAAAGAAAGAAAAAAAATGGTTTTTTTTTGTGTTTTTTAACCCCATATAACCCCCCTAAACAAAGATGTTCTTAGTTAGCATCAACATCAAGGACTGGCTTGGAAGCTTTGGCCTTAGCATTCCAGGGTTGCTTGTCTTCATCACTAAGAGCCTTCCACATAGCACCAAGCTCGGTCATAACATCTTGATTCTTATATGTGGCACCGTCAGCAGAAAGCTTGCTAACAGCGTCATCACGCATGGCCTTACTGAAGATGATATAGCCACTAGTGCGTGTAGTCTTGGGCTTTTCGTCATCAGATGAAACATCTTTCTTGACGGCCTTGGGAGCCTTGGTCTTCTTAGCTGGCTTTTCCTCAACAGGACTATCAGGAGTCTTGTTTTGGTTAGCAAGCAAGAGCGCAAGTTGCTTCTCAAGAAGATCAAGACGCTGAGCGAGCTGCATAACAGTAGGAGTCGACATAGTGATTATGTATTAGTGTTAGTATACTACAAAGAAGAATATGAAAAAAAAGCTATTCAATTTTATTAAAGTATAACAAAATATTGATAAAAAATTATTATTATAAAATTATAATAATAATTTATATAAATGGCAAAAGTAGGACTATTAAAAAATATAACAAAATATATATCTTTAAAACAAAATGCAGGAATAGCAATAATAACACTATTGTTATTAATAATATTATTTAGCATATTTAATAACTCAAGTATTGAAGGAAATACAACTCTGAATCCGAATGCATTTAATGGAAAACAAAAATTAGAAGTAATCATGTGGGTGGATAGCAGTAATTCATTTTCACAATTAATCCCGATGACTGAACATTTTAACCAAATAATGATAAAATATAGTGGCCATGCAGTAGTTGTAACAGATATACAACCATGCGATAAAAGTGAAGCTTACTTAAAAACATGTACTGCAGGAATGTATCCATTTAAGGATGCTATAAAAACAGATTATGAGACAAAGTGGAGGGTGAACTGTCCATTTATTACTTTTGCACTATTTGATAGCACAAAAGGCGATACAATAGCAAAAGGAGGGGTTCGTTCATTAGCAGGAGCAATTGCTACAGAGAAAGATAAGAAAGATGTAACATATGACTTTATACAAAATATGATAGTTGCGTTGATTAGAATGTATTCTATTTATCCAAAACCAAAAGTAAGTTAGTTGAGAGATTGACAAGTTTTTTGCTACTAGATTAAGGTTATGTCACCGAATTCGGCTTTGCTATTAATAATAAGACAATACACTATACGCTAGCTTAGTGGTTAATCTCTCATATATATATAAGATATAAGAGAGATTATATAAAAGGATGCGGATTATAGCCTATAACAATCTCTCAAACTGAAAATGTTATACTTTAAAAAAATTGAATAGTATACACTATATACATATTATATACATCATAATCATAATATATATAATATGGCGATGACTTTTGCCACCAACCCGAAGATGCTTCATGAGCTGATTGATGAACTCAACAACGAAGAGCTTCAGATTCCGGAACACCAACGCTATCCAAGCGTTTGGACTTTGAAAAAGCGCCAAACTTTTGTTGATTCGTGCAAAAAGAATATGCCATGCCCGTCAATTTTGATTTTTAGGGATAGTATGCGTCAAGATTGGTTGGAAGACGGGCTTCAGCGTCTTACAACGCTAAAAGACTTTATTGACGACGGATTTACGGACTTGCAAGGCAACTTGTATTCTACGTGGTCGGAAATGGAGAAGCACAGGTTTGTGCACTTTACTGTTCCAACAGTATTGTATCGCAACGCAAGCGAAGAAGAACGAGTGGAGATTTTTGACAGATTTCAAAATGGGTCCCCATTAAAGGTTGGTGAGCGTTTGCATGCGCATAGCCATACGAGCCTTGTAAAGTTTACGAAGGAAATGCTTATGAAGACCACAAATAGTAGCGGCGAAGAAGTTGTCGGCACATTTTATGAGCGTGCAAAGAATGTATGGGGAATTATTAAGTGCAACGACGAAGATAAGCCAAAGCGCTATGATGAACTGCTCAATTGTGTTGCATTAATTAATGGAATTGTTCATGGGTGGACTGGTGGATCTATGGGCATTACAAAGAATTATGATGATTTGAAGAAAACACTAACATTAAATATTGACAGCACCATGAGAGAAAATGCTGAACGCATTTTGGACAAGTTGCTTACTATTTACGAGGAAGCATCTGAACAGAAACCGCTTAAGCCCAAGAAGTTTAAGACTGCTCAGAAAGCTATTGGAAACTTTAGTGGCGCGATTGTGTGGTCGCTAAAAACGATGCCATATGACTGGGAAAGACTGCATACTATGTGGGTTGACTTTATTGTTAGCTATCGCAACGATAGCACGTTGCTAATTACGACGATTAAGAATGGTGTTGCAAAGTGCCGCAATTGGACTGCCGAGCGGTGGGAAAAAACATACAACGACGTTCTAAATCCAGTCCCACCAGCAAGCACTACGAGCTCGCATTATGATAGTGCATGCGAAGAAAGCGATTACGAAGATGACTAAGGCATAAGTTGAGGAGTAAGTGAACATGGATAAAAAGAAAAAGAAACCCTTTTTCTTTTTTCTCTCTATAATCTTTTGAATCTTACAATAATTTTTGCTACTAGTATGTGGTTATGTCACCGATTTCGGCTTTGCTATTAAAGAGGCTAATAATGATTATTGTGTTTATTGCACTATTAATGGAATATTGACTGTAATATTGGGGAGAGAATTGGGGAAGGGAGGGTTGGCGAGTGCTACCAACCCCCCTATTCTAATTAGCATTTTTATTATAATTAGCATTTTCTTATTATAATTAGCATTTTCTTATTATAATTAGCATTTTCTATATCTATTTTTATTTTCTTATTATAATATAAAATCATGTCTCATGCTAGTGTTTCAACTCCCGACACACGGAGTATGAGCCATGAGGAGGAACTCAGGGAATCTGTTTGGTCAGATATGACAAATATTAACATGACTGATAAAGAGTATATAAAAGCACAAAAAGATATGTTAGATACCTATGATTTAGAGAAGTTAATAGTATATAAATCTGTCGCTCTTAATCATCTTGACTTTATTAAAGACGACACTATAGGAATACTTGATACTGGAACAAAAGATAAAATTAGAAGGGAGGCTTATACGCGCTTTTTACCGATTTTAACAAAAGTAAATGAACTACTAACTAAGAAATTTGAAAGACCAGATCTAAGCCATGAAGAACTCCCAGAAGAATTATTTTTAGCGGGTGGTCGTAAACATCGTAAATCTCGTAAACCTCGTAAATCTCGTAAACATCGTAAATCTCGTATATCTCGTAAATCTCGCCGCTATAAAAGAAAACATTAAACTATTTTATAAACTATCATAAATACAATCTCTCAATATTACAAAAAATATTTAGAGTTAATACGTTAACTATTGTATAATGAATACTTATAAAATCACAATTCGGCGTTTAATTGACAAAAACCATTTATTGAGCTATACAAAAAAGAACTTAGAAAAATTAATAGCAAAATTTGACTATATACAAAAAGCAATAATAACACATAAGACTTATATACCTAATGCACAAGTAAAACCAACAAAAACACAATCGTTAGAATTTGTATGTGAATCTCTCAATATATTAAGTGAAAGTGAATTCATAAATTTTATTGAAACTATGCATAATTATGGGTTTAGTTCTTCTAAAAATAACAATATAGCTTTAATAGACCTAAACACCGATTATAAAATAATTTATAGCTATAATTTTCAGTCATTAACCAAACAAGAAATAAAAGAAAGAATCAAAATAGAGAATAACTCAAAATACCAAACACAAATTTTATATTGTAAACCAAAGATACAAATATAATCTCTCAAAACCAAAAAACAATTTTATAATTTATTTAAAAAAATAACGCTTTATTAATTAAATTGTATAAACTAATGTATAAACTAGTATATAAACTATATTTAATATTTTTAATATTAAAACCAACGTTACAAACAATACAAACAAAATATTATTATGACCCCCGCATTCACAATATGGGTAACGTAGGATTAGGAGGACAACTTCATTCACTATTTGCTCCTTATGCAACAAAACTAATAGACAACAAATGTTATAATGCAGTAAATATACGCCAAACCATTCTCTCAAATTATAATCAAGAATTTTATAATAATTTTGAACGAGTCCCAAAACTAATAGATTTATGTTGTGGCACAGGAACATCTACAGCAACCAATCAATTAGGAATTGATACAAGTGAAGAAATGTTAAGCCAAGCAAAATTAAGCCAAGCAAAATTAAATAATGATAAATCTCTCAAAACATACACAAAGTTTATTAAAGCCAACGCAGAAAACTATGGCAAACCTCAAGAATTTGACACAGCAACATTAATGTTTGCATTCCACGAAATGCCCAATTATGCACACCACAAAATAATAAAAAATGCAAAAAGAATAACAAAACACGAAATAATAATACTAGACATTTGTCCAAACTATAGTCCATCACAACTAATGCTATATGGCGAACCGTATTTATTAAATTATAAAGCCACAATACATGAACTATTAGAAAAGCATCAATTTACATATTTAGAATATATCCCAAACCATGTAGGGTTATGGATTTTTAGTCATACTAAAGCAATAAATATAGCACATAAGTTTAAAAAGTTAAAACGATCATAAATTCACATAATATATAATATTTATACTTTATAATATAAATATTATGGAAAATAAAATAAAAACATTAACATACAATTTATCATGGGCTTCGCAAAAAAATGTTTTAATGGGATCTGAAAAAGATTTTGTAGAAAAATGTCAAGCTATAAATAGGAATTGCTATAAAGAAGCTTTAAAAAAAATAAAAGAGTTACACCGCATATATAAATTTGATGTGATTGGTATTCAGGAAGTGGAAGATAAAGATTTAGTTACCGCAATATGCAAGAACACCAAATTAAAAGGATGGTATAGAGGAGCAACATGGAATAGTGACGTTGGAGTATATTCAGGATGTGCTATTATTTGGAACACTAATACGCTCGGAACTATGAAAACTGCAAAAACAATTAATCTTGCTACTCCAAACAAAGCCAACAAATGTGATGCCAGAACGTGTTGTATAGTTACAACAAGTAAAGATATTAATCTTGTTGTTGCACATTTTCCATGGTTAAATAATGTTAATGATGTAAAAAAGATATCTAAAATTATTGATGCACATATTTCATCAAATGGGCCAATTATTATTTTAGCTGACACTAATGATGAAAAAACTTTAATATCTTCAGAAAACCCTTTAATAATAAAAAATAAAAAATTATCACATGGATTAACAAAAGAGGAGGCACAAGCACACTTACAATCGTGCTGTTGGCATAAGGTCGGTCATGAATACAAACATTTACAAAGTACAGGCGATTACATATTATCAGAAAATGTGACAAATATACACATTCCACTTGCAAAGCCGGAAAATACAACAACCGAAACAGAGTTATATTCAGATCATATGCCAGTTATAGCAACAGTAGATTTATATGAACAACCTAATACACCTATAACTTCTGCGCCTAAAAATAGTACTAGAAAATCAGGATTAGCAAACTTTTTGAAGTCTATAAATTTAACAAGAAGAAGGATGACATCATCCATATCAGGCAACACCGAGCGAATTTTTTCAAGAACAAGAAGCAGACTGCCTTCTTTTACAAGTAAAAGAAAAACAAAGCCACCGCCAATTTTTATATACCATAGGGGAAGCACAGCACAAGGAAGCACAGCACGCGGAAGCACATCAAATCATATCTAAGGAAGCACAGCAAACCGAGTCCAAAGAAACAAACACATTAAACCAAATCCATACCAAATTTCATTAGGAATTATTGAAAACAACACAGAACACACGAAAGTAACAAATGGAGAAACAAACACAAAAACAGCAACATAAAAAGCAACAGGATTGATATTAGCCATAATCAAAAGCATAATAATTGATACAAACCAAGCGTTAATGTTAATAAGCATAGGATTCATTTTTAAATAACACAAAAAAAAAGTTTTTAACACAATTCAATTTTTTTATCCTAAAATAAAATATATATTAAACATACTTAAAGCTGTGGCACTATATATATTATAAAATAAAAAACCCCAAAAAAAAGTTTTTACTATGCTCTCATAGCTCAGTTGGTTAGAGCGTTGGTCTTATGAGCCAAAGGTCGGCGGTTCGAACCCGCCTGGGAGCAATTTTTCCTCAGCTCTTGTAGTGTAGCGGCTATCACTGAGGACTTTGAATCCTCCAACCCCAGTTCGAATCTGGGCAAGAGCTATTTTTATGCTGGGATGCCCGAGTCAGGTCTAAGGGGGGCGACTTAAGATCGTCTGGCTAAGGCCGCGCGGGTTCGAATCCCGCTCCCAGCAATTTTTCATGCTCCGTTAGCTCAGTTGGTTAGAGCATACGGCCGTTAACCGTGAGGTCACTGGTTCGATCCCAGTACGGAGCGTTTTTAAAAACAAACAAAAATAATATGTAACACAAATTACATATTATTTATAATCCCAAAAAAAAACAACTTAAAGACATAAAACTAATATTAGGATAATAACACACAATAGTGTTATTGTCTTTTTTATAAGCCCCTGTGACGCAATTGGATAGCGTGCCAGACCTCTAATCTGGAAGTTGCGGGTTCGAGTCCCGTCTGGGGTAATATTACTTTAAACAAACTATTTTGTTTAAAGCAATAAATAAAAAATGCAACACAACACAACAACATAAACAACGCAACACAAGAGCAATTCACACTTTATCAGTATCCAAGAACATCAGCCCAGCGTTTGCCAACCATAGACGTAAGTCCAACACCCCAAATAATAGGATCATTTTCAAAATCCATGATTCCTTCATCTTCAACAACACATGGCACACAATCTGAATCAGAATCATATGATTCGAGCAAATGAAACAAATTACTTGGAGGCATGGCAGGTTGAACGACTACAACCACAGTTTTTTTTACTGGTGGTTTGCTTAGAACACCAGTTGAAGTTTTGCAATAGCTGATAGTATGACCACGACCACCGCAACCACGGCACTTAGTGTTCAGCAAAATAGGACACACAACATTCCCAGCACGATCGCGAACATTATGGGTGTTAAACCCGTTGTTGGAAGCATCGGAGCAGATTTTGCAGAACATTTTTTATAGCGTTAGCGTTAGCGTTAGCTTTATTTCGAATCTAGACTTTAAGTAAGTAATAAAAAAAAGTAATTCAATTTTTTTAAAGAGTAACAAAATTTAAACACAAATTAATTTCCACTAGAACCAAACCCATTTTCATTTCTATTATTTTTTTTCCCTAACATGCTTAAATCATCAACAATAAACACTTTCATAGGATAACCAATATTTGGTGGCGTAAGTTGAACGTAGCGATTAGTTTTAACAAATTCAAAAGTTTCACATGTAGAGTATAAAATATTATAATCAAATGGTGCCTTAATAGTTCCTCTATATCCCGAATCAATTATCCCAACATTATTAGCAAGACGCAGCGGTGTTCTAATAGGAGTGCTTGATCGCAAGTATAAATAATAACCAACAAGCTTGTTATTATATGTCATAGAACATGAAATATTAAAGTCTAACATATAAACAGGCAAATCTTTAGACCAAACATTATCTTCAGGACATAACAAATCAAACCCAGAATCATAACAAACATCTTCATCAGCATTAGCACACGCATTCAAATAGCCATCTACTACACTATTATGTTTTAACGCATTTGTTTTATAAAGTTCTTTAATAGAATCCATTCCTGGAGTATCATGAACATAAATAAAGAGTTTATAATAAGTATCATTAGCATTAGCATTAGCATTAGCATTAACATCTGTATCAGTAGTCGCATCATTATCATAATAACCAATACTATCATACGACGTCATATAATCAATTGCCGATTGAAGACTGGCAGAATGTAAATAATAAGACATAACAGAACCCATAATGTTATTGTTTATTTAGTAATAAATAAATTTAGACAAATCAATTTTTTTATAAAATTGATTAAAATAATTTAACACTAACTAAATTATATAACATTATGTTACATAATCTTTCAAATAATGAGCAATCATTTATTAATTGCGCTTTTAATGAGGCATTAAAATCAACGGTATTAATGCGACATGGTGCGGTAGCAGTAGCAAATGGGAAAATTATGGGAAGAGGACATAACCATTATCGAACATACTCAAAAGACCATTTTATTACAAATACGTGCACTTGCCATGCCGAAATTGCTTCACTAAGAAATATGTTCTATAACTGTGGAATAAATAGTTTTGGAAAACACACAAATTCTATAAAAGTTGCCTGCTAAATGTTCAACACACATACAAACAAAAGAATTAGAAAATATTAAAAAGCTATATAAAAAAACAACGGTTTATGTAGTGCGATGCGATACAAATAATAAATTACAAGACTCTACACCGTGTCAAAATTGCTTACTGTGTTTAATAGAACTAAATATTAAACGGATTATTTTTAGTTATAAAGATAATTCATTTATGAGCTGTAACCCACATAATTTAACAATTTATCACTTAAGCACGGGAGCAATTTATCTAAAAAAAGTAGAACTAAAAAAAGTAGAAAATAATAAAACTCAAGAAAAAAAACAGTTAAAAATTAGCATGCAATAATTTTAGCATCCGGTGGATTATACAATTTGCATGAGGCTTTTTTCCAATAAAGCGAGCTATCATTATAATAAATAGCATAATCGGGAGTAAAACCATTTATAATATTAATATCTTTAACATTATTATTACATCGTTTTAAATAATCAATACGGGAATTTGTTCCATGATTTCTAGCTACTTTTTCATTTACACAACCAACATTAATTTGATTATTAGAAAGTTCATTTATATAGTCTGTTCTATCTACAGAGCATTTTGTTTTTAACAAGTTAATGTAAGCAGATTGGTCACGATTTTCTGTTCTAAAATGCTTATTTAATGATAGATCTAACAAAGCACTATTTACATTTTTATAACAGTTTGCAGATTTATGTGGATGGCAAAAAAGTTTTTTATTAATATATGCTTTATAATTTTTAACACTCGTATTAGATTGTTTAGAAGTGCATGACTCATTTTCTAAAATATTGCTAAACACATCGTTTCTAAGTATGCTATTTTGATTGCCAATATAAGTATGAGAAGTATTACCATTCAAAGAAAAAGAGCTATTAGAAGAAATTTTCTTAAATTTATTAGCATGTTTTTTTTTCAACATAGAATCACCTGAGCCATAATAATTATTAACATTATTTGTTTTACAATTATTCTTAGATGTGCAATAAGAAGTCATAATATATTATGTAATATAAAATTATAATAATATAATAAAATTATAATAATATAATAAAATTATATTAAATAAAAAAAATTGATTACTCTAACTATTATTAGCACTACTACTATTACTAGTATTACTACTATTACTACTACTAACTACTTATATTATATTATATAAAGTATGAGCTATTCTACAAAAACAAAAACTGTTGTAAAACCATCTACAAAAGTAGAAAATATAACTAGTGAAGATTATATAAATGCCGGTTATACACTAATTAAAAGAGATGCAGTAACAAATAAAATAACTATTAAATATTCAAAAAACTATGAAGCAAAAAAGAGAGAATTAGAAGAAAAAAACTATAAAACCACATTAAATGCTATGATAAATAATTGGAATAAGTATAGGGATGAAATAAATGATCTATTAGGAGATATGTCTCCATATATTAATTACAAAGAAATAATTCAAAAAATGATTGATGAAGACAATTATATTTTAGAAAAAATTAATTCAAGAAAAAATGCATATTTGAGCGATAATGATAGTGATTTTTATAGCGAAGATGAATCATTAAATATATATTAATAAAATTAACAGATTAACATATTTAATATGATAAAACCAATTTTTTTAATTATATTTTAATAATAAATTAAGATGATTAAAAATGTAGAAATAACAAGACTAAGCGATGAAATAGCCAATCTAGAGCAAAATACAAATAATATTACTCTTATAATATTAGTTGTAGAAAATAATGAATTAGTAAATATTTTAAAAAGTAGTATAACAACACTAAATAATAGAGTTCCGAGAAAAGAACTAATAGAACATTTGAAAAGTATTAAATTGTTACAAGATTACAAAGTGCAATATATATATAAATTTGTAATTAATAAATCATTAGAGGAGCTAAATAGTGTTCTAAACTTCGAAGACTGTTATAAGCTAACTCCATTCACTAATTTTGACAATTTAACATTTTCAGAGGAGTCAACAAATAATCTTATAGTAGTAAACAAGACATTCACGCGAACTAATTCGTTGATACTAATAGTAACAAAAATAAGATAAAATAAGATAAGATAAAATAAAATAAGATAAAAAGATAAAAAGATAATATAAAGACCCAATAAAATATGAACACTAATTTTTTTAGTAATTTTAGAGCATTACTAAGAAATGCAAGACAATCAAGATCAAATACAAGACCATCAAATGCAAGACCATCAAATACAAGACAAATAATATATATCCATACTAACTATAATGATTTCCATAATTCTAGAACATTACCTTATAGATTAATGTATAATATGAGAGTAAACAGCACATCAACACAGTTTGAAACCATAGTTTTAAATGCTATAAATAATGCTATGAATAATGCTATAAACAATAAAGTAAAAAAAGTAATAACAGAAGATGATTTGTTGAAATTAAAACACATACAATTTAAAAAAGAAGATGAAATAAGTAGAAACACAGAATGCCCAATAATGTGTTACGAATTTAGTGAAAATGAAGAAATAATACAATTACCATGCCAACATAACTTTAATAAAGACGCCATTTTAAAATGGTTAAAAGAAGAATCCCACACATGCCCAGTTTGTAGATACGAATTCGAATATAAAGAACCAGAAGAAAGCACAAATAATAGAGATTTTATAAACTTCGAAGAGTTTTTAATACAAGAATTACTTTTAAGAAACTACAATAATAGTCACTAAAAATGATTTTTAACAAATTCAAAAACGCTAGGATTAATAATAGATTTGAAGTCTATATGCGCAAATTTTTTAAAAAACACGATTTTAGGATCAATAGATTTAGAAATCAAAAACGCACGAAAATCTTTAATAAATATTTCATAATTAATAGTAGTTTCATAATGTTTCATATAATTCATAATATGATGATAAATATGAATTAACTCTGTATATTGCAAACGCATATATGGAATGGGATGCAAAGTTTTTTTATATAATGACATAAAGAAATCAAATAAAGGTTTAGAACCACTAGAATTTGTTTCATTTTTAGTGTCTTCGTTTTTAGTGTCTTCATTTTTAGTCTCTATTATATAGTTTATGTAATAAATATCAAAAACCAAACTGTATAAATCAGTAAAATTAAGAATATGATTTAATAAATATATTACAATAGTTGTATAATTTGAATATTTATGTTTATTTAAAAACTGGTAATAAAATTGCTTTAAAGATTTATAGTATTCAGCCAACTCAAATTTACTAAGCTGTATTACTTTTTGATTACGAATAGTCTCATAAGAGTCATTAATAAATAAGTCAATTATGGGTTTTGTTAATAAATTTTTTTGATAATTTTTATGAATCTCAACATTATAATGTCGAGATTTGTTATAAAGTATAAAAGATAAAAATCGTTTTTCTAATATAACATGATATTGATCCTCTCTAAAATCAAAAATAAGTGATTTTAAATATACAAAATTAATAGTCTTTTTAGGAGAAGTAAAACATTTGTTTAAAAATATGGATAACCCAAAATCAATAATAACAGGTTTATGATATTTTAGATCGATTAATATATTATTAATATGTAAATCATTATGAATAATATTATTTTTGCTTAAAATATTGAGTGAATTTATTAAAATAAAAAAAACTTTAATCAAATTAACAACATAAATATTAAAAACATTATTTGTTTGAAAATAATTTTTGAAAGACTTATTTGGTATATAATTTATATACATTAAATAATATTTGGTATGCAATTTATCAAGTAATACACTTTTTAAATATTCAGGAGTTGGTTTATAACTATAACTTGAATTCTCATTATATCCATAGTTCTGATTATAGCCATAATTTTTATTATAATTTTTATAATATTTATTTATGGAATCAGGAAAAATAGTTTCACATTCAAGTATGTCTAAATCAGATTTTTGTATGGTTTGAAAAGAAACAATACAATATTTAATAACTGGAGCATATAAAATGTTATAATTAAGTATATATTTTTTTATGTATTTACCAATACTGATTTCATTTGAACTATAAAAAGTAATTTCCTGTAACTTTGTGACACTAACTTTTTTATTTAATTTACCACTACAAGTAATTCCCGGATAATAAACACAACCATAACTACCTTGACCTAAGAGTTTATTATGTTTAGCCTTAGCATTAGTGGCCTTAGTATTACTGGCCTTAGCCTTCGCCTTAGCATTTGTCTTATTTTTTTTTTCAACATCACCACTTTCTAAATCACTTTCTAAATCACTTTCTAAATCACTTTCTAAATCACTTTCTAAATGTATTTTTTGTAATTCAGATTCAACTACCATATATATATTATAATGTTATAAGTTAATAATATTTATATTTTTACATAAACAGACTATGGTTACAATATATATATTATATTCAGAAATATATTATGAACCATATATTAAAAATTACTTTAATATACTAACATTAAATAAAGAACCAGACGGCGAACTTAAAAAGTATACAAAACATATAAGAATAACAAAACAATCAACAAATGATCAAACATTAACTGCTGCGAATTGTGCATATGCAATAAGTAATAATTTCTCAAACATAAATACTAATATAAATTTAATGACATTAGAGCAATTAGATGATTTTACACAATTCATAATAAATAACAATTATAGAATAAACGATGAATTAACACAAATACATAAAAATGTAGGTTATAATAACAAAAGACTGATTTATGCATTTGAATTAATTTAGCATAATCTAATAAAATTGAAGTAGTACCAAATTAATAGTTAATATTTATAATTAATATATTAATATAGTTAATTATAAATGGAAATAATTAGTACAAAAGCTATTGATGAACTAAAAGAAAAAAATGATGCAATAAAAGAATATATAGAGAATTTAAGCCCGTTAGAATATAAAGCATTAAATGTTGCATTAAGAGAATTAGAGTCCTCATTTTCAATAGAAAAATCGATCGGTTTTATAGATTTTCAAAAAAAGTCAACTACTCAACCCCATAAAACATAAAAATTATTAGACTAAGCATTCCAAATAGTGACGCAATTAGTTGTTGATAGCTAAATTTTTCTTTAAAAATTAAAAAGCCAATAATAAATAAAATAACAAAATATATAAGATGCCATATAATATTTAAAATTACTAAGTTTCCATAACTCAAGACACTATAAACACAATAACCCGTAAAAGTGTAGGCTAATAATCCTAATAATACCAATTTATTATCACCACTATTTGCATACGCTTTTTTAAACAAAAACTGAGAACTAATAGATGAAACTGTTATTAGCAATAAATAAACATAAAAAAAAACATCTAACTTTTTATATTTATCAGCCATGCTTATATTATAACAAATTATAATGTTTTATTAAATGTTTTAAATGTTTTAAAACTAATAACATTATTAAAACCAGGATTAGCATTATTTAATGGTAAAGACGAAGACGAAGACAAAGACGAAGGCAAAAGCAAAGTTTTTTCTAATGAAAAAAAACAACCACAAATGTCTTGATTACAAATAGTTAAAGAATTGCTTTTACAATAGTTTGTAAAATCATCAAGTGTTCCCTTATATTTGTATTTATTAGAAACAAAATTATATAATTCTGTATTTTTAGAAGAAGTGACTTTTTTGGAAAAAAAAACGTTACTACTTTTTTCAACATTATTTGAATCATGATCTGAATCCGAAGTTTTTAAATAATCATCATTCCTTGTAGACCCGTATTTTATATTATAATATAACATAAGATTATCATAATTGTCGTTATAAATACTTTTACAATCATAATTAACAACATATATTCTTGAAACAACTTCTAAATAATTAAAACTTAATGTGTTTGATTTTTTACAATAATAGTCAAAACTATTATTTTCCGCATTATAAGTAATAATAACAACCCCACAAGGCGTAACCTCTTTAATATATTTATTACCAAGAGAATTTAAATAAGCACAACTTAAATCAGTTTTTTCTTTTGAATCATATTCATCTAATAATTTATAAAAATAAGCATCATATTCATAAAGTGATTTGTTAGAATTATATTTTTCAACAAAATCATCTATCATAGTTTTATATACACAATTTGAAACAAACAAAATAGAAAAAGTAAATGAAACTGTTAAAATGGCAAAAAGTGTTATTGTTTCACTAATATAGGCAAGACAGAAGTCAAGACCATAATCTATATGAACTATTTCATTAAAATAATCATTAACATTAAATGCACAACTATTATTTAGCGGATAAGAAATAAGAGCAGATTTATACATTAACAAGTCTTCCATTAACAATTCTTCCATTAACAATTCTTCCATTAACAATTATTTATTTTACTAATAATGTTATTATTAATTGTTTAAATAGTAATACTAAACAATTTAGTATTAAGGTTTTATCTTAATCGCTTTTCTAGTTCCAATCCCTTTTTTGGGTTTTAATCCTTTTCTAAGACTTAATTTTTTTTTAGGACGAACCCCCTTTCTAAGACTAATCCCTTTTCTGGATGGCTTGGCATTTTGACTAATATGCGATTGAATAAGTGGATGCGATTGAATAAGTGGATGCGATTGAATAAGTGGATGCGATTGAATAAGCGGATGCGATTGAATAAGTGGATTATTTGATGTACTGTATTTTTTTTCATTTTCCAATAAATTAACTAATGAAGATTTATTGGATGATATTTTTCTTAAAAAATGTTCTAATGAGTCATGAAATTTATATTGTTTATTATTATTTGTTATAACAGCATCAACTTGTCCACGATCAGAGTCTAACGAAACATCATAATGTTTATTAACAATATTTTCACCATTTATAAATTGTTTATGACTTCCTCGTGAAACAACTTTTAAAGACATAGTTAATATATAATTATAAATTTATAATAAAAATAACAAAATACTAAAATAACAAAATAATTATATAAACTAAAATTGAAAAAAATTAAAAATAAATTTTTATACTATAAAAAGTGACTATGGACAATCTAAAAAAGTTTATAAAATTGCTTAATAGTCTTGTAACTATTACAAAAAATAAAGGGGAACACTTCAAATCAAATGCATATATTAAAGCAATTAATGAACTAAATAAATATTTGAAATCAACCCCAAGTAGTGAAGAAATATTATCAACGCAAGACTTAAAGAAACTAAAAATTCCAGGACTAGGAAAAACTATATTAGAAAAATACGAGGAATTTTTGAATACTGGAACATTAGAAGTAATAGAGCGCGAAAAAACAAATCCAGTAAATATATTTACAAATATTTATGGGATTGGTCCAGTAAAAGCAAAAGAATTAGTAAATACAAAAAACATTCAAACTTTGGAAGAACTTAGGATGCAACAAGATAATATTCAAGAAAATAAATTACCATTATTAAATAGTAAGCAAAAAATAGGACTAAAATATTATGAAGACTTACTTAAAAGAATCCCAAGAGAAGAAATAGAAAGATTCAAGGTGCTATTAACAACAAATTTTAATGAAACATTAACAGAAAATAACGAGAATTATGAAAATAATAAGTTTGAAATAGTAGGCAGTTTCAGAAGAAACAAGTCAGAGTCGGGAGATATTGACTTAATAATTACATCATATAGCAAAAATAAACTAATTTATGAGAGATTTATTGAAAAACTAAAATCAAAACAAATTATAATCGAACTATTATCAAATGGCGAATCAAAATGTTTAACAATCGGAAAATTACCAGATACAGATGCTATTCCTAGGCGGATTGACTTTTTATATGCATTTCCAGATGAATATGCATTTTCAATACTATATTTTACTGGATCAAAAGAATTTAATACCGGAATGAGACAACATGCATTAAATGTGGGCTTAACATTAAATGAACATGGATTTCACAAAATAACAACCACCAACTCAGTAAGAAGCAAAGAAGAAAAAATACATAAGATTTTTAAGACAGAAAAAGACATATTTGATTTCTTATATATGGAATATAAAGAACCACATGAGAGAATAAATGAAGACTCAGTAATTTTAACATTACCACTCGAAGAAATTAAGACAAAAATAGCACACTATAAAGATGGAGAAGTTCAAAAACCTCCGGAAAATGAAACATTAGTAGTACAAGAAGCAGAACTTAAAGAAGCAGAACTTAAAGAAGCAGAACTTAAAGAAGCAGAACTTAAAGCCGCAGAACTTAAAGCAACAGAACTTAAAGAAGCAGAACTTAAAGCCGCAGAACTTAAAGAAGCAGAACTTAAAGAAGCAGAACTTAAAGAAGCAGAACTTAAAGAAGCAGAACTTAAAGAAGCAGAACTTAAAGCCGCAGAACTTAAAGCCGCAGAACTTAAAGAAGCAGAACTTAAAGAAGCAGAACTTAAAGAAGCAGAACTTAAAGAAGCCGAAGAACCAATAGAACCAATAGAACCAATAGAACCCCCGGAAAACACAACCCTGGTCTTTGATCCGCCATTAGAACAAAAGAAAAAAAAAACAGTAACATTAAAAACACAGAAAACAGAAACAACTCAAAAGCCCAAAGTCAAAACACTTAAAAAGGATATAAAAAAAATCAAAAATGAGGTGCTAGAAAATATAGAAAAACTAAAATCCGAGGGCATAACATCGTTAGCAATATTATCAATAGAAGAACTAACACAAATGCTAATAGAAGCAGCAAATGATTATTATGCTTCTGAATTTAAAGAAAACACATTATTAACAGATAATGAGTTTGATATATTACGCGATTATATTTTAACAAAAGACCCAAAAAATAAAGTAGCACTAGATCAACATACCCAAGTAAAATTAGATAGTTCAAAAGTAAAATTACCATATCAAATGTGGTCGATGGATAAAATAAAACCAGATACTTCAGCATTAGATAAATTCAAACAAGTATACAAAGGACCATATGTAATTTCGGCAAAATTAGATGGAGTAAGTGCACTATATAGCACAGAAAACGAGCAAGCCAATTTATATACTCGTGGAGATGGAAAATATGGTCATTTATTAAATCATCTAATTCCTTATTTAAAGCTGCCAACAGAAAAAAATATAACACTTCGCGGCGAGTTAATGATAAAAGAAGAACTATTTAAAATGAAATATAAAGGTCAATTTAGTAATTCGCGAAATTTTATTTCAGGATTAGTAAATAGAAAAAAACTAACACCATTAGAAGAAGAAATATTAAAAGATATAGATTTTGTAACATATGAAGTAATAATGCCAGCAAACTTAACACCATCTCAACAATACAATAAAGCACTAGAGCTAAATACTATTACTGTAAAAAATATTCAAGAAATTGATTATGCAGAACTAACAAACGAATATTTATCCTCTAAACTCTTAGAATATAGAGAAAGTTATGATTATTCAATCGATGGAATTATATGTATAGATGATAATGTATATCCACGGATCGAAAAAAATCCAGTACACGCTTTTGCATTTAAAATGGTATTAACCGACCAAGAAATAGAAGCACTTGTAGTAGATGTATTATGGACGGTGTCCAGTAATGGTTTAATAAAGCCACGTGTGCAATTTGAGCCAGTAACAATCGGTGGCGTGACAATCACATATGCAACTGGATTCAACGCAAAATTTATATTGGATAATAATATAGGATTAGGAGCATTAGTTAAATTAATTAGAAGCGGTGATGTAATACCATATATTGAAAAAGTGCTAATTCCCGCACAAGCACCATTAATGCCAAATAGTGACGAATATGAATATAGTTGGAATGCTACAAAGAAAGATATTGTTTTATTAAATATCAAAAAAGACCCACGTGTAATTGAAAAAACAATAGTAAAATTCTTCACAGATTTAGAAATTGATGGACTAGGTGAAAAAAACATAAAAAAAATAATAAATAGCGGAGCAAATACAATAGAAAAAATAATAATTATGAATATTGAAGACTTAAAGAAAGTAGAAGGCTTTAAAGAAAAATTAGCATCAAAAGTTTATACTTCGATACAAACACAAGTCAAAAAAGCAAGCACAGCACAACTAGCTTCTGCTTGTAATATATTTGGACAAGGCTTTGCAGAAAAAACAATTAAAGCAATTTTGGAAGCACACCCAACTATTTTAACATCTAATGCATCAGAGGAAGAAAAAATAACGCAAGTAAAAGGAATAAAAGGATTTGCAGATAAAACAGCAAGACAATTTGTAAAAGCAATACCCGAATTTAATAGTTTTATGGAAAAAATAAGACCACTAAAAGAAGACCTAAAAGAAGACCTAAAAGAAGACCTAAAAGAAGACCTAAAAGAAGACCTAAAAGAAGACCTAAAAGAAGACCTAAAAGAAGAACCAAAAGAAGACCTAAAAGAAGAACAAGAAATAAGTCCCTTAAAAAATAAGGTGCTTGTGCTATCAGATTTTGACAAATCACTTTATACAAAAAAAGAAATAACAAATGAAATAATTAAATTGGGTGCAAAAGTAGAACCAAGTATTACAAAAGAAACAAACATTTTAGTGGTTGGAAATCTATTAAAAAATACTACAAAAATTACAAAAGCAAAAAAAAATAGCGCAATTGAAATAATTCAACTAGACAACTTTTTAGAAAAATATTTACCACATATGCATTTATGAAGTAAGATTAATATAACTACATGAAGCCTCATTACTATTACTAGGTAATACATTATCCTGTTTTTTTTTACTTTCAATCATTTCCGCTTGTATAAATTTCTTTGTTTTTATAGAATAGTTGTAATCCTCATAACAAATATAAGCAACGGTCATACCATATGTATAACTAATCTCAATAAGTTGATTATTGCAATAATCAATAAGCTGATTATATTCGGTTGTTAATTTAATAATTTGACCTAAAAAGTCAAGATAAAGTGCTTCATAATTTACACATTTAGTATTACTACAATTTGTAGTATAATAATCATATAATACATTAAATCGTTCAATTCCAACAACACTAATTAATTCATATACGTTTAACAATTCCACATTTTTTTTCCTAATATTGTCAGTTCTAAAAATTTCGGTTGCCAACTTTTCTTTGGTTATTTTATTTAAAATATATTCAACGGTTAAATTGTCGTGATTTAATAGATTACGAACATTTTGTCTACACTCTAATAAATTAATATTAGTAATATGATTTATAAGTCTATGAAGTGCACTAATTTTATTAATAAAAACCTTAACAAATGTTAGATCTTCTTTGCCAGGAAAGTCCTTAACACTAATAACATACTTATTTACTGCATCAATATAAATTTTAACACTATTATTTGTTTTAAGACAGTTGTCAAAGCGTTCTAAGTTTTTAACAGTAGCCAAATTCTTATCCATAGTATTCAAATATGCTGTAATAAATCTAAATTGAGTATGTGGTAATAATCCACCACATAATACATCACCTGGATTTCGCATAACAACAGCATTATTGTTTTTCATATATTCATAATAATGAGGATTATGAATACTAACATTCACCACCATTTTACCTGTATTCCAACTAAAAGCCACTTTACATTCAGTACACCACATTTGGTCGCAACCCGAAATCTTAAAAATCCGGACGCCACATTTGGGACAACCTTTTGTTTCTTTTTTAATTAATTCGGCACTTTTAATATTGTCATCTTTACACACATGTTCATCTTCTTTCGTATAGCCAATTATTTCAAAACAATCGGGACATGTAAACAATTTACATAACTCACATTTATATTGAGATGATAAATAACCCTTACAATTATCTCCGGGACAAGGCATAATGAATTTTTTGCGCTCATCTTTTTCTGCATCTTCACCATTTCTAATCTTAAAAATGCGCTCTCGCTTAGCATTTACCTTTTTTAATTCTTCAAGCATTAATTTACGAACTCGTTCATATTCAATATTAAGAAGAGCCAACTCTTTTTCTTCATCTTCAATACGTGCTACTCTTTCTACTAATACCATTAATTCGGGAGTTCTACTAATTTCTCTTTCTGCAAGCAACTTTTTGCGATGTTTTTTATAGTCAGAGTCCATATAACTTTTATTCAAATTATTAACCAAAAATTGTGGAGACCACTGATTTTTACAATTCATACAATGAGGATCATTTGTTGTTCCAAGTAAATAAGTTCTTACACATACTTTACAGGCTTCATAACCACAACCACTAGATTCACATCTAACTTTATTATGTGTTGATTTATTGTATTTTTCACAACATACTTCGCAACTCATTTTTAAAATATTAAATGTTTATAATAAAAAATAATAAACATAAAAAAGATTTCAATTTTATAATAAAACATTCAAAACATTATAGCACCCACTTTTATCTTTTATATTTATCTTTTATATTTATCTTTTATATTTATCTTTTATATTTATCTTTTATATTCAAATTTTTAAATAGTACTATTGTTTTGTAAATCGCGCATATGTAAATCGCGCCTCATATGTAAATTGCGCATATATTCTAATTTATAAACACTAATACTATTTTGTAATTCGGTCATATTACTATTAAGCGTTAACATTTCGGCATCACTATATAAATAAGGTGTCCCGCGATGATGATAGTAATATAGACATTCTTGTATATGCTTGTTTACAATATTAGTAATAATATATAACTTATTGTTATATTCATTGTCAGTTATACTCATATATTTTATATATAATTTGTGTAAATGCGCAACATCTAAAACATGGTCATTAAATTGCGTTTTATTCATTATTAAAACACGTGATTTATAATCGCCTAAAAATGCATTTACATTAGTCACAACAAATCCGGACATTATATTTTTGGGTGTTCCAAAAATCGCAACAAACCTTTTACAAAGTATAGCTTGTATGCACTTATTTTTCCTAGCATTATATAGCGGCTCACGCATATAAAACACTATATTCCTTTGAATATCACAAGGCAATCTAGCAAGCAACCTAACATATTTGCGAATAATATATCCTTTATACACCCTTTGAATAGTTAAAACATAATTCAAATATGCATTAGCATGAATAATACAACATTTAGTTTTAGCACAAACAAAACTAAACGTTTTCTTACATCTGCGACCCTTGAGCGTAATACATCCACATCTATATTTCATAGCCACCATTATTAACTTTAAAGCTTAAACTTTATTGATTATATGAGAGAATATAAACATATAAACAAAAAAAAATTTTGAATTCAATTTTTTTATTGTTTTAAATTGTTGTTCTAGTGACTTTTGTTATACTTAAATAAAATTGAAATACATTATATATTAGCTAATATAAATGAGAAAAACACGAAAAGTTAAAAGACACCCTCGCCGTTCATATAGAAGACATATGAATTCGATGAATGGTGGAGTAGAAAACACTACACTCAAGGCAGAAAAAGACGCACTCAAGGCAGAAAAAAAAGCAGAAAAAGAAGCAGAAAAAGAAGCATTAAAAGCACAAAAAAAAGCACAAAAAGAAGCATTCAAAGCACGAAAAAAGGCAGATAAAGAAGAAGAAAAAAGGACGGATAAAGAAATGCTTACAAAAGAAGAACTTGCCAAATTAAATGCTGCCAGAAAAGAAGCAACAATACGTATTAAAGCAGAAAAAATCCGAGTGAAGGCACAAGATGCACAATGGAAGCTAGAAGAAATCGAAAATAAAGCACGCAAGAAGAAAGAAGCCGAGGAATTCAAGTATAATAATTTAGCAAAGCGTGAATTTCAAAAAGATCCATTACTTAAAAAGAAAGCAAAACAAGAGGCAGAAAAAGACCCAGATTATCTATGGGAAGGGCTTGAGGAAAGAAAAAAATTGGTGCAATATTATCTTGACGGTTTCTGGATTATGTTGGGAGAAGAAAAGCGTGATGCGTTGGTAGCTCAAGCTAGAGAGAAAGTGGAAGCAAAAAAAACTAAATAGCAAACTCTCTCTATTACAAAAAACGTAAAAATAAAAAAAAAAGTTTTTTACTTTTTTTACTTTTTCACCTTAATCAATCTAATAAAGCCTTCGCCCATATGCATCCAAACCCAATAGACTATGATGAGCAATTAATTTACTATAACAAAGATTTTTGCAATAATCATCAGACCTCATAGTAACTAGCGGCGAAACTCTAAACTCTGCAAAGTTTTTAATAGTCCGCGTTCTCAATTGGATTGCCTTAATAGTGCATTTAACTTTTTTGGCACTATCCAAATAAAATAACGCTAAATAGAAATTGTATTTTTGACATAACTTAAACCATAGTTCTATACACATTTTTAAATAAGTATAATTAACATTATTCTTTTTTAAACTATCACTAAATGCCAATCTATTATAGTAATACATTAAAATTTGTGAAATATTGTTTAACACACAATGCCAAGTATTTCTTGAATAATTGACCCGTCTATAATGCGAACGATACATAATAATTAAATTATTATATAATTTAATAATAACTTCATCTTTAAGATAATGCGCAACATAATTAGCATTGTTCCTTATTGAATATATTGAAGATATAGAAATATAATGAGCTCTATAATTTGCCAAATATTCAAACGCAGCATTAGACTGCTTGGCAGTTTTAAAGTGTGCACCAATCACATTTGCAGCATTCACTTTCATAAACCCATATATAAGTTCTACGATCTCATTAGGCAAAGGCAACACTTCAAATAAAAACGCATACATCATTAAGCAGAACAAGCGTGTTAAACAATCTTAATACTAAAAAACAAAAATAAAAATAAACAAATCAATTTTTTTAACAAGCAACAGCTTAACACAATTTAAACAAAGTCATAATGGACTATGTTCTTTAAATCAACTTTTAAATGCTTATATAACCGACTTTTAATCATAAACGCAGGATTTTTCTTTTCAAAGTTAGCACCTATCACTTTCTTCATATTTTGAATATAAATCTCTCCAAAAGTATCAGGATCAAGCACTTTTTCAACATCATTTTTCCATATTAAAAACTGTATCAAAAGTTTCTTGTCAAAATACTTAATAAACTTTCGCAAACTAGTATCATCCATAATTGTCCATGCGCCACAATCAAATATATATAGCACATTTTCTTTAACACTAAAACATTTAATAGGAATTACAATTTGCTGACTATTCAAATCTGCAATAGTGTCTATTAATATATTTAAAATCCCATCAACATAGTCATATTTAAATATTTTATCTAACGTTTCTTGATTAAATATTAATGAATCAAGAAATGATGTTATTCCAGCGCAAGAGCTATAATGCTGATTTAAATAATCAGTAATGTTAATTTTATTTTTAACGATTGCTACATATTTTTTTAGCTCATTATAGTCAGATTCCATTTTTTCATATTTATTATATAACAGTAATACAATAGCAAACAAATTATTAATGCTCATATTTTTTTTAAGACTATCAATACTAATATTTTGATTTTCATTTTCATTTTCATTTTCATAATTATGTTGTTTAGAACTAAAACTAACAAACTTACATTTTAGTAAATGATTATTATAAGCGCTTTTCATAACATAGTGCTTATTACAATAACCACAAAAATATTGTGGTTTACTCATATTTTTATAACATAAAAATAAATTAAACATATTTCAATTTTTATAACATATAATATAAATTTATAGTATATGCCGATTCCAGATACCAAATATAATTATCCCCCAAGAGATCTATGTAATAATAATTTTAATTATACTAACCATCTAATTTTGTGTGATAAACTTGACACAAATATAGAATATAAAATATACTTAAATTCAAAAGCATCGTTTTTAATACACCCATTATCGCAAGTGTCAAATTGTGTTAGTCAATTTTCGCCCAATATTAATAGTGCTTTTAAATATAAAAAGCCAATACCTTGTCCGATTGACGGTTCAAGCTCTCACAGTATAATTCAAACACAAAAAGCACTTCAAAATGTATTACATACTTCATCGTCTAATTTTACACAAGTATTAAGCTCATTAACGTCAACAACAGATATAATTAGTAATAGTTCAAACAGACCATGGCACAACGCAAGTGATCGAGCACAAAGACACGGACAAATAAATAATAATTATGCTAGTTCACAAAAAGTAAATTCAGGAATAGATATTAAGCACAACTCATATGCTAGATATTTAGCAAAGAAAAAAGGACTTCCATTACGAACCCAATTTACTAATGCACCAAAGCCATTAGTAGGAAATAAAACAAAATATTATTCAATAAGTACACATAATATATGCACAAAAGCTTGTTAAATAAAATTTTTATATTTTTAATATATTTAATATATATTAAATATATTATAAATATACTATGCCAATTTTAAGAATGAACTTATTTACACAAAATCAATTAGCAAATATTCAAAATCAATATATAGCGCAACAACAAGGACAAACAAGCAATTTAATTAGATTAGGCGCAACACAAAATAGAAATTTTTTACCATTAGTATTGCAAGGAAATAAATCGTGCAAAACGTGCGGAGGCAAATAAACAAGTTTATAAAAAAATTGATATATAATATTTATAATTTAATTAAAACTATAAATATTATAATAAATAACATGACAAACAATACAAACAATACAGATAAACGAGTAGAGCAAATGATGAAAGTTCAACATGAAGGTTTAGAATTATTTAAGAAAAAAAATATGGATTATGGCGATGCATTTGCAACCTATGGAGCAATCGGAGTGTTGGTTAGAATTGGTGATAAGATTTTACGACTACAATCAATCACAAAGAACTCATTAACTCTTGTAAATAGCGAGTCTATTAGAGACACACTAATCGACTTACATAATTATAGCGCTATGGCTATAATGTTATTGGATGAAAGCATAGAAGAAAATTATCCACATGCACCACCACCAAGCCCTTTAAGCGATACAACACCAGAGCTAGCTTAGATGTCTGAAAAGAAGTGTTGATTGCCGTTTGATATGTAGAAGTTGTTATGTTGTGCACTATATATTGTTGGTTCCAACTTTTGTGCCCTTGCTTCGGCCCATGCAACGGTTGCTGCCCATGCTTCTTCGTCCGAAATAGGTTTAAATAGCTGTTCAAGTTCCACAAAATACACTTCTTTTGGTTTAATAATATTGCAAGCATGAAGTGGTTCTAGTTGTGTAACTGGAATTACTTGATTTGGAATTACTTGATGCGGAATTAGATAAGGAAAGCAAGTCTTAACAAGACGCTTTGCCAATCCAGCATAGCAATACATAATTGCTTAAAGCTTTAAGATAATTGTTAATATTTTGCTAACTAATAAAAATAAATGCTAATCAATTTTTTTTTTACTTAACAAAACATAAGTAATAAGCACTACCATAATATAATACTAACAAACACAACACACACAGCACATGCATATTATAGCCATTATAATCTATAAAATTTAAAAACACACGAACATAGTAATAATAGTTAACGTAAACAAACCAAAAATCTTTAACCATAAAAGTATCAACTTCTTTATATCCTCGCTTTTCATAATACTCTTTAACTCCCTCGCCACTAATTACAGCAATCCCATAAAGCCCATTTTCCATAGTAATACGCTCGGCATAACTTAACAGCCCTTTTCCAATTCCATTATGTTGGCAACCATGCTTACCATAAGTATTAACAGCAACGGTGTCTCCGTATACATGTAGCTCACGAACAATACCACGACTTTTAAGAATATTAAAAATTGTTAAGTTATTTTCACGGTCAACAAAACGCAGCCGAATAAAGCCAAATAATGCGCACTTGTCATAACTTTCATATGCAATAAAGTAGTCTATTCCGCCATTATTTTTAATATTATAAACATTATAAGATGCGGGTTTATCATAATAAGCACAGTGTCGACCAATTTCACGACAACGAATATCTTTTGAATATAATAATGTGTTATTCAACATTTGGTCTATTACTTGGCGCATATTACTAATATTATTTCCACCTTGTACATATGTTGAACATGGAATATCGCGAATAACACGAGGTAACCGGATCCAACAAGGACATGTTTCCATAGCATAGCGAATAACATCAATAAGCAAATTTGGATCACTATCAAAATATGGAATATATGTTCCCTCATTATGCCATTTTTGAATAACTGTCCACGGCACAACTTGACAAGGATATATTTTCATTTGGTCGGGACAAACAACACTATATACATAATCAAACATAGCTTTATCAATTTCGGGATTTGAACCGGGCAAATCAGGCATAATGTGAATATCTATTTTAAAACAATTGTCTTTTAAATAGCGCATAGCCCATAAGAGTTGCTCGACACTATGACCACGATTAATTTTTTTTAATATACTATTATTAACATGTTGGGCTCCCAATTGAACTCGCGTAACTCCCCAAAGCCTAAAACGCATTAGCCAATCATCATCTAACGCATCTGGACGTGTTTCAATACAAATACCAATAATATGGACTTGCGCTGTTTGATTTATTTTAATTTCTTCTTGGATTCCTAATGGACTACGAATAGCGCTTAATAAACTAATATCGAGCTTATTATGTAAACAATTATTATAGTTAATAAATGTTTTGCGCAATTCAAAATAAATATTTGCTACATAAAATATATCGCGATGAAAGCGTTCTAAATAAGCAATTGGATATTCGGTATATGTTCCGCCTTCAATAATAATTTCTAATTTATCAATAACATGGCCATTACTAAAATATGTGTCAAGCCGACTTAACATTTGACCTATTGCTTCGAACTTTTGCTGATTTGCGCGTAATACAGCTGGTTCATGATACAAATAACTTCGAGGCTGTGCTTGCCAACCATTCCCTTCATGTGCTGGTTCATTTGGACAATAATAGCAATTGTGCTTGCAGCTAAATTTTTGACCATCGGGAAATGGAGCACACACAAGAGTAATACTAGTAATGCCCGAAATATTACGCATCGGTTTTTTACGTAATAACAGTTTTAATAAATCAAAATGACAGATTAATGAAGGGTCAAAATCTGAAGGTTCCAATAGATTATTTAACACATTTAATAATAGTGATTTTTTAATATTTGGAATTCTAGATAATCGAATTTCTTTGTTAAACAATCGTTCAAATTGCTTATATAAAGTATTACTATTTGCGATTTTTAAATAATCGGGATTACAAGCTAACCAAGTTAATAACTTTGTAAAAATGATTTTGCATTTATTAATGTCTAATGATGTAATATCAACATTATTATTATCATCGATTCCGCTAGCATTTCTAGTATTCAAATAGTCCTCAATATTTGTATTCATTATTACTATTTATTATTAGTTTTAATAGTAAGTCAATTTTATAGAATTTAGTCAATTTTATAGAATTTATTATATAAAATATTAAAATTATAAGTAAAATATTCTAGATTATGCAGACCAAAAAATCTAGCAATTTTAAACAATTAATATTATAATATAATATATTATTAATAATGAAAGTAGTAAGAAGAGACCAAGAAATATCATTTAAAAAGCCAGAAAAGCCAGAAAAGCCAGAAAAGCCAAAAAATCCAAAAAAGCCAAAAAAGGCCAGCTATAATGATGATGAATGTAGTTTATGTTATAATAATTATACCACACAAGATCCAGCAAGAATGTTATCATGTGGACATAAATTTCATAATTCTTGTATAGCTACTTGGTTTGAAATAAATACAAAAAAGACATGTCCCTACTGTAGGGCACCTGAACGTTACTCAAACTATGATAAAGAATTTCACACTATGATAGAAGACCTTCTCGCGGATTTAGAAGATGCAAAGACTAATTATTTAACAGATAGTATTTCAATTAAAAACGGCACAAAGTTAATAGATCATGAGCCTTTGGAATTTCACCAGTATAAAAGCAATAAACATATTACACCACAACTAAGAGAAGTAGATATATTAATGATGGGTGATACTCCACCATATCATATACAGCTAATTCAAAAGCTAGAAAACTATGAAAGAATACGAAACGATAGAGAAGAGCAAGAAAGAATAAAATCAACTCGCCATCAACATAATAGTGGTGCATCAAGTTCTTCGTCCTCAGCAGGACCAATAAGAAGCCAGAACCGGAGTTTTAAAAATGTATTTTCTTCACACAAGCCATATACTAGGACATACAGTAAAAAGGACATAATAGACAAAACAATGGAAGACTTACTAAAAGAAGGTGGAGCAAAACAAAAAAAATCTAGAAAAACAAGAAAAACAAGAAAAACAAGAAAAACAAGAAAAACAAGAAAAACAAGAAAAACAAGAAAAACCAGAAAATATTAAAATAGTAACCTTTGCTAAATTATAACTAAAATAGTAATAAGTAAAATAGTAATAAATAATAAATTATTATTATATATTACCATGAACATTAATACAGACATAAATTTAGATATAAATAATTACTCGATAGCTGAACTTGAAAAATTATTAAAGTTGCCAACTAATTATACAACCGAAGATATTCTTAAGCAAAAAGAAGCACTTACATTAAGCACAAAAGAAAGTTCTATGGATGATGCGCAAAAAACAGAACTATATATTTTTCTTGACAATATTAGAAATAAACTAATAAATAATTTAGAAAAGATTGATGAAAAAAAGTTTAATTTAGTAAATCAATATGACGGAAATCATTTTATAATTAAAACTGTAAACAACGACTATAAAACGCAATTAGAAAATAATAAACAAATAGACAAGTCTATTATTAAAAGAACATATACGATTGATAGTATTTTTAGACAAAATTATGATCAACCTAATAATCCTAGTCATAATTATATTATACAAATACCTGAAACAATAAATAGAGCAATTACTATGTCAATAAGTTCACTAGAAATTCCTCTTACATATTATAATATTTCAAGATTTAATAATAATAATATTTTTTCTATTCAAGAAATATCAGGCGTAAACCTTGTAAATCCACCATATTTTATTGAATTAACAAATGGATTATACGAAGCTCGTTTTAATACACAACTAACTTCTTCAAACAATCCTATAATATCAAATGCAAAAATTATAGCACACAATATAGTAGATGAAATAAATAATGCATTAATAAAATGTATTAATGGAGATATATCTAATAATTTAAGATTTGCTTTGGATAGTAGAAGCGGATTAAGCAATTTTATACTTAAAGACTCATCAAAAAACTACGTAATTAATTTTGATATTGATAATACTAATACTTCTGCTAACTCAAATAATTCTAATATAAAATATAGTTGTTATGAAAATTATATACATCAAAAATTAGGATGGCAATTAGGATTTACAAGTCCAGATATAAGTTTAAGTTCAATAATAAATAATGGCTATGTATATTCAGACCGCATATGTAATATTAATTATCCACGCTATGTTTACATAGCGATTGATGATTTTCAATCAAGTTCGCGTAATTATTTTTCGGTAGCAGCACCTTCAATAATAGCACCAAATATAATAGGACGAATCAACATATTATCATTATTAGAAGAAAAAACAGCATTTAAACAAGCTGCTAGTGCAGGTGATTTTTTATTTACACAAAAACACATAAGAGAATATTTTGGCCCCACAGATATAAATAAACTAAAAATTCAATTATTAGACGAATATGGAAGACAATTTAGCTTAAATAATGCAGATTGGAGCTTTGTAGTAACATTTGAATGTTTTTATAATTAAAGAAAGGTGCTATTTTACAAAATTTCATCAGCAAAACCAAGCTTCTTATATTTTTTCGAATTCCAACTCAAAATAGTTAAACTATCATTTTCAAAAAACTGAGTTAATTTTTCAGGAGTTAAATTAGATTCTACTTTAACACACAATACATCATATAATAAATTTTTAAATTCTTCGCTGTGCTCATTTGAACATTGCTTAAAATAGTTCCAATAAAGATTGTTTTGCACATCACTATGTATTTTACTTAAATATACTTTGGCATTTTTATTAATAATTCTATAACTACATAATGAAGCTAATAAAAATCCACTATCATAGCATTCTTTTTCAATAATTGAAACTATCTCATAAATGCAGTTATTTCTATACTTTACAAAACTCATTAATTCATAAAATAGTCCACCTTTACTATTAATATGAATATAAATTTGAAAATCATTAAATGTAAATAAGTGTTTATTTGCAATAATGCTATTAATAAACTTAATTAGATGACTAATACTTTCATTATTAATTAAGCTATCAAAGTAAATGTGATTATTTGCTAAGACTAGCTTATCACAATTAAGAACATTATAATATTTATCATATAACTTACAACTATGCGGAGCAATCATTTCACAATCATAGTGAATAGCACTATGTTTTCTTTTATTTATTTGTGTATTACTAATATCCATAGCTAATAATATTATTAACTATTATTTATATAAATAGTATTCAATTTTAATTATTTTTGTATAGTAAAAAAAAATTGAATACATTTTATAAATATAAATTTATGATTATTAGATTAAAAGCAACATGATGAACATGTCGCTTTATATTCCGGTTATTTCCAATAGCACCGAAGAATTTATTAAATTGATGTTTCTTAGACACAAGATTGGAAAGGTGTCACGAGTTGATTATGTTCAAAATCTGGAAAAACATAGAAAGGAAGCATTTGTTCATTTTGAAGAGTGGTTTGTTACACCAGAAGCAATCCTCATGCAAACTGAAATCATGGATCCAAACATTAAGGCACGGTTCAAGTATTGTGAGTCAGGAAAGTATTGGCCTTTGCTAGTCAACAAAAATGCAAAAACACAAGTATACAACCCAAAGTATAAGAATATTGATAGCAAAATTATGAAGGCTGATTATAAGTCTGTGCTCTTGCGCAATTGTCATACTAGCCATAACACAAAAACAGAGAGCGTTAAGAAGCAACACATTTTGCTAGCTGCTTAAAAATGCATAAAAAAAAATGCATATAAAAAATGCATAAAAAAAAATGCATATAAAAATGCATATAAAAAAGTAAAACTTTTTTTCTTTTATATTAAAAAATTGATAATATTAAAATTATTATATTAATCTATAATAATAATTTTAATATGGGTGCGGGCATATTACCATTAGCAATTTATAAAGGAACATTATTTATGCTACTAGGCCAAGAAAGACATAATAATTTATGGTGCGATTTTGGCGGAAGCACAATTAAAGGGGAAAAACCATTTAAAACAGCAATTAGAGAAGGTTATGAAGAACTGAATGGGTTTTTAGGAGATGAAAATGAATTAGAAGAGAAAGTATTAGATGGTCTAATTACTTCAATTAGTTTTGATAAATATACAAGTTATATTTTTAAGATTGGCTATGATAAAAATTTACCACTTTATTTCTCAAATGTAAATAGATTTGCTGAAACCAATCTTAAAGAAAGTATTGAAAATAATGAAAATGGCTTATTTGAAAAAAAACAAATATTATGGGTTTCATTAAATCAGTTAAAAATCAATAAATCAAAAATACAAATTAGAGAGCATTACAAACCAATTTTATATAGCATCTTTAAAAACGAAGAATTTATTATGAAGTTAATGGCTAAAAATTAAAACGCATATTTTTTTTTGTGTTGCTATTCAAAAATTTCAATACTTTACATATATATCTATATAATGCAAATATCTATTAATAATGAAGATAAAAATAAATATGGAATTGTTTATACACCAGAACCGCTTGTTAATAAAATATTAGATTTAATTCCAAAGGAGTATTATCAAAATCCAAACTTAAAATGGTTAGATATTGGAGCAGGAAATGGTGCATTTACGTTAAATCTTTATAATCGCTTACTAAATGATTTAAGTAATGTAATACCAAATATAGAAACTCGCAAAATACATATATTAGAAAAAATGATTACTATGTGTGAAATATACCCACCACACATCCAAAAACTATATGAAGTATTTTCTTGTAAAGCAAATATAATAAAAAATGATTTTCTAAAAGTTGGACAAACACATAGTAATGACTATTACTTTGATATTATAATTGGGAATCCACCATATAATATAAATGGAAAAATAAAAACTCCAACAAATAATATTATTAAAAAGTGTAATGATGGAAAGCAAATATATGTTGAGTTTGTAAATAAAAGTTTAGTACTATTAAAACCTGGCGGACTATTAGCATTAATAATACCAACATTATGGATGAAACCAGATAAAGCGGATTTATATAATAGTTTGACAAGTAAAAACTTTAACATTAAAGCATTAGTATGTTTATCAACAACACAAACATTAAAAGAATTTGCATATCAAGCCCAAATACCAACCTGTTATTTTTATGGAACATTAAATAATCCTAATCCACAAAATAATTTGCAAAAAACAATAAAAGTGTATGATAGTTGTTATAAAACAACTATAGACTATTTAATAAGACCAGATTATCCAATACCAACACATGGTATAAACATAATTAATAAGTTACTATATTATGTGGATAAACTAGGACATTTAAAAGTTTATAAAACAAATAGTCCTCCAAAAAATTCATTATTTTCCAATAGTGAATGTGAAAATAATAAATTTAAAAATATTAAAACAACAAAACTGATAGAAAAAAGACCTTTATTAATCATAAATTATTCAAATTGTGCACAAGCATTTTCAAATATACCAAAATTAATAATGGCACATAAAATGTATGGGTTTCCATATTTGGATAGTTCAGGGATTTATGGAATATCATCACGCGATAACTACATTTTAACTAATACAGATTATAATCTGTATGAATTGCAACAAATACAAGCATTTCTCTCAACAAAAACTGCACTATTTGTATTTTCAACAACAACTTATAGGATGCGCTATTTGGAGCGCTATGCTTTTCAATTTATACCAAATATTACAAAATTACATAATTTTCCAAACTTATTAAATTTAAATTGTGCTGAACGAGAGAAAATAATAAGCTTATTTTTTAATTTTAGTGCTATAGAAGAAGAAAGAATTAATAGTTCATTTAATAATTATAAATATTTTATAGATAATAATTTATAGATAATAATTTATAGATATTAATCAATTATTCGTTAAAGTTCATAATGTAAGAATATACAAGTTAGTTTTTAATTGCATTTTTTTTTGTAAGATAAGATCTGTTAAGTTTATTTTTTAACCTAGTGGCTTGCTTAATCTGCTGTTTTAATTTAATTACTTCTTGCCCAATTGTATGAAGTAATTTATTTCTCTCTTTAATACTAGTGTTTTTAATACTAGTGTTTTTAATACTAGTGTTTTTAATAATTTTTAGGCGTTTTTTTTGCGTATTTACTTTTGTTTTTTTTCCAAATCCTCCTGCAGGAGCTAATGCTAAATTCGCTACTTTATTTATTTCCGCTAACGTATATCCATATTCTCCTGTTTGACCTGTTGGAGTTTTAGTATATTTTTTTATTTCAGCTTTCTCGTGTGCAATTTGTGCTTGATTTTTTTTCAGGAAGTGCGCATTCTTTTCATTATAATATTGTACTGCTAACCCTTTCGGAGCCATGATTATTCTATTGATAGTTACTCCAGTTGGCTTTTTAGTTATTGCGCGTTTCCATTCACCAATCATCTCTACATCATGTTGAAGCTCTGGATCATAAAATTTATATATTCCAACAGTCTCAGAGGGAAAATATGCAGTCGTGGAAATATTAAATATTATACAGTCTTTTTGGTCATCTGGATTGTAGTTGTGTCCTATGTTTTTAGTATACTTCTTGTTTACTGGGTCCCAAATATACCCATCTTTTATTTGGTTCCCAGCGAACTGGTCGTCTGTTTGTATTGCCCATCTTGGATAAGGATCTGGTATCATTTCTAAATCGCCGTCTTCATTTTTATGATGAATTATTATCTGTGAAATATAGAATATTTTGTCAGAGGCACTAGTTTGTACTCTTCTATATACAAATTTGCCGTATTTGTTTGGATATTCACTGTTGTCAAGTTTTTCATAATATCCATTTAAGTCAGTAATATCACGGCTTTTAAGTTCGAAGAAGACACTACCAGAACTTCCTGATTGTAAGGGAGGATCTAATACGGCGTATTTAAATAAATGTGTTTTACTCCATGCGGGTTGGATAAGCGGACTTCTATCGGTCTTGCTTCTGGCTTCAAACGTTCCTAGTCCGGGAAATGGAGCATTTTTTGCGGGCCATCTAAGAAATAACATATCATCATCGTCTAAATTAGTTTTTGACGAAATTAGTGCTAAATGCCATGTTGGCTCGGTTTTACTATTGGGCGAATATTTCTTAATAATATATTTACCCCCAATGCCCCCAATATACACTTCTTCCGTTTGACCTGTTTTATCTCTTACATGTATCATCTCCTTGTCATCCTCGTCGTCCTCATTTTTTTTTTTCCATTCCATTTTGTCTCTTACATAAAGACGGTAGGCTGTTTTCTCATCCCTTGTAATTATATCGTCATGAAAGTATACTTCACCTGGTTTTTTTTTTCCAGTTATAGCGATTGTTCTTGGTTTTAAAGGCGTAGGATAAGTATCTACCGCCTTAGCCGGCTTAGCCGGCTTAGGCGCCGCCGCTGGCTTTGGCTCTTCACCCCTCGCCTTCCGTTCACGCTCCGCCCTCTCCGCCGCCGCCCTCGCCATTATGCCAGCCATCCCCGGCGCATTCAGCCTCGCCTTCTCGGCCGCCGCCTCCTTCGCCTCCTCCTCGTCCTCCTCCTCTGCCGCCTCCTCATCGTCATCCTCCTCCGCCACCACCGCCGTTGCGAGGCCCCTGGGCCCCATGCTCTGCAGCGGTGACGGCTGGGGCTGGGGCGGCTGAGGCTGGGGCTGGGGCGGGGGCGGCGGCGGCGAGGGCGGCGGCGGCGGCGGCCGCGTCGGTTGCGTCGGCGGCGAGGGCGGCGGCGGCGGCGGCCGCGTCGGTTGCGTCGGCGGCGGTGGTGGGTCGGTGCCATCGCCACCAGCACCGCCAGCGCGTAGGGTGGGAGGACGACCATCAGGGGGTGCGACAGCGGGGGGTGCGACAGCGGGGGGGGTCTTGGGAGGCGTCCTGCCTAAGCCCACCAAGCTCAGAGCAGAGTTCATCCAATCCGATTGCTCAGCCAACAGATTTGGCTGAGCAACAGGTTGCTGCGAATTCGCATCCGACTGCGGAGTCGCACCCAGCACTTGCGGTCTTCCAGTAACTGATGGCTGCCTCACCATACCTGACGTTCTCGGCGTTTGCCCACTCGCGCGCACAATTGGAAGATCCGCAGGTTTGCCTCTACCTTCAGGGCTTCGCCCGGACTGAGTTTGAGGTTGACCATCAGTCACAGGATCAGATAGAACTGCAGTTGCCCTCGCGTTCGCGCCTTGAACGGATTCAGGTGGAGCTGCACGCATAGGAACAGATCGAACTGCATTTGCCCCCGCTTCCGCGCCTTGAACGGATCCAAGTGGAGCTGCACGCATAGGAACAGATCGAACTGCATTTGCCCCCGCTTCCGCGCCTTGAACGGATCCAAGTGGAGCTGCACGCATAGGAACAGATCGAACTGCATTTGCCCCCGCTTCCGCGCCTTGAACGGATCCAAGT